GCGTCAACCCATTCAACCTGATAGCAGGGGGTATAACGAAAATCATATTCATCTTCCCACGTAATACGAGTACCATCTTGAACAGGTCGTTTACCGCTTTTAATAACGGTTTTGTAACTTAATCCATATGGAACCGATTGGCCTCCGCCACCTCCACCGCCTCCGCCTCCTGGCTTACGGTTATTGCTTTCGCCGGAACCTGTGAGATCGGATATTTTATCATCTTCAAGATTAGGGTTACCCGTAATCGTACCATCGTACCATTTGCTGGAAGACAACGCTTGTTGCAATTCTTTTTTCCATTTTCCAAGCAAAAAGGGTACTCGTTTAGTCGCACCATAACCCCCGCCGGTATTTTCCGTATAACCTACGCATTCTTCCGAATCTTGAAAAAACTCTTTAACAGGTTCATAAAAAGAATCCTGCTGAATTTGTAGTTTGCAATAATCGGAAGGCGTTACAGTCGTAACTGTGCAGGGTGTATAGGAATACTTTGGCTCACCCGCACCGCAAACACACCCTTCAATAGGATCATAGACGCACCCATGCGCCGGAATGGAAATTTCCCCGCAACAATCCGTTAACTCCGATGACGCTACGGTCGGTTGACAAGTCTGTCCATTTGGAGCGTTGCACTTCGCTTGAATATCTAGAGTGGCTAAGTTTTTGGCAAAAACGATGCCCGCAAAATCATCATTATACATGCCACCCGGATAAGAATATCCACCACAAACGCTGACACTTGTGGACGCACAATTCATTAAAGCGTTTTTTATGGCAGGCTGTTTGATAAAATGGTCCGGAATATCCGTGTTAGGAAAAGTAGTGGGATCATCCATATCCACAACGCAAAAATATGCGGTTGATGAATATTCATAATAAACATTACAGCCTGCAAAGTTCGGATCGTAGGGCACTTCGCTTTCCGGAAGTTCTTCCTTCAAAGCCTCCCAGCACTCTTGAATAGCGTCAAATAAAGCGCCGCTAACTATTAGATTGTCACGCATTACGGGAGAATTTAATAAAAACTGTGCATAAGAAGGACGTACAACAACTAAAGTTTTTAAATTCCCCAAAGGATCAGTCCAACCAGATTTAGAAAACATGCTATGTTTGGACCAGAGTTCGTCGTCCTTCCAAATGACATCTCCTGAGGGTGATGTATATGTATTGATGTCCTCGCAACATATATCCGTTGCTGCCGCACTCTCCTGCCACAAGGAACATAAAGCCGGTTCCACAACTTTGTAAACGTTGCTAGCAGAGTCGGGAGCCAACGTAGCTAAAACATTATAGCGCCATTGAAACACTTCGTTAAACGCCGCCAAGTCACGTTGAGACGGACCGAACGTTACCGTCATCGGGGTGTCAAATCTGTAAACGCAACAATCAAATACAATAGGACCGCTATCAGGATCATTTGGATTAACGGCGGTTGTACAAAATATATCTGAAACGCAGGGTTGTCCATTAGTTTGATCAATATTATTTTCTATTGAAGTTATATCTTTAAAAGCTTCCGCCAATTTTTGTTGGACTTCATCAGTGGATTTTCCAAGCCGTGCAAATGCGGCAGCCGTGATAGCTGAAAGCGCGTTTCCAGAAGGTCTGCCGTTTGAATCTTTATCCCGACTGAGACTAATTGAGTTTCCCCTCATTGGGAAGTTTTGATCATGCGAAGTTCCGGGCATTTTTACGGGAAACCAATAATCAGGCAAATCCTCATAAAACGGCATACTACTAAAACTATTACCTGTATGAGGTACTATTGTCCAACTTCCTTGATCGTTTTCCTCCGTCAGCATCCAAAAACAATTTAAATCGGCATTAACTCTTACGGTTCGTCGCAAAACCTCATCCTTAGTATATGTTGTAAATGTTGTTTCGCCCGTTTTGCTATCTATGACCGCTTCCGGTTGTTGAATGGTGATCGTTGCGCATTGGCACCCAGTATCCCCTGGAATAAATGTGATTCCGTTACAATAATATAAGATATTTTGTAAAGTCTCTCCCAAATCGCCGCTTATTCGTACTGGTGTAGTTCCCTTCAATGTGCTCCCCGGTGTGAATTGTAATGAAGATAAAGACTCATTGGAAATGCCCAGAAAAGTTTCACCGGTGTCCACTTGGCTTAACACATAAACCCTTCCCGCACTGTCGGAAGCCATAGGTATAGTGATGGGTTCAATTATCGTTTTCTTCCTGATAACCTGAAACGCAGGGGAACGGTTTAAGACAGTAACTTGAGAAATCTTCCCTTCTTCTGGCAAGTTAACATCAGAGTTAAACAGCCCAATGTCCGTAATTCTTTGAATATAATCTTCCCAACTTATGCAAGCCATATTCCAACTACAAATTATCGGGGATAAAAACGCAATATTGATTTTCACACTGGCTTGAGCATTCTCCATCAAGATTTATGGACAAAGACGATCCTCCGCCTCCACCCATCCAGTCTGCACACATGCAAAATGCCATGGCGTTATGAGCAGTAACCGCTTGTCTGTCCGCATTTGTAGGTGTATCTGCAAAATAAGTATTTGCAGGAATTTCCGGAGGTTGAATATTGTTCTCAAACGGAACACAAGATCCAATTTTTACTGAACAATCTTCCTCATGAATTAGTATATTGCCATATAAACAACTAACACCTGAACGTGCCTGCTCAACCGCACGCTCATTTACCATGGCTTGAAGTTCTTGTGGTGAATAAGGTGTGCCGTCATCCACATTATTTTGATACAATTCAATAAACGATTTAGCAAGAATGGAAAAAGATGCTATTCCCATGCCTTCGTCTGCGAGTCTTACCTTAATTGGCTGATACAATGCGTTAAGATCCGTCACATTTGTAAACGGATAACCTTCGGATACAAGGGAATTAATTTCACAATGACCTTCAGTTGTCGTAGTAAATGTATATTTAGACGATATTGGACTATCGGCATTATGGGAACATGCTGATAAAGCATAAGCATTTGTACCTGTACCTCCCGTGGGATAATTCACCACTCCCATGGGATAGCATTGCCAAGGATCATTATTAACTGTGACTGTGGGATCGTTTCCGACTTTTTGATCATTGGGGTAGTCATGCTCCCATAGATAAATGCCATCGGGATAATATGTTTGTCGATTTGTAAGGCCCGTATCAGATAAATAATCTGATACACTCATTGCTAATTTTAAAGATTTCGTAGGCACATTTGTAATTGCATCCCCTGCATCATCCGAAGCAGCTTCTGCAGTAGCGCGATCACAGTAAACAGTTACCGTGTTGTTATAAATACCGCAATTATAGGATGTATAAAAATCTTTTCTATTTTCAACCTGTCCGGAAATCGAATTATAAATTAAAGTTGCATTATTATCGGTTAAGTCAAAGTTTAGGTTATAAGCATGTGAACCTGAATCAACCGTAGATGTTAAATACATATTTGAGGTTGGTTCGGATACGACAAATATATTTTCATCAATGGTAGAATTGATATCATCAGCTACCATTGCATTATAACCTGTGGGACATGTGATATCTAATCCTATATTTCCATAATTACATGTAGAAGAACTTGTTAATACGGCAACTGCTTGAGAGTTAACTTCAGCAATTAAATCAGCAACCAATTCTTTTAATTTTTTATTAATGTCATCTTTGCTGCCATAATTGGCTAAATCCCAAGCGTGAGTATTAGAAACATAAAATCGGCTATAAAACGCGGAAAGATTTTTTACAAAGCTGCCAATCTCCATGGTCTGCATTTCGCCATCAACATTTTGCACTAAGTTATCCACGTTTACACTTACAGGCATTTCTCCGCATACCACAGTATACTGTTCGTTACCGTAAGTGCATGAAAGGCCGCTTATCGCCCTGGAGAATAATTGTGATCTTAATGATTCATCATAATTTGTAAAATTATTTGAGACTACAACAATACTTCCGTCTGTTGCATTTACCCCAACATCTTCAGTATTAAAATCAACAACAATATCATCCGGAATGACGGTGGAAGATCTTGTATTGACAATAAGTGCCGTTACATCTGTTTCCGTGCCGTCTGATAGCTGTTTTTTCGGACAATCTAATGTATATTTTCGATTAGATAAACCACAGGTTAATTGAGATATCGCTTGCGTCTTGGCTAAATTGGTTAATTCAAATATAGCCTGATCTTTTTGAGCTTCAGTGGCATTTCTAAGAGTACGTATATATGAGCCAGCAGGGATAACAACTTCCGTATCAGGATTATTTATGAAGGTATAGTATGCGTTATTTTCAGATAAGTCACTGTATTCCGCATAAACATCTGCGCAATTTAATCTTACTTCATGATTTTTAGCCTGGAAAATATCATCTTTAATGATATTTATTTCGGGCGTAGCATCAGGAACAACGAGACCTGTATCATCTAAGATGCACGGATCGTAAGGGGTAGGATTGCACAAATTGTTTTTGTGTAATTTACGGAAATCCTCGATAATTTTTTTAACTTTGGATCTTGGATAAACGCATGTAGCAGGAGTAGGCGTTTCCGCTTCGCAAGCTTCTAACGCTTCCGTTCTTCCAGCCAAAGGCGTTAAACCTTTTAATAGCTTATTATTTTCGGATTTTAAATTTAAATCCGAATTATTTAAATTGCCGTCTGGATTTACGTTAAAACTTCTTGCCATTTACTTTAATAATTAAACAACATTCAGCCAAACCCAGCCTACAGATAATGTCAATATTAAATCTCTACGCGAGTAAAACCTAACTCTGTGCTAAGAGATCCTGTAGAAAGGTTATGGGTTACAGTAGACAAAATGCCTTGTAAAATTTTACCTCCACCTTCAGCATTAACCTGAACAAAATCGCCGATATTTGCGTCAATATTTGATTGAAATGGGCAAGTTATACCGGCAACCGAAGTACCAAATTTATATTTAAAAAATGATTGTTTGGCTAAATAAGTTAAAGCTTGATTGCTTGATTTAGCATTTTTACTTATTTGTTTTTGTGCCTTATCCGCCGTTTCAATTGTTTGACTGGGATTTCTTCCGACATTTAATTTATTTGCAGGTTTATTCGGACTTACATCTTGGCCAACCGAAAACCAACGTGGCGCTTGAATATTATATACTTTACCTAGTTTAGTTTCCACTTTTTCCGGATAACTACCTGAAATCCATGTGGAATAGTTTTCCGCAATTTCATGTTGTGTAAATACCAATGGAGATTCTGCAACAACTAAAGTTGGGGGCAAATCATTGCCTAAAGCTCGTCCTATGGCTAATTTTGCGGTGGAAATTGGAACCGAAATGGTTTGCATGTCGTTACCTTCATAATCCCAATTTTTTAAAATTCCTATTTCTCCAGTTTTATGGTTAGGAATATACCAAAGTAAAAATTCTGAAGTAATATAATTTAATAATTTGGAAAATACACCACCCCCAATTTCAAACATGTTATGCGCCAATGTATTATAAATTGCCCGATTAACCGTGTCGTTAATTTCTGCCTTACCATTTAATACACGAGTGGTGTCGTCGCTTTCCCGTAAAAATTGCCGGACGTATCTAAAAAAGGAATTGTTAATAGCCTTTTGTGAATTAACTGCAGCTTTCGTTCCCTCAGTCAGTCCCTCTTCCCTAAATCTATATTTATCTTTGGCGTTTTCTAAAAGTTTTAATAATTTATTGGCAACAGACAAATTATTTCCGCCTTTATCTTGCAACTGATATACCCAAAAATGATCTTGGGCTTTTGAGCCTTTATAATCGCTAGCAGTTTTAAACATAACATTCGCTGTATCCACATACTTCATATAAACAGAAGGATCTACCAAATCTGCCAAAATATCTGGACTTGTAGCTGTAATAGTTGCCATTAAACCACCAGAGGTCGCCGCCACAACATCACAAGACGTAATAATTAACCTGTTATAATTTAAAGTACCACTTTCGCCATCAGACATACTTAGCTGCAAATCTCCTTCAGATGGATCTTCAAAGATTTTAGCCTGCATCTCTTTGGCTAAATTCATTATGTCATCTGTAGTAAGAATACCACCATCTGTGTCGCCTGAGCATACTGTAGCATTTACTATAATAGGGCGATTTAACATACAAGATACCTGAGCGGATACGCATTTATATCCATTTACGGTAACAGTAGGCTTACGAAGAATGTCTGCCATAACTAATCAGATGTATAAAATTTAGTTTGCATCGCAACCGATAAAAGCAGCCAGCATAATTTTTCTTCATAAGTATCAGCTGCAATATAATCGGAATAATAACCTACATCAGATAAAACCTTATGCAAAGATTTAGAATTTAAACTATCCAAAATCTGTTTGGGTGTTTTATAGCTATCATTAATAGTGCCGTTTGAAGGAAAGGACAATAAAGATGGAATATAGGTTTTATTTTGCCAATTTAACGGATCCAATTTTTCTTCTATCCAAGGAAATGCATTTATGTATGCAATGTATAACCGATTATAAAAATCATTATTTAAATCCAATTCATTAAAAATAATCCTTAGATCAGTACCTTCTGCAGGCAAATTGGAGTTATTTAAAACAACTCCATCATCCATAAATTCATTTGTAGAAATATTGTGAAAAAATACGTTGATCATAATAACTAATCCAGGCTAATACCATCTAAGCTAAAACTTAAAATATTAAATTTATCGTCTACACCTTGAATAGCATAATTCTGCAATAAAAATTTATGTGTTCCGCCTCCGATAGTTGATAATGTAATAGGTTTACCGCTTTGCGAAAATCGATTTGTGTTATAATAATTTTGAATTATAGATTCAGAAGAAGCGGGCGAAGTCACAGGTCCTAACAAAGCTATCCCCTCTACCACAGTTCTTCCAAATGATTTACCTGTAGCAGATGCCACGCGAATATCATTAAAACATAAATTTAATGCAATATTATCAGAGCCGTTTGTTGTAGCTCTGGTAATAAAGAATCCTCGCCCTGAAATAGAAGGATTAAGCTGATAATAGGGGCTTCCTCCAGCTTTATATATTAAATAGTAGCATCCTTTAGTGCCAAAAAAACTCGTTGCCATAAGTATACTTAATTTTGTTCAGGTGGTTTTTTACCTGCAGCTTCTTCTTTCTTTCTAGCTTCTAAATTATTTTCCGATTGTTGAGAGTCTGGTCCTTTAAATCCGTCATAAATAGTCTTCATAAGATCCACTATTTCTTGCAAAACTGCAACTATAGGATTGTTTTCTTTTTCCTCTTTATTATTTTTTTCGTCTAATTTCTTTTTTGTTTCTTCGTCTACAGACCAAGCATTGCCATATCTATCCATATAATAATCTTTATTATCTTCGCCTGTAATCTTTACATAGTCTTTGTCTTTTAAAGCTTTTGATTCAAACAACTTATCTAATTTTTCTTGCGTCATGCCGGTATTTGCCAAAGCTTCATCATAATTCTCCATGGTCATAATTTGACCTTCACCACCGTTAAGCTTTTTTACGGCATCTTGCATCTTTTTAAAATCATCCGAAGATAAAATATCAATTTTAGAAATCTTTTTAGCCCCAACTGCATTCATTAAAGCTTCTGTACGTTCACGCCCTTGTTTTTGCTGAGTTCTAAGACGCGCCCATGCTGCAATGTTATTGCCAACTCCAGGCATAGACGCTTCCATTAAATCTAAGTCTGCTTCACTATAATTGCCTGATTTAATTCTTTCATAAGCATCCAATATCTCTTGTCTATTTTTCTCCCCAAAGTCTCCTGCAAAATAACGCACAGATTCATCCATTTGGGATAGTACCATAGCTCCTTTAGCTTCTCTTGCAGCGGCCCCAAAAAAGCCATTATCCGCCATGCTTGCCAACTTTGCAGGATCTTGCGAACCGTGCTTGACAACACCTTGATAAAATTGACTAAATTTGTCGTAATTGGAACCTAAAATTGATTTTAAATTATCATCTGTAAGGTTTCCGCTTGCCATTAGCTCGCTCAAACGCTGTGATTGCTCTTCAGTTATCAAGCCCCTTGACTTCATCATATTTAAAGTCACAGCTTGAGCATTTAACGAAATACCTCCGGACTGAGCGTCTACTGCGGCCATTTGTGCATTGGTTTTATTTGCTTCAGCCCCTGCATTATATTCTTTGCCCTTTCCTTGCATTTCTTTAGCCACAGAGAAAGCAGCTGCTGTAGATTGACGTGCATATGCGGCAGCTGTTGTTGCATCATAACCTGCAGCCATCATTGTTTGGATTTGACCATTAGCATGAGTTATAGCTGATTGAATTTCAGCCATGTCTAATCCTTCTGCAACTAATTGAGAAATATAATCTTTAAAACGAGATGCAGCCTCTTCAAATTGTTTTCCTTTACCACCACCTAATACTGACACTTGATTTAAAATAGCATAAACATCGTCTCCCATGCCTAAAATATTTTTTCCTATGGACAACATTTCCATGGCAGATGACATAAGCTTTTCCGACTCGCCGCCCATGCCTTTAGCATCCGTAATTTGCGCTTGTCCAATGGCACCGGATTGGTTTAGCCAATTGGCCGCCAAAAATGCATGTGCTTGATTCATACCTTTTTTAAAAGGAGAATTGCTATCTGCAAATCCTTGCCAAAAGTCCTGTATATTAGCGCCGGCTATTAAGGTATTTACTTCCCTCATGGGAGAGTTAAGCATCCCGAAATTACGCCTACCTATTGCTCCCGCTACTTCCTGTGCAATACGTACGTCTGAAGATCCAGTTAATTTTGCAAGAAACGGATTCATAGACATTAAATTGCCAATTGAAGATAACGTTGGTGAATTTGATAACCCTGATATTCTTCCCAACATCCCAGGCAGACCTCTTGATGAATTGTCGGAAACTGCACCATTAATTGCATTACGTATGGCATCGGAAGCTACTTGACTAACGCCCGTGGTAATAGAGGGATCGCTAAAATAGTTGGAAACAAGACCAAATATATTACGCACTAACCCATCAAAATCAAAGCTTTCCAAAGCTGATGTAGTGGATGTGCTAGAATTGTCTGAAGAAGAGCTGGGCATTTTAATCTGTTGGTTTTTTCATTTTTACAAGGCCTGCTTTGTCTAAAGCATCATATAATTTAAGCATTTCATCGATTTCTGCAATGCCAGTCAATCCTAAACGCTTAGCCACTGCATCTATACGCTTATTTTGTTTTAATGCTTCAGTATTATGTGTTTTCAAATTAAATAATGTATCAAGTTTTTTATTAATATTAAGCAAATTCTGCTTCGCTTGCAACTCTCCTGTGCTGTTAACCAAATGGTGTACATCAATATCAATACCCACTTGGGTAGACTGCGTGTTAAATTGCCTTGTAAGCGCTTTAAAAATTATTGCGTCTCGGACATTTGAATGCCTACATATTGTCTCCGGTTTAAAATAACCCCCTAAATAAAGCGTAAGCCAAATTCGATATTTAGGGGTTTTTAAAAATCCTCATTAACAAAAAATTCCGCTAGAAGTTGTTCTTTTTTCTCAAAAACACAAGCGGCATTTACTATTAATGACCAAAATTGTTGACCTAATTTACTTAGTTGCTCAATTCTGGCAGAAATTATGTCAGTAAATTCTTCATAAGATATTGTATTTATTAAATTTACGGGAAGTTTTCTCTTAAAAAAATCAACATTATTTACCTGATGTAAAATTATTGCTACATTAGTTTTAAAAATAAAAATGCACATTTCATCAGGAGTCATAGATTTGCCTTTTTCTGATAAAAGCGTATCTTTTATAAATTTAGCGATATATTCTTGCTCATAAACAAACTTCGACCTAAATGTAAAAGAAATATCTTGAAGCTTGGCATAAGTTACGTCTAAAAGGATAGGTTGTTCACTTAAAATGCAAGCTATATACTTATCTTTTTCTGCATCAGTTATAATAACCTTATCTAATTGCTTCTTAAGTTTTTCAGAATACAAAGCACTAAAATTAAATGCAGCATCCTGCTCAACTTTCACTCTGTTAATAGTCTGAGATTCCGCGTCTTGTTCATCTTTTAAGATTGCGGCTATATCACCTTTATTAAATTTTACAGTATCAATAAAGTCTTTCGCAACTTCTTTATCCAACTGAATACTCTTTGTATTTTCATCAATTTCAGTAACTTTATATTTCTCTTTAGAAGCTTCTTTTTGCTGAGTGATATAATTTATAACATCCTCATCAGTTATTGTTGGAGTTTCCGTCTTATTTGTTTCGTTATTGTTTTCCATTTTTATATAAAATTTTCAGGGTTATATTGTTTTAAAGAATAGCTTGTTTTCTCAATTTCATTGTTATTTGTCAATAGAGATTCTCCTTTATATGCACATGGTTCATTTAAATCTGTATTGCTTGGGGAATACGTATTTACATTTACGTTTTTTCCAGGATACGGGGTCTTGCGAGTCGCAACAGAAATATCATCAGTAAGATCTGACATATTAAAAGATTGATAATTATTTGAATTGTCATTATTAATTTTTTGATAGGTCAAAGGCTCAAATAACTTATCATTTTTATCATCAATTTGAGTATTATAATACATTGTATCCCTATATTCAAACTGCGCATTATAAGTGCTAAACCAACCGTTTGTTGGATTGAAATACACGTATTCTTTCATTTGGTTTATATCTGCAGTATCTGACTCCCCTGTGGTTTCAAACCCTGTACCGCTTGGATAATTGGCGTCGTTTTGATCGTAATTAACCAGCGTTTCTTGTTCAGAACCCATCACAATTGCAGGTTTGCGTTGTTGCGTATAAATGGACTTAGCATAAAATACATTAGCCATAGTTTTAAACGCATTTAACTTTAATGTGCTATTTATTACACTTAAAGCGTTACCTATAACAAACTGTCCTATGCCTGCCATCAAATCAAATAAAACATACTTACACCTATTAGCATAATAATATGCATCTTCAAATAACGTACCATTAGTCCTTAAACTAATACCAGCACCATCTTTTTTACTACTTCCGCCATGTGATGTTGTCAAAATAATCCCATTACCGTTAGCATTTTTTAACCTCTTTAAATATTCTTCGTCGTCACTATCTTGCGCTTGCTGCTCTTGGTCTTTGGTCATGGCGGATTCGATAACTACTGCACCTTTTGAGCATAACATTTCAAGCCAAGTTCTCGCCTTTAATAAAATACCCTTAAACATAGCGGACAACTCAATGTTATTTCCGGCATTTACAATAACATCACGTCCGGCAGTTATATTTACATTTGCCGCAGCAGTTAAATTAATTGAACGTGCGGCACTAATATTAACATGGCCTGCAGTCATGTGCACTGCGCTGCCATAAGCATCATATAACACAATCGAACCATCTTTAAAGATACGTATTGTTGCATAGGCCTGCAACATCTTCGTAAATTGAGTATGATAATTGCCGCCTCCATTTTGCTCTTGGAAATTTCTATCCTTACAATAAGGATCAGGTTTGGGAGATTCTTCTTCACTTGGAATATTAAAAACATTAGCTGCATAAAAACCTGCTAATGCATAATAATTGCTTAACCATTTAGTATAATCGGCGAGCTTATAAGAAGTTTCATATAATTCTTCTCCTTCCAAAGGCGTCCAAACTTCATAAGCATTTAATTGCTCATTTGTAGCCGCCTGTATTGCTTCCAATCTATCATTTGCAACCGGAACAGGTATGCGTACAGTCTTTTCAAAAACAATATCGCTGATAGACTGCATAACTACTGATCCGTCTTGGTTGACATGGAAATTATAGCGACCGGCTTTAAATTGATTAGCTTCATTTTCCGAAACTAAATTTTTACCGGGATCAGTTATATAAGTATGTATAAAATTACCTATTTTACCTATATACTTGGTAAATCTCCATTTAGCGTCCCAAAGAAAATTGCTTTCATCATCAGGATCTACATTTAAATTATCTTTTTCCCCTATTTCAAATCCATCAGGGGGTTCGCCTTCCGCATCTGATCCTAATGCTTCATATTCGTTAGAAGTTCCCTGCCATAAAACATTTAAACCTCCTCCTGAATTAATAATTTTAAAATCACCAAAAGAAGTTAAGTGTTCAAAATTTCGGCTTAAAATCCTAACCAAATCATCCAGAATATAAGCTTCAATCATAGCTAATTCCGAACCTTTAAGTCTGCAAAGATTGTATAAAAATTCCACCCCTGCGCCTGTTTTGGTGACATATGCAGATTCTCCATCAACTAAATTCGTTGGGTATGTTCCTGTAGTACGCAAGACTCCTTCTTTATTATTTTCATCACGCTGCTCAAATGCTATACCTGAATAAGAAGATTTATCTGAACCGATGTAATTTGTACCAGACAAAGTTGGATCAATTTTCTGCATTGCAGAAGGTAAAAATCCAATAACAAAATTATTTTGCACGTTATTTTTACCCGGACATGACAGAACAACAACTTCCGTATTTTTTTCAGGAAATGCCATACCGGAAAGCCCCATCATTTGGGTAAACATATTCACAATAATGGTAGCTTTCGTAGTGTTTCCTTGATCATCTATGACATAAACTGTATTTTGTTCGGGTGTCACGCCTTGTACTTTGGCATTAAACAAATGTACATTTGGATAAAGTTTGGAAAAAATGCTTCTATTTTCTGGTGTACTCATGAAATTAGCGGATATTTATATATACAAAACAACCTTTGAGAAAAATCTCAAAGGTTGCAAACCTTTTTATAGGTTTTATTTAAACATAGGGTAAAACAACGGGAAGAAAGGAGGAAACACCCAAAAAACCCCTATGTTTTTAAATAACATCCAAGCTGCCTGCTATAAAATCTGCTGTTTGTGTTATCTGAAGTTGACCAGCTTGTAAAGAGAAGGAAAGACTTTGTAGTATAGCTCCTGTAAACTTAGCCGTAGCTCTGCTCGTAATCTTCGGATCACACTCAAGTTCGCTGCCAAGATTAACATTGATATTGCGAAGTGTACCACAAGCGGCGCCAGCTGCAATGTCAGCAAAGGGCGAGAAAAATCCTTCTTTGCTCACCAGAGCTGTGCACTGAAATTGCGCCGACGGATTACCCATAACCAAATATACAGCTGAAGATCCTACTTCATATACTGGTTGCACTTGGTGTTGGGTTGAACCTTGGAAACTTTGCACCAGCGCAATGTGACCGTTGCCTAAATCTATCGAAGCATTCCTTGAAGCAATGATTTCTCCGGTCTTAACATTGGTATTATAACCTAAAACGTTTGTAACTGCCATTATAAATCTCCTAAATTAAAGTCCCAAATATGTATTAAGAGAAATCTTTAACACATTTAAGGAAGTTGCAACATAATAATCTCCGGAAAGATTTACTCTATCGGCAAACTGCTTATCTCGCACCGCAGTTATGGAATCCAAATCTACGTCAACAAGCATTGGACCAATGCGTCGTTCCTCCACCGAAGAACCTTCCTGGGTTAACGAAAGCAAATAATCGCCTAAACGGTTTTCCAGTTCCTGCAGTAAACTGCGGGTTATGTTTCGTCTTCCTGGGTAATCTCTGAATAAATCTTTTACACCGTAATTAACATTATAGATAATATCTCGAATGTTATCTTCATAGTATAACACACCGTGAGACGAATCTGTAGTTAACTGATGGCGGACATAGGGTACTGTTCTATCATCATCTTGAGCGATAATCCAAACACCGTTTGCAGCGACATTGTTTAATTGTGCATCCGTCCAAGAAGCATATGCTGCAGGCACCGAAGAAATCCATGAGATTTCCATCCTTGACATGCCTTGCTGTGGAAGCAGATTAGCTCGCATACATGCTATACCGGCGGCAATATACTTATTTGCCAAAGGTACTTCTTTGGTAGTACCGTCATCTGCAGTCATAAGATAATAAGCGCCGGGAGACCAAACATTTACTACACCATTATAAGCCCAGTTGGTGCTTCGCTTAATAGCTTCTGCTCCTTGGTCATCTGTAGCAGCTGTTGAAGCGTAAAGGCCGCGCCATCTTTGTACATCAGGCTGTGAAGCTTGAATCACATAAGATTTAGCTGAATTTAACACACTTAAAGTATCAGTATCACACCACAAATTCATAAATAAATCTGTTCGTGATAATTTATTAAATGAGGCGTTGTAAGCCGCTAATTCAGCTGCTGCTTCATCGGAGTCTAAAGTTTGGAAAGTCCTATCAATAGCGTCTACATAAAATCCGTTTCCTTCTCCTGCAGTATATCCTAAGGTTGCTGCAAACGCTAAACTATTAAAGTCCTTATCCGAAGGATCACTATCTACTAACCCGAGATAAGTCGTAATATCCGAGGGTGAATTGATTGCTTGAATGGAAATGGGGTTGCTTGGATTATTAAAATTAACATTAAAAGCAAGTTTAGGCAGACTAATATAAACATCAGGACGAGTTTCTTCCTCTCCAAGTTTTGTTATAGTTAAACTAATAACACCATTTGTACCTTTGCTTGCTGTAATCCAAGTGTGTGCAACGGGACTCTCATTGGCATCTACATATTGAATTTGATTTGTATCTACAAACTGCTGTAAGAAATCCGAGACTGGCGTAAAATTAGATAACGGAAGCGTAATAGATTCATCCTCCTCACCTAATTCTGCAACAGTTAACTCGGTAACGGGAACCATCTGCGCTAAGAAATTTTTAGTCGTAAATGACGGTCTGCACACGCCAACTAAGCAGGCGGAATTACGATCCGCTGTCCCATCCGAAACTACCTCTCTGTTGTTGTAAATCAACATCTGAGGTTTATGTTCTGAATAATTCTGAATCATAGCGTAAATAAACGTTTATTTATTTTTTAATATTTAAATTCAACAGCAATTTTCTTAAAAAAGCAATAGCTAAATCATTATTGAGCATTAAGCTCAATAGCAAGCTTTCTAAGTCTTGCAGATTCAATTCTTGTTCTCCAAGCGGCCTCCCAATTTAATTGCAAAGTAAAATCCGAGCGAAACATCTTTTTATTTTGTTCGGAGTTAATAGCCCTGGGAGTAGATATTTTTAAAGGCAAATATTTTTTAAGCCTTAATAAATTATATAAAATTTCCGTTAATCCGGTAAAATGCGCAGCGCATAATTGGGACATAACTGCACAATCTCCTAAAGTAGTTGCATAAGAAGAAAATGATACAGTTGTTGTGGCGTTTAACCCCATCATATAACCGGAGTTATCCTCAAACATTCTGGTTCTGTTTGCAAGTGTTCCAATATCAGACAAACTAATGTCACCTACAGAAACAATAATTTTAGGATTCTGCGTGCTGCCTAAATATTCAAGTTTGGCTGCATCATCTAAATAATTATAATCCGAAGTAATATCAATAATGGTTTTATTTTTGCCATCCAGATCAAGCACATAGTCACTATAAGTATAGTCAAACTTATTGGCAGTATCTTCCAGGTATGTTTTAAAATTCTCTTTATCGGAAAAAAATATTTTTGTTAACATTAAAAATATTCGTCTTAAATTTAAAATATCCAAATTAGGAAAACATCCTAATTCTTTATTTAAGACTTCTAATTCAAATGTTGATGTTGTTTTATCTTTTGGAGTTCCCATAATTACTGGTCTAAACAAGGTTTAATATTGGAAATATCAAATTTATATTCCGGTTGATTTCTGGGAACAAGGCGCATTACCCCATTAAATTTATAAGGCACTTTTCCCATAAAATAAAATTCTTCAGTATATCCTTCAAATAAATATCTATCGTCGGTTGTTTTATTCACAATTAAATCTCCAACGATTAATTTCGGATAATAAATTCCCGTTATACTCACAGTTACAGGATCCAATGTTCCTTGGCCGTTCTGGTCATCAATGTGCTCATGCTTTACACTGTTAATAACCAATTTGGTTTTAATGGGATTGCTATATCCGCCTTCATATAATTTTCCCAAAGACACATCATCCGTTATTAATCCTAATTGATCCCCGCCTAAAATATCAATATTTAAGGATATGTCTTCCTCGTTTGGATTTATCACTCTTCCTCTATTACCTTTAGGCCTGCATATATAAAAATCGTTGTAATCCGTAGATAATAAATCTGATTTTATCATCTGTCTTAAAGATGCAAATTGTTCAGATGTCAAAGTATTATAAATTCCTACAGGCGGAGATGTGTTAATCTCTTTGCCCTTAGATTTATCATATAAAGCGCATTTATAATGCCAATTAAAAGTCTGATTTCGATTTTTAAAATTTATATCAACAGACGTACGGGAATTATTTATATTTACTACAGCGCTTCCCTTATCTCTATTTAAATATACAGGCTGACCCGAAGATATATCGGTAATCATACCTGTTTCCGGATCAACTGCAACCTCCGTTAGTTTAAACCAATCAGTATAGCCGTCCCTTGACTTATAAACGTTAATTCCAAATTTTGTAAAGTCATAGTATTCTGCGCATAAAGCCCAAACAATACGACAAATATTTTTACCGTAAGCTGGCAAAACTTGCACAGATTTAAATGCGCACTTGCATGACATAGATCAGCCTATAGCTCCCCAAGCTCTTGAAACATTAGCTGCACGTTTATAATTTTTTACCATTTCAATAAATTCAATTTTAAATTCATTTGCAGCATTCTTAGAAAATTCAATTAAAGGTTGATATATATCAGTTTGCACTCCGCCTGCACTTGACTTAATATATTTGCGTTCAAGCCAAAGGCGTTTGCTTAATAATGCTTGCCAACAAGCGCCTACCTTAAACATATAAGATGTGCCCATAGTTCTATAATCAACCGTTATAGTCTGTGGAGGATAAGCATTAAAAGCTTCTACAGCACGACGCATTGCATCCATTAAATCAAAATCCGAAAACCAAAAATCATCTGTTGTAATTGCGGTATCCGTAGGTTCTGCGTCAGCCAGCATCAGTCGTATATCTTCCAGCTGAACTTCATTTGTAAATGGAATAGGAGGAGTTGTTATCCCGTCAGTTTTACTGCAGGGAGAACATGGGCAATTGGGTGAATTATTTTCAGTAGAGTTAGACATTATTTCTAATAATGCGTGAACTACCATTAGACTGAGGATCTAATGGCTTCAGGAACCAATTGTTCCTTCTTTTTAGACACTTCATTGCTTATGCCATTCATTGAAAATTCAGTGATTGGTCTTATTTTAGCTCCATGTCTGTAATCGTCTGTTCCAGACGATGACTGCTTTAAAATAGTTAGTCCTCTATTTTTTATTCAACTAAGCTAAAGACTTAGTGGTTTTTAATTTTTTTATAAATCCCCGCAAGAATTATCTTGCAGGGATTTAAGTTTAAAGAACGTTGTAACGGTATCGATTAGCCACCAGTCTTAGTACCACCAGCAACCGAGAGATAAGGCCTGATCTGCGGGTAGGCATTCATTGTGGCTTGGGTGCTGTAAAGCACAATCTTTGCAACGCCGGAAGTATTGGCAATAAGCATACCTATAACTTCCTCAGCGCAGCAGGATATGCGATCCTTTTCACGCTTTACGTACATCACCGGCTTGTACAGCTCTGCACACTTACCGAGATAGTCTTCTTCAGTGTAGGCCATTATAACGTTGTCAGGAACAATGTCGGTCTTGAAGGTGGAGATCCACTTCATACCGTAAACATTCTTGCCGTCGAACGCTTTAGCGCCTTCTTCGAAAACCTTGCTGGTAAGATCAACGCCGAACTGTTGGAAGTTGTTCTTCTGACCGTTGACAAGAGCGCTGAAGGTAACCTTGTTGATAAGGTTGACACCATGATTCAGGCTGTGCTTGGTGAAGATATTAGTGATTTCATTCATCACTAACGGCTCCATACCGCCAGCAAACGTATACGTGCCATTGTTCTGAGCGGCAACGCTGTCGGAGAGGTTGTACCAAACGAGGTCTTCGGTCTTAACCATGTTCTTCAGACCAGTATCCATTATAACCTTACGAAGATCAAACGGATAAGTATCAAGCGTTACACGGTTCTTTTGGAACTCAGGTGTAGCAATCTTGAAGAAGGTCATCGGAGCCTTGTCTGCCCTATAGTACTGAGTGTGCGTGCCTTGGTCAAAGGGAAGCACAGCAGCAGGATAGTTTGTAGGCTCTATGTAGAACATCGCAACCGGATAGTCGGTATTGAACATTGGGACAAGACGTTTGTCACCAGAACCATTAAGAACTTCAAAATGGGAAATATGGCGGGCCCAACCCTTTTCAAAAACCTGTTTACGGATGAACGAAGTCGCGGCTGAAGAAGCCATTTTTATGGTCCCTTCCGAGCAGCTGCCAAGCTCTTGAGCAAGCCTGTCATTTAAAGCGTCTCCGGATACTCCATTTAAACTTAACTCTATATTCTTATAGTCGTCCATATAATCTAAATCCTTTTATCTGATTGTTTAACTATGCTCCCGCTGGCCTATGATTCCACGCAGTCTCAAACTGAAGAACGGTTTGAGTGTCAGAGGATTCCGTCCAAACCACAGGTCCGCCAGTGATCGCTTCAAAGCCACGATCATCCGAAACCTTTACAGGGTTTTGCCGGCTATCGCCAGAAACATTAACAACACCAGCAGTTACATAACCGATGATGTCTTCGTCCTCCCCAGCAGGAGCAACAACATAAGTGCCTCCATTTCTTGGAGCATTACCAACAGGCTGTGTACCTGCAGCTGCTTTAACTGTTAAAGGCATACCAGAAGTATAAACCTTTGTAACATCATAGAACGGAGTTTGCAGCTCAAATTTATCCAGTGTGGAAACCGCCATATTCTTGCCGGATCCATCCCATTCGTCCGAATCCTGGAATGCGAAATACACGGGAGTTCCTGCGACGGGAGTCGTGGTCCAACGCCATTCAGCATCCACCAAAGTACCACCGTCCGCAACAACCAACGTACCTTTATTCGTCTGGGCAGGATCTTGAGGATCGGAAGTGTAATTTATCTGAGTATCGGTTGGAGTATCCGAAGCATTCGGAATGGTCATACGAGCAGCCGAAGTCACCCAAAGAGGCTGTCCACTATAATATGAAACACCCTCTGCATTTGGTAAAGCACGGGTCAGCTTGCTTACGTCTGTAAGACGGCTGCCGGTGTTTACATTTAACTTGCGCGTAATGCGCTTATAGAAGCCGATATTACCAGCCATATTTTATATTCCTTGATTATTCCTTATGTTAGTGTCAACCGCTCGCAAGGCAAACCTGCAAGCTTGTAACTAAACAGTATTGTTTGCTACAATAGGCTTGTTGACAAAAGCCCTAATTTAGTATTAACTAAAATTTTGTCTTTCAAATTCCGCTATTTCCTCTAGCACTGCAGCAGGAATATTGGAATGCTTTGTTGTATCAATGGACGCAGTTTTGGTAGAAGCAACGAAAGAACCGTTCGTTAAAACATCCTCCGTTGGCAGCATATCCGCTACTTGATTTAAAACAGTAAACGCAAGCTTAGGATTTGCGCGTAAAGCAGCAATGTTAGAATCAACATCGTCCACGTCAACTACGTTAGCTTTTGCTAACTTATTAACAATTTCCGTTAATAAAGTTTCATCGACATCAAGACTTGCTTGCTTCCTTAAATTATTAAGCTCATTAATTTGAGATTTTAAATCTAAGTTTTCCGCACTAGCTTTTTTAATTGTTTCTTCTAGTTCCAGAATTTTAGCCTTTTGTGTCGCTACAAGTTTCATAGCATCAACAACAGCAGACTGAGCTTCACTGGCAAGCTTGGTTAATTCAGAAATGTTGCTATTTTGGATAATGTCGTCCATTGAATTTTTAATTATGTATTTATATTAACCTAATTTTTTAAAAATGTGCAAGATAAATATTAAATATCTTGCACATTTTTTTGTGAACTTACTTTACAATTGCCGAAGCTTCTTTGATAGACTCTTCAATGATTTCTTTTTCATCAAAATCATCTTCATCGTCGTCATCATCGTCTTCGTCATCATCTTCCTTGTCGTCGTCCTTATTTTCAATTACTTGAACTTCTTTTTCTTGACAAGGAACATTAGCGCTGTTTTCTGCAGCAGCTGTTTCAATTACAGCCTTGATCTTTTCAGCAAGATCCGGATCCAATTCACCTGCAGTAACAGCTAAATCAATTTCAGCAGCTACATCTGCGGGAGAAAGCATAACCTCAGCAGAACCTTCCTCAGCTACTTTAGTAGCATAAGCAAGTTTGATATATTTTTCCGCTACAGAACGCACCTTCTCAGAAGCCTGTTTTTCAACGGGTTCAGCAACTGTTTGATCTGCAACTGCTGTGTCTGTAGGTGTAGCTGCGGCAGCTGGAGCAGCAGCAGGGTCAACTGGTGAGGTAGCAGCCGGAACTTCAGGGGCAGGTGCTCCGCCTTCGCCACCCATTATGCTAAGCATAATAGCTTCGGCAACTTTGGGATCAACCAGTCCTTGCTGAATAGCCTGTTCAAGGAACATTTGCGCTTCTTCAGGTGAAAGCTCCTCGTTATTGTCAGTTTGAGCAGCTTGAACAGCCATTTGTGCTAACATCTGTGCTTGTTCGGGAGTTATTTCATTACTGGCAATCATTTCATCAAGTGCCGTACCAAAGGCATCAAGACCTTCCACGGTAGGATCAGCACCTTCAACTGCAGCTGTATCATTAATGGCTTGAGCATCCGCAGCACCTTGAGCATAAGCGTATTTCAGAGCTTCATTATCCCCAAACTGTTCCATATTTTGACAATGGATTTCTTGCGCACGCATGTACTTTGATGCAAGCTTAAATTGTTTCTTTTGTTCCTTTTCGGGAAGCTTGCGTATTGCGGAAAGGATGCCTAAACTTGCATGCTTAACCATTTCAGCTTCACGCTGTGCAGCGAATTTCAGTTCTTCTAAAGCCTGTACTTGTTCGGAAGCGTATTTTATTTCATTAAGCGTAGCCAACTGCATTTGCTTGCCCTTCTCAGAATCAATGGCATGCTGCAAGGCAATGCGCCCTTCCTCAGTTTCCGTAAGTACATGGGCAACCTTGGACATAATGTCATAGCTCATAACTATATTCTTAACTAAATCGTCTTCGGAAGAAGCCGCAGTTTTTTCAGCAGGCTGCGACTGTTTAGGTTGAACCTTTGCAAAATCTAAAAGTTTCTTAGTCACATTAGCCGCCTTTGCAACTACGTTCTTTTCTTCCTCCTCTAAACCTGTGCCGCCATTTTCCGGCTTTACTTCCGCAGGCTGATCGGCGTTAGTTTCCTTTGGCTCCAGTTGTTCCTTTGGATTAACTCCGCCGGTAGGCTCAACTGTAGATTTCGGACAAGGTTCTTGAGGCTGAGTTTCATCCGGATCTTTTGGTTCATTAGATTCGGAAGCAAATTTAGAAGCCTGGTTAAGCTTGTCCATTAGTGCTTTGAGATTTTCTCTCTTAATAGAATTTTGTCTCATGAGTTTATTCTAATTTGATTGTTAATCTTTAAGTTTAATTAAAAAGAAAAATAAAACTTGTTTAATTGTTTATATTTAATCGCTAAATCGCAAGACAATTCTGCGATATTGCGTCTACATAAACAATCTCCGGTAAATTATTTTTAAAATGATATGTAGCCATATCATGCAAAGCCGCAACTTTATAAAATGCATACGTAAATGCTAATTGCTTGGCAACTGTTAAATCATCTTTTGAAAGCTCTATATTTGGATTAAACGATGCCGTTTTAATTTTAAAAAACTTTCCGCAATCTTCTTTTTGAATATTTTCATCGGGAACGTGCTGAGTTATTGTAATCTGAATTATTCTCGGCTGCTTTTTCTCCTCTTTATAAGAAAGCTGATCTTCAATTCCGTCCATGATTTTTTGCACAGGATCAGTATTATTTAGATCATACATCGCTTCTATGGGATCACCTGCTTCAAATAATTCATCCACGCCATCTCCGCAAGGTAAGACATCTCCGCTTTCAATAAGATTTTTCACTTCTGAAAATACTGTAGGAACAATTGCTATTTCCGCATATTTAACAATTTTATTCTTATGATCTTCCGAAGCAAACTTAGGATTGCCTTCAAAAATTAAATCTACAAAAGGTTTAAACGAAAGCACGCTGGCACGCTTTTGTAATTCAAAAAATAAAGTTTCAGGACGTAAATTCCTCAATTCCGATATATCGTCTTTAGATAAAGTATAACTTTTGTCGAAGTTTACATATTTAGCGTTTTTAATGTATGCAACCCTGGGATCGTTTGCTTTATCACTTGAAGAATTAATATCTATAAATTCTTTTTCGATTGAGGCTAATTTCTCTAATATTTTAGCTTTATCTTCGCTTGCAAAATATGAAGTTAAATCTCCCTTCGTGCGTATAATATCCGAACCAAATTTTAATAAGTCATAGCCCATCATTTCCGGCAATAATGCGGAAGGTACGCAAGCGTCATTTTCACATGCCGATTTTAAAATGCCATCTTTAACTGCATCATTAAATCTGTATTCCAAATAGTCGGCAATGCGGTCCGCAGGTTTTGCCACTATGGATAAATCAAAGAAAGTTGGCGTATCATTATGAACATAGGCCCATTTATTTATCGGCTTGCCATTCCATTCTTCTATATACTTACCAGGAAATCTTTTCATCCATGGTTCATATTCGGACGGGTTCTTGGAAAGCTTGCCAGAGATATTGTCTCTATCTGCAGGTACCGAGCATCCCATGCTGCAACTTAATGGTTTTCCGGAACTTGCTGCTTCATATTCAGCTGCAGCTTTCTTAATATTCGCCCATGCTACGACCTCAATGCGATGCATATCTTTATTATATGCAGCCGCCTTGATGATACCTATGCGATTTTTAGGCGAAGAAGAATTATGTTCTCTAAATAAATTCGCATTGGTTTCAAAAGTTTTATAATATTTTTCATTAGCTTTTTTTGGAAAACCATCTGCGTTTTTATTAAACCCATAGGTCTCGTCATCACCAATAGCCGTTATATGAATTAAAAAATGATCTTTGTCCGGCTTGCAATCTTCTAAAAGCTGCCTTGATATGGCACTTGAAGAAGCCTTCTTAATATTCGTATAGAAGTTAGTGTCTCGAATTACCGAGACCATCACTCCATCCAACGAGGAAAATAACTCGGAATTAGAATCTGGATAAATTAGTTTTTTCATTTTTTTAATCTCCAAACAGATTAGAAACCCAATCCACTGCTTTGTAACCTGCAGCTCCTCCGATACCCAATGCGGCCAAAGATGGAGCCCTTGTTACTGCAGAATTAAGTGTCTTGCCTGCTCTTCCAAGAATACTATTTACAATTTTTTCTGTAGCTGGAGATTTTGATATAGAAATCTTAGGTACATTCTCTAAAGATTTGATACCTGATTCAAAAGGGTACTCATACTTAAAGTTTTTCACGAGCGCATCTTCTAGCTTATCTTTAGCTTTCAATCCAAGCATACCTCCTAATGTAGTACCTGTACCTTTAAAAAAATTTCCCCAATTGAAAATTTGTTCAGATAAAGACGGACTGCTTAAATTTTTTACTAAAGATTCAACTTTTTCTCCAGTTATATCTTTTCCTTTATCTAATAACTTGCCTGTTGCGACATAGGACTCAGGAGATGTTTTGCCAATTATTGAGGCTCCAATTAATCCAGCAGATCCTAGTGCAGCTGTAAGCGTTGGAAGCAAAGTTGCACGAATAATTCGACGCCTTCTTGCGGCAGGACTTTCTCCTACTCGTTTTTTGCTACCTGCTATATATGCTGCTACTCCACCTGTGCCTAAAGTTGCTACTAAGGCAGGAATTAAATATCTCCCCAAAGCCTGCTTAACATTGGTTGTTAACTCAGGATTTTGCGTAATAGTGTCAATAAAATTAGCCATAATTTACTTATTATTGTTATTACTGTCTACTTTCATCTTATTTAAGATGTTTACAGTATTTAAATCCATACCTCCGGTTTCGACTCCCTGTCGTAAGAAAGTTTTTAAAACAGTCTTATTTCTTACCAAATCAGGGTAATAGTCTTTAGCTGCTTGATAAATGTCAGCCAGTTCCCTGCGTTGATGATGATTTAATTTAGACAACACAGGATCAGTAGTCATTAAATCATTAAAAAATTCTTCTGATTTAACTTTATTAATTTCATCTACCAAAGCTCCTTCAGTTTTATTCACAACAGGTTTACTATTTTTCAAAGACTGATAAAGAAATTTATAAGGAGCCATACTTATATCCTTAGCTACTGTAGCAGCTTCAGCCAGATCTATTGGAGGAACATTAATACCTCCTGAAAAACCTTTGGAGAATAAATTTGACAAATCAGTTTTAGATAAACTTTTTGTGTCAGATTGAGGAATAGAAGTTTTTGCCTTAACCAGTTCATTTGGCTTAAATACTGCAGGATATTTTATTTTAAAAGCATCTTTTTTTTCCGCAGAATCGTCATAAGATTTAATAGGTTTGCCATTTAAAATAAAATTAGGCGTATACTTGTCATCTTTACCTGCAGAATCATTATCAATATCATTTGTTTCTTGATTTAAAATTTTTTCTTTTGCAGCTAAAATTTCACTCATATAAGCATCTGATACCTTGGCACTTTGTGCTAAGTCTTCTAATACATCATATGGAACTGTACGTACAAATTCTTCCCAGTCAGGTGATTCTGGTGTAGGTATGGAAAGCATCATCTGACCCGTTTGATCGTCAATACGTACATATCTGTTATCAAAAAGCCATTTCTCATAAAGAGTTTTGGGTTTAGGTTTAGATTTTGGACCAGGACCAGGGTCAGTTGTGGCAGCAGACTTATAAAAATCTCTCGATATAGCTTCATTTACCACTTCGAGATTTAAGCAATTAGTATAATAATCATATAAATCGTCTGAAATATCATAATTATGATCCGGCGCTAAATGGCTGGCTCTTTTAAAGCGTACACCCCAGACTTGTTTTGTATTATCGTCGTTTTGTAATACATACTCACCTAAACCGTAAACTGTATGTAAAACATTTGCTAACTTGACAGCTGCATTGTCAAAATCTTCAGAATATATATTGTATAAATCTTTAGTATCTTGAACAATTTCATAAAATTCTTTATCCCTTTTGGTATTTGAAGGGTTAAAGAATTTGGCAAACTTATACTCAATACCGGATAAATTAAAATTTAATTCCTCAGCAAGATCTAAATAATCCTGCTCAGTATAAGATTGTTCCTCTTTGTTATTGGCAAACTTATTTGCCACTTCCGAATCAAAAAAGATTTCAGCTTGATCTATAAAAGCCTTGTCTGCATCGCTTGGGATATGCTGAAATTCCGATTCAAATAAATCCGAAATATTTCCTTCCTGAATATCATCGGAATGATCGGCAGCTACCTTTTTAATATCCTGCACTTCAACGGTAAAGTAATCGTCATTATCTTTAGCAATATCCGACATATTTACAATATTCGGCATAGCTTGCTTGGCGTATTTATCAAGCAAAGCTTCCGTATCTATCGTACTAAAAGAACGACCCCGTTCCGAAGCTTCTTTGGCGGTCGCATAAACACTTTGTGTCTTTAATGTATTTATAGCTTTGGCAATAGCGCCAAGCATTTCAGGCGCCATTTTTCTTTCGCTTGCAAATCGTAACAGTTCTCCCTCGGGATCCGATGACTGTTGCATAGCAGGAATTAATTGTTTAACGCTTTCAATGACGCTATTCCTATCAAGTATCTTGTCCATGTACTAAAAAATATTTTTTAAAATCGTAACTTATATTCAATGCAGAAACTTTAGCAAAGGCAACTGAAAAATCAACTATTCTTTAGCATTTTCGTATTTAGCTATCTCCATTTCCGTTATAGCATCCAATTTTTGTTGAATTTCGGGGCCTTTTATATCCTTTATGGCATCCCATATTGATTCTCCAAGCGAACTTAATCCTTCAGCATCAGATTCCATAGTCTCCGCTCCTCCCTGTTTAGCGGCAATAAGCAGTCCTTTAGCCGAAGAAATACCATTATGACGCTGGTTGATATAGCCATTCTTCACTAAGAAATGCGCATTAGCCATTATTGCAGATTCTAACTGTGTGGCTGAAACTGCTGAAGATTTTTCATTTAATACGCTATTGGCCATTTTTAATCCTGCAAAATATGCTGCATCCTCAATTCCATTATTATATGCTGAGCGTAGAATTAATTGCCCGAAGGATTCCGTCTTTACATAATCATCTTGCAATTCTACCATGCGGGTTTGAGGATACACGTGGTTTGCTATAAACAAAGCTTCATGCTTACGGTCTTTAATGTTATAAAATAATTGTTCATAGCATCTTAAAGCATCTTCGCTAATTCCTGTTATGCTTGCAATCTTGCTAAAAGATTCATCTGTTATCAAAAATGCTTTAATAGTTTCTTCCATATTTCTGCTGGAAGGATGATGCAATCCAAGCGCAAATATTACAGAATCATTATTAACATCCCCAAACTTTTCAAAAAAATATAAATCCCGTAAATAAGGTTCATTTACCGTAGCAGGTAATCGAATATTATCTTTAATTAAAGCTTTAATAAATTTATATCCAAAGGACAAATCCTTATATGCGCACATAAATTTATTTACCGCTGTAACTTGCTGTGTATAATTTAATACTTCTCTAAAATAAGAAGAAGTGTCCGGCAAATAACTTATTAAATCTCTAATCCTTTCAAATGTCATCGTTTCTATTAAGACAAAAGCTTGCCACGTTAAATGGCAAGCTTTTAAAACTTAAATATGTATATTTTTAAACTTTATTGGTAGTATTTGTAGATACACCGGAAGTCTTTTGTACTAAATCTAATGTTAATTCTGATAGCTGTTTAAAGCATGCTGAAACAGAATTTTCCAATCCTTTAATATCATCACTGCCGTAGTATTTCACAAAGTTTTGCGGGCTTATTACTATTAAGAATAACAGCCTCGCAAGCTTATCCATGCCATCCCTTAACGAAGGTAAAAATTCATTGATATACATTTGTGCATCTGAAACCTGGGATAACACGCTAACAATGCCATGCTCAAATACGCTGCGTTGTCCACTGCGTTCCGCAAACTCTGCCAACATGTTCGGAGTGGCTGTTTGTAAGAAATCATTGGGATCTTCCCTCGATACTCCTTCGGTTGATTTTGCTACCCCCATCATGGTTGGTGTCATCATATCACCATATCGTGGAGCAGGCGGAGCATAAGAAGTTTCATCCGTCATCAAAGCGCGAGTTTCCGGAATCTCATACGGAATATTTAAATCGGAATCAAAACCTTCGAAAAAGTCCGGATCAGGATTTAAAATTATCCTATCTGCAAACTTCTTAAATAGGAATTTATAATCCTCACCGCGTTTTTGGTTATCGTTTGCATGCTTAATTATATAATCAGCAGTTTCTTCGGAAATATTTACATTCCCCATAAGCAACGCCATAGCACCCATTACATTTACGTTTGCAAATTTAAATCCTGCTATGTTTAAGTTATAACTGCCGTCGCCATTGTAATTGACATATCCATGCCCTACGCTGGAATGTTTAACCAAAGTATTGGCATATAGATTTGCCCAGTTCCCTGGAACCCATTCGGCTTGAATTATATCAATGCGATAATCCTTTTTCTTAAATGAAAAAGCATCATCAATTTTAAATTCAGCCTTCATCTTTTTAGCCAAATCAATTGTTTCAGTAGGCAACTCTATCCAACGCATGCTTGGTTGGAACACCTTTAAATCATACATTGGATATTGAGCTGAAGGATTTACTTGAATAATTTCATCCGTTCCTTGAACCAAAGCTTCCCAAGGCTTAAACTTATCATAACCTTGAATTGGATAAACTTTTACGGTATATCCATTAGGATCATCAGCATTATCTTTTACTTCTCCAACATAAAAAGCCTCATCAGATATATAACAATATTCAGGATCCCAAATGCCGTAAATTTTTCCAACTTCGGGTTTTTCTTTTAACACCTTGGTTAAATCTTCCTCTCGTTTATCCGAATCCTTTTCCTCTATAGCTAAAATATTTCTAAAGTTACCTACTACAGGATCGTGTACGCCTGGGGCTTTAACATTTTCATCCTCTTGATTATATAATTCTTCAGGACTATTAATGTCATAATACTGAATTATTCCTTTGTGTTCCGGATCTATCGAAACTAAAAGGGCCGGAGTTTTCCCATAATCTGAGTTTCCCACAATAGCAACACACCTAACCGTAGATCCATCAGTAGTTAAAATATCATAAACAGACGGAGCATTGGTGGAAATGCCTGCCCAATTCTGATCTGGATCTGCGTCATAGATTATATTAAGCTGATCTTCATCTCGATTATCCTCGAAGGAATAGCCATTAGCAATCTGTTCAGCAGCGGTCTTAACGGTATTTTTATTAAATATTCCTTTATGCAGAATTAATAAATCTTTCTTTGGATTCTCCGCAGCATGTTTAATATTTTGTTTTGCCTCGGATAAAACATCCATAGGAATATAATCCTGCTCGTCGCAAAGGCCTACCACATTATTAGCAAATTCTCTATCCGTTTTTAAGGCATCGGATAATTTATTCCAAGCATTTATACCCGCAGATTTTAAAAACACATGCAACGGGCTGTAATCTGAATCAGGGGAATTAACAAATGTTTCAAAAACATTATCGTACATGTCCGAAAAAGAACCAAACTCTCTTTCGTCTGCGGATAGATTTAAATCCGAAGCAAACTTCTTTAAAGAAGATGTCTTATATAATGGCGTGGCAATACGCATCATTTCAATATCTTGCCTGCCTTGATTGGCCTCTGCCATATCAACTGGAAATCCATCAGCCTCCTCTTCATAAAGACCTATGAAATAATCACACCATTCAGGACTGAGATAAACAAACTTTTTCTCCTCTACATTATATAAGAACTCCGTGCCTTTTATCTGTCCATTAACGTAGAATACAGGCGCATAAAATATATGTTTGTTAACTCTAAACACATATATGCCTACCATTTTTGTAAACGAGTCATTCGTTTTTACAATCTCGAAACCTAAATAGTAGTCATTCGTAAAAAAAGGCGAGGCTTTGTCTTCCATTACCGTAGAAGACGCCCTATAAAAAGCTATTTCAGCATCTGTTTCTTTTAAAGCCGATGAAGCAGCCTTTTTAAAATCATAGTTCTTTAGTGAAAGCATGGTATATAATAAATTTTGATTGAAACAATTTTACGGGATTTTCAAAGATTAAATCAATCTTAAATTATAGTTGGTTCGCAATATCTTTTGAAAATCTGTCTATATCTTCTGTAAATTTCGGGTCACTGGATCTACCTATGGCTGTTCTTAAAGCGTTAGCTTTTCCCTTTTGACCCTGAGATTCTAATATGGATACCTTTTTATTTAGATCTTCCAACACATTATTTTTCTTTCCATAGTCACTTAATATGTTTTTCAAGAAATCTTTATTGTTATTCATTAAAGAATCATACTCCCCGGATTCCCTATCTTCCGAAGTTATGTTAGCATCGTAGTTGCTTGAATTAACCGTGGTATCCTTTTCATCAATATTTGTTTGATCTGCTTGATTCGTTATGGATTCCGTTAATTGGTTTTTAATCCAATCAGGGCTGGCAGCAAATTTTTTAAAATTAGATATATTAAACATATTAAACCGCTTGAGCATTAGAATTTACAGGGTTGCGTTTTGCCTGTTGTTGCGCTATGTAAGCTGATACTTCGGGATTTACTTGAACATTTTTATAACGATTATTTAGTTGATCCATCCGTTGAGAGTTTATTTGATAAAATTCAGCACGTTGACGAGGATCATTTAAGTCATATTGTGAAGCAGCAGCATATTCTCCCAACATTTGATTACCAAGATTACTTTTATTTCTTATGTAATCTTGTGCCTCATTTCTTTGACGATTCATAAAATTGTTATATGCCCAATCTTTAGGGATTTTTACTCCCATACCTGCTAAAAATTTTTGGAATATGATTTTAACTTTATCCCATCCACTAAGATTTTTAAAATCATTATGTGCTTTATCTTCTAAAGTTTGAGATATACGCGCTTGTGTGTTTCGAGAGTTATACATATTTTCTTCTACATCATTTTGATACCTCTCTAATTCGTTACGCATATTCTTCTCTAAATCTTGTGAAGTGCTAGATGTAGATTTCATCACTTGACCTGCAGCAGAATCGTAAGCACGAGCCTTAGCCATGCTATCCGCAACATCTTTGGGAATCGGTTTTCCTTGTGCTATATAACTTCTTGCGATTTGTTGAGCTTTAACTGCCTCAGCTCCAGCGCGATCTGACAAACCTCGAGAAACTTGATCCAATGAACCCAGATCACTATCAACTACGGCTTTGGTATAGTTACCCGCTTCTTGCATGCCACTTTCATGCATACCTTTAACAAAATTCTTACTTTTATCCCAAAGTTTGCCAAACCAACCTTTTTCCTCTTGTTTATTATTGTTGGTATTATTATTTGTAGTGTTGTTTTGAGGCTTCGACTGTTGCTGTTGTGCTTGGATGTTATTCCGTTGTCTTTGGATGTCAGTTGGCCCCATAATTGCTCCTTTGGCGTAAGCCCCTAATCTCCTTACCTGGGCCATTATGCCCCTGTCCATATCCAGCCTGAAATCTGTCCACTTATTATTATCATTAAAAGATTTTCCATATTCGTCACGAACACCTTGACGAACTTCTGAAGCAACTTGGGGATTCGAAGCAAACTTCTTAAAGTTAGCAAACTTAAAAGAACTGTTTTTTGCTGCAATATTTGAAGCAAACTTTTGAAAGTTTTTCGTATTTACCATAATTAAAATCTTCCTGTTATATCAGTGTTTTCAGCAAAATCAGGCATGGACATTCTAACAAACGGGTCTAAATTACTTTTGATATTAGTTTTATAACCTCTGACCGCAGACTCAACATAATTCTTTGCCTGATAAGGGGCAGTAGCTCTTTCTAAGAAATTTCTATTACCCTTGTTTGGAGCTTCTCTTAATCTCACATAAATTGGCGTAAATCCCGGTTCATTATCCGATACCAATACGGAATCCGTTATGCCGGTATTTCTGATGTGATCAATCATTTTATTGGTTAACTTGGTACCGATAGTATAATGCAATACTGGTTTCTGTAAGTATTTGCCTTTTAAATCTTTATTTTTAGATGATATATTTATTTCTTTTGAATCCTTATCGGGTTTATAAGAAGCTTCCAATGCATTATAAGATACAATATCTCCAGGCAAATAATCTCCCACGCCATCAGGATCCGTAATCTCTACTTTATCTACAATGCCTCGGGCCAAGACCTCTAAATTACGCTTATGTGCGGTGGCATTACTGTCATCTAATAACTGTTTACCTATGTTTACAAATGCCTTTCTACCTTCCCCAAGACCGCGCAAACGCACTACATCTCCTAAGTCCACAAGTCCATCCGCCAACTGATCTCCTTGCTCAACCTCTTGACCTTCTTGCACTTCAATATTAGAGTCCGGATCAACATAGTGTTCTACACCATTTACAACAATATAATGTCCCCCTTGTGGAGCTTCATATATTTTTTCTACCCTACCATCTGATTCTGCAAGCGGAGCTTTCGATTTATACTGCTCAGGAGATTCAAAAAATTGATTGATATAATCAAATCCGGAGAATGTGCGCTTCTTTCCTTTAAATCCACCAGCTTCATGCTTAGACGAATTATGAGATATAAGACCGTTTGCTAAAACAAACAAATGTGTAGGACTATCAACTTCTATATCAAAACACACCCTATTACCCAAGAATCTTATATCAAGAATACGCGCAGGATCTCCAAAAACATCAAAACATAAAGACTTTTTATAAATTTCTTTTACAGGCAGGTCTAACATTTCCCCATAAATTTTAAATTTATGGTTACGAGTACAAATAACAGAATACGCAATATCGTTGTGCTCAAATATAACTTCATAAACATTCCTGCAACCTTGCTTAAATTTATTAAGCACTTTAGCTGCAATTATATTGCCATTTGTATCTAAGCTTTTAACAATGTCACGTCCAGGAACAATATCTCGAATTTGTTTTTTTGTTCCATCCCATAACATAATTTCAGTTGTGTAATGCAGACACAAACCACCTTGAATGGCAGGTTCACTAGTTGCTGTAGCAGCAGTAATACCTGCGTGAAAATCTCCAACCTTTGGCAAACGTTTATTGTAATCTAGTCCAAAAGCTTCAGCCGAGATACCCTCTGCAGATACTGTAGCAATAGGGGAATGAACAATAACAGTTTTTACGCCCTTGCTTTTTAAAGAATTTAATACATCCCTGTCAACAATTGTGCCTTCAGCATATCCGGCAACCGGACGTGCCAATACTCTGCCATATAAAGATGCGTCATCAATATCTAAATCAATACCGTTGTTTGACGTATCTTTTTTTGAGGTTATCATCATATTGGATACCGGGCGAAATAAACTTTTACCCCAGCCGCCAAACTTTGCTGTACTCTTTTTTATGGCAATTGTTGCTGCGCGTGTTCCATACGTACTCGCCAAATATTCAGGAATAGATAAACCTTCTCCAAAACTATGCTTAACAAAATAAGGAATTGTTCTGCCCTTATAATCCGTATACAAAGCCGGAGTTGTTATCAAAGCTTTTAACTGGAACGGAGAACCTCTGGCACCTGAAGATACGGAATTGTATAAATTATTGCGATTTGTTTTAGCCGCATTTAAGGTATCCTTTTCCAATTTTGTAGCATACCTTTCATATACCTCCATTATAGCTTTGTTCTTTTTTTCTTCGTCTTTAATATTGTCACGAAGATACTGCACCTCATTGTGCATTTCTTCTAATGCCGCATCTTTATCAAACGGAGGTTTAAAATCGGAAAGCCGCAAAGTCTGTCCCGAGTAATAAACAGACTTACGCGCAATATCCATAATTTTATCCATTAATTCCCTATAACGTTCCGGATATTTTTCAGCTATAGCAGACTGCAACTCGTTCATAGACTTGGCGTCATATGTACGAGTGTAGTCCCTAATATCCTCAGGTAATACGGAGTTAATAAGATATTGAATTGCCTTCACAGTAAAGCGTTGCTGTTAAACGTTCGGTGCAAAATCTACTGAATTTCCAGATACACTGTCAACAGCTGTTGTATTAAAATTTCCAATATTGTTTATTGAGTTGGATTGTATTGTATAATTAGGTTCTGCGTAATACCTTTGAGGATTGGTGTACTTGACCTCATTAAGCATAACAGCCTTCATTGGTTCATACTGATACGATACATTTACAGCATAATTTTCCGCTGTGCCTGTGACGACTAATTTATAAATTGCGGCAAATAAATGTTCAAACTTAAATGGAGTGCCTGCAGTAACATCTATTTCTTCACCCACAGGCATCCAAGTATTAATTGAAGCCACGTTACCATCTTCATCTAGTTGCTGTACTGTAGTATAACGATAAAGCGCAGCTTTTAATCCTGTGGCATCCGAAGTTCCGTCATAAACCTCATTAACCGTAGTAATTGGATGCGTAACTAATCCATAAATAGTATTATCATCCCCTGAAACATTAAAGGACAAATCCAGATACTTTTCATCTTCCAATCCTGCTTGTGGAGAAGCGTAAACGGGAGAATAATAAGCAAACTCAGTGAATAATTTGGCAGTTACCCTGCAATATGTATTTGAGCCAGGCATATTGAAATAAAATTTTAAATGTTAATGCTTTATTTTCAGCTAAACCTAAATAAATGTAAAGATAAAAACCTGCGGATAACCACAGGTTTTTATCTAAGTTTAGGATTTTGTTCTATGTATGTTATAATTTACTTTAGGTTTCCAGCTTGAGCAGCTAAAAGTTTACGAGACAGAATATGGGATATTTGGGTAAGTTTTCCAAATGCCTCATCATTCGTTTTTACACCCAGAATTACAAGCGTGCCTTGGAGCTCTGCACAATCAGAAATCGCTTTGCTTATATCTGAAGCGGTAGATAGAGACATCCACTTGATTATTAATGCATTAATATATGCGGTGCGTGTAAAGCTATCATATTTTAAAGAAGCTTGTCCTGCATCGGTGTTAAGCATAGACTTAAAAGTGTCCCAATCCTTAAAACGTATTGTAGCGTTAACTATTTGGTTATCATTTAGTTTAACGCCCTTAATTTTATAATCATTAGATTTTAACTCTTGATAAAATGTAGGATTTTCTACCTCGGTGACTTCCTTTAAGTTCCAAACGCTTAATTTCGTGAAAATCTCTGGCGAAGCAGAGACAGGACAATTCTTACCGTCGCCAATAGTAATTAAATAGCTAAAAAGTTTCGTAGTTGCTTCAGGATATGATGCACCCTTTGCCTCTTCTGAAACTTTCCACTCATCAAAAGCAGCAATACAATCTTTTAAATTAGCTTTAATATAAGCATAATTATTTGCCTCCACTCCTTTTGCATGTATAGCTCCAAACTCAGCAGACAGCTTGGATAGATTCTTGGCATTTACAACGCCAGGAATGATTAAAGCAGCACATGCCGCAATACAAGAGATAAGAATTTTATTTATCATAGTTATTTAGTAAGATTGTTAATTTCTTTTAAAATATTAAATTTTTCAATCTTATTTTCAGCAGTATAATATTCTTTCCATTTATACCACACCGGAGTAAACGGGTAAGCTGAAACTGCAGTATTTAAAGAAAACAAAGACATTTCTTGCTGCAACTGAAATGTTTTTATTTCTGTCAAAAGATTCAAAGTATCCAAGTAATCTTGGCAAAGATTTAAATCATTATCGTCATCTGCCATTGTAATGGAAGCAAAAAGCATTCCAATTATAGTTAAAAATAAATTTAGTTTTCGCATTTTAATTTAAAGGTTTAAAAAATTGTACCACAGCAGGACGCCATATCTTGCCCCCGTATGTATCTACATCTGCAGTGCTCCTGCCTATTCTCCAGATTACAACTGTGTTATTAGGGTTGTTAAACACAGGTAAAAAGGCAGGAGACGGTTGCACGATAATTCCTCCAATACGCAAATTTGAAGAAACTTGGCTTGCAATGGAAGAATCCAAATTGGAAAATTGCGTTTTTACATGAGCGCAAGTCACACCTGGACCAGACCGAAAATAATAGCACACTGCAGTCGTGTCACAAATTTTAGGGTTATTGTTTTTTACCCAAGAAGTATTAAAATTTACTGTAGTAAAAAAATACAATTCCGTGCCACTCGGGGCTAGAACTTTTATTTCCATGTCCGTAAACTCATCCATTGGACCGGAATATATTTGCACATTTGAAAATGTAGGCAAATTATTAGCCGTAGAAAAATTTGCAGGTGTATTAACTACGCCTGTATTCGAGTCATAAGTTACAGGCTTAGTAGTGGCACATAATGCCAGAGCTGCAAGACCTGAAATCAATAATCCAAATAAAAATTTATGCATTATACTCATCCCACTCCTGTTGAGTTAAATAAGATGGTGTAATTAGTCCATCTGTTTGTTCAAAAATTAAATACACAAATGTATCAGCAACAATTTTTTTATTTGAATTAAACACATTCATCTTTATCACCTTTACAGGTCCATTTAAACTAATTGAGTTAGTTGCTGACAGTTCAATATTGGTTAACGGGTTGCCATTGCCATCTGTGGATAATGTCATTTGACCATCCGCAGACGCAGATGACTTAATATATCCCGAAGGATAAACTATCCTGTCATTTTGACAGGATGCTAAAGTTGTTGTAGATCCGCTTGAAGACATATCAATTCTTGATCAAACTAAAAAATTCTGAAGCAAGTGTAATTGTACCTCCAATACCGCCTAAAATACCAATTAAAAATATAGCTGTATTTTTAAAAAAGGATTTTAAGGCATCTTCTTTAGCCATATCAGCTTTATGTTTTTTGGAAAATTTAATAGTTTCATCTATATCATTTTCCACACTGTGCTTCCAAGTTTTTAACTGGATACATGTGCCATTTGTTTTCCTAACTTCTCGAGATATGTTTTTTAATCTGGGAATCATCCAATCCATCTTTTGACGCATTAGATCCAGGGTGGTTAAAACATATCTATCTCTAGGAGTTAAATCGTCCATTTGTTCCATCATTGTCTCAGCCTCAGAACTGACTTCAAATGAAGGTATAGTTAATTCTTCAATTGAAGAAAGTTTTAAAGCAATTTGATCCTCGGTTTCAAATACATCTTCGTGATTAAGCAATGATTCCGTAGGAGACGTTGATATTTCTACAGGGTGATTCATTATTATTTAAAATTAGCACACTTTATATGTGCTTGTCGATAATTAACTTTTGGACAGTCTTACTTTAAACAAAAATTTACGTTTAGGATTATCCGTATTATTCACAGTTCTTTCTTCCACTACTTTATTTGCTTCTTCAGATTTAGTATTTGAAGGATTTACAAAATTGTGAAATAAAGTTCCTATTCCACTCATTTGCATCCATTCTTCCGTGCTTGGTCCAAATGCAGACATTCCAGCGGGAATTGTGATTCCTTTAGAAGCATAAAGTTTATCTTTTTGATCTTCCGTCATTTATAAATTATCCTTTCTGTTGATTTCCATACGGTAGGCATCCGCCATATCCATAAAATATTTCATGTATTTTGGCGAAATTTTATAATTATTTCCATTTTCACATTTTGTGATGCCTTCGTTTTTCTTTAAAGGCGGCACAATTTTGTCACCGTATTTATCTATTAAAGCGTTATATAAATCAACTGTTTTTTTAGTAATTATAAAATATTTTCCTTCTTCAATATCTATTAAACCCCCTGTCTGATCACCATATTCGTCATAAGATATTACATCTCGTTCTATAATGTCAGGAGTCTTATTAGTTGTAGACATACATCCTGCTACAACTATGCATATACTAAATAGAAATATTCTTGCGTATCTCATCGAGAGCTTTTTTATCCCCTTTTAAAGATTTGTTTATTAATTCATTATGCTTATCTGACTCTTGGTTGATCTTCTTAGCCAACTCATTGTCTGTCAAATCGTTATCTTTTGCTCTATTAGCAAAAATAGAAGCAATATATTCAATAATTTTTAAAATGGATGCTATAATTATCTGCATTAGAAATAACTTTTATCAAAGGTCCAAAGGTCCATTACATAATTTTTATCCGACAAAAACGAAGCAGGAAAATAACCATATCCAAAATCCCCTGTGGATGTGCCCCAACTATTCAAAAATTCAAAATAGGTTTGACCGTTCTTTTGTTTAAATCCGGTAATACAAACCGCATGCCCTCCAATTAATTCAGCATCTTTGATATCCTTACAAGGTTCCAAATATCCATAGTAATCCAAGTTCTCCATTTGTTCCTTATAAAGATATAAACCTGCAATAATAGGAAGATGCTCGGCAACCAACACATTTTTACAGATTTCTTCCGGATCAGCTTCCATTGAAATCCTTAAATATTCTTTTATTTTAAAATTCTTTGCAGGATCAATGGCTTCAGGTGGATTGCTATCCGGTGTAAACTTATAAAATGGCATTACGATCTCCGGAACTACACCGTATTTTTTTAAAGCTTTCATTAAGCTTCTAAGTGTCACTCCGCAATCCGGAAGCGGAGAGCTGACATTGCCATAAAATTTATCATCAAATAAAAAGTCTACAAACCTTGCATTATAATAAATATATAAAGGTGAGAGTAAAAAATTCCCGGTTACATCTTCATCTGAATTACCAGGACGCACCATATTTAACATTTTATTGCGCAAAATAAAAACCGCTGCAGATGCTGCAAAACCTCCGCATGCCGAAGTATTCTTTTGATTTTGCACAGGCGGCGCATATTTTTTTAAAGAAAAATCCTTTACACTATCTACAGTAGTTTGATAAATAGCTGAACCAAGTTTGATATGGTCACGCTCATCAGGCAGGTCAGGTTTGCAACCCAATAATTTTGAAGAACCTGATTTTAATTTAAATAAAGCAGTTAACTTCTCAGAAGGCGTAGATTCACTTCTACGATTCTTTTTAAACTTATTTTTAACCCACGAAAATAACGTTTTTATACCTGCCATAGCTAATCTCCGTCTTTATTTTTCACCAAATTCCTTGCCTGTTGAACATAAATTATCTGATCTTGATCGGAAAAGAACTTAAAATATAATTCTCCTAATTCTTTGTCGGATTTTTTTAACAGATCAGGATTGTTTATCGCGTCAAAATATAAATTTTGAATGCAATCATCCCTGTATAAAGCTATTTGTTGTTCTTGTATTTTCTCAATATCATCCTTAAATGATAGCTTTACCTGGTAAGAGCATGCTGTAAGAAGAAACAATAAAAATATGGAAAATACTTTTTTAAACATTATTATTTCACCTCAAGTTTTGGAGTTAACACGCCATTTATAGTGTCTACTACGAGATACATTTGTCTATCTATTCCGGTATTGTCCTTTAATGTATAAGATTCCTGTGCTCCAGTTGAATCGGTAGTTTCGTTAAAATTAAACTTGGCTAATATATTATTTCTCGACAGATTTTCAGAGTTAACCGTCATGTCATAATATTTATCTTCATTATTTAACGTAACCTTAAATCTTAAATTATATATTGAATCCCCCTTCGGTGATGTGCTGCTCATATTTATTTTCTTTCTTCAGAATATTTTTCAGGATCTAAGACTCGTACGTCTTTTAAAAATTCAACTTTAAAAAAATTCTCGTAACGCTTCGCTGTGTCAACGTCACGAAAATCAAACATGTCCAAAGTGCCTGTTAGTTTATTTTGAGCCAACACAGACATTAATTTTCCTTCATCATTACATAACTCCACAAAAGAAATGTCTTTTGGCACTTCTACAACTTGTCTGTCTAAAGCTGATCTTAATTTGATGATCATACAGAGAGTTTCGGAGCCTCGGGAAGTTTCCCGCCTTGCATGATGCTTATAATCGTAGAATACTGTCCTGCAATTTGCGAATACTTATTCTGCAAGTCAATAAAAGATTGCTTAAGATCAGCAAATTCTTGACGCATAGCATTAATGTCTTGTTCCTGTTTTTGAACTGTGGATCCAAATTCCTCCAACATAGGAATTATTTCAGATACCGGATCGCCGCCTTGGGGAGCAGCTCCACCCATGCCAGGATCCATAGGCGGCATAGCTCCACCCATCATTGAGGGATCCGGAGGCATAGCTCCTGGAGGAGGCATAGCGGATGGGTCCATGGGCGGCATTCCTCCTTGCGGGGGCATGGCTTCAGCAGGCACAAAAGCCGTTTTAGCAAATTCTAAAAATTCTTCAACCGTGGTAGGTGCATTCGTATCTTTTGACATATCCTTAAAATTATTAAATTTATCTTTGATTATTAATCTAATGCCTAAATTCTTCAAGTATTCATTTCCTGATGTTAACGATTTAAATAACGCTTGCGATTTTTTATTGTCTTCATGAACTGTCCATACTGGATTTTTTAATTTGCCATAGCCGCTTTTAGACTCAAAATCGATAATAGCCTCGGCAACCATTTTTTTAGCTATACCTTTACCTCTATATTTATTTAATAAAGCTACGCTAATATATTCTCCAGGTATGCTTTCATATGGCAATAATTCCGCTATTTCTGATCTTGGTGTTATGCCTACATAACCGATTAATGTGCCTTTGTAAAATAAAGCGTAAATTCGATCATAAGTGCCATTAAAGTTTTCTAAGCGCAACCCATTCCACCAATATTCAGGGTTTTCATCCTCTACCTCTTTAAAAAATTTTCTTACTGCCTCAATTAAATTATGGTTTTCATTTGTAGATGAAAAACAGTCATCATCTAAATTAAAACCATAATTTTCTATGTTTAATGGAATGATTTTTTTAATCATATCTTAATTTCAGGTATTGGAGTTACCGGAGGCAAATATCTCAATTTTATACCATTAACATAAACTTCCCTATCAGTATTGGAATTGCTTTTAGGACGAGAAACATTTGGGATGTTATTGATTGCTTTTGCATTAGGTGTCGGTGAACCTAATCCAAATTCCTTTTCTAAAGCGTTAATTGTATTCGTCCATCTCGGCGTAAACTTTTCTCCCTTTTGCAACCTTTCCTGTTCATTTCTCCATACATTAGAATCTCTTAAGTGTTTAATTATTTCAGCTTTGTTACCTGCTGCAAGAGCCTTTCTAAAATTGGTCCAGTTGGGAAGATTGGCATTGAATCCTAACTGCAACAAATGATTTTTAGCGTTTTCAGACAACTTATTAAAACCTTCCAGATTACGAACGCCAACATGATTCTGTAAATACCATTCTTGCAGCTGCTTTGAAATATTTCTTGGAATTTTAGAACCTACTTTTAAATCTCCGGTATATTTTAAATTCTTCCTTAGATACTGTTCTACAAAGGGATAAAGTTTAACACCCCCGGGCATTGTCGGAATATGTTTGTCCTTGAGGTCCTTTGTATCCATATAGATCTCATCGTTATTACGAGTACCCCATCCTTCATAAGACTGCAAATCCTTAACCATATCTGCATAGGTATAAGGTTGGGAAGCAGTAGATGCAAATTTTCTAAAGTTATTTATCCGAATCATTGTTTTTAATTTTTATTGTTCCTAAAGAATCTTTATCAAATAAAACTCCTTCGTCATAGTCAAAATAAACTGAAGTTTCAGATTCTTTTTTAATATAAAAATATACCGATACTTTTTTTGCTATAGTTCCGTAATTTTCCCTAACTACTTGTATAGATTCTGCAACAACATTGCTTATTTTAGATTTAATTAAATCTTTTATAGCAACATCATCTTTATAAACTTTCTGCAATTCCAGAATAAATGCTTTATCTTCCAATATAGATTTTATAGAAGAACCTGGAGATTCTTCATCTGAGGATTGTTTATTATCCAGGGCAGGTGTGTAAGGTTTTAACCCTGGAACAACTTTGCAAAACACACTGTTCCATATGAAAGTTAAAATATATTTAATAAGTCTATAAATAGGCGTATCTTTTGAAACACAAGGCAAGCTGATGTAAATCACGCCTAAGATAAAAACAATTAAAGTAGCAATACTGATAGCAGTGGCTGAATCAGTAAATAAAGAAAAATCTGCAAGATTTTGATCCATAACAGATATAGTCTTGCAGATTTTTTAAATTAAACAAGTTTAATATACTACTTAATTTTTTCTAAAGCTTTGCGATAACTTCCTCTTCTGCCTGCAAGACGTGCAAATAAATAAACAGGATTGGTTAATAAACCCGTTAACGGGGTAGCATTCCCTGCAGCCCATAGTGCATTTGCTACAGGCTGATTTCCATACATGTAGGTATAAGCTTCATTATTAATTGGTATATTACCTTGCTCCTTAGCTTTTAATAAAACTTTTGTTGCAAGTTCATCCGCATTATAAATAGCCCCAACAGGATTTAGCAATGCCATTGACTCACGATCTGTAATTTTATCGGGATCTAAGTTTTTATTTACAAGTTCTTTTTTAATCTTTTTAATTAACTTCCTACGATGCAGTGCATTTGCCGTGCCTCCTAATGCACTGCCCAATGCCGCACCAAAAATAGCTCCTGCTTTAGGGTTTTGCAGGAATAGTCCGCCAAGACCTCCTAATCCTCCACCTATCAGGCCCCCAAGACCTGCTGAACCGAGGAAAGAAGTAAAAGGATTTCGAATACTAAAATCGTCAGCCAATTCTGATCCTCCTGCTTGCGCTAGAGCATTGGCAATGGCAGATCTTAATCCTTGTCTAGGATAACCTGCAGTTATAACATCCGCTAATCTACCGTGAAAAATATCTTCGGTAGGTAACAAATTCTCTAATTCAAACTCATTTAATTTAGCCATATTATATAAATATATATATATTTAGGTTAAAATTTAATATCCCCGTGTACCCATCGGATATCCAGGAATGGTAGCAGGTGAAACAGAAGCAGGGGGTTGATTGTTTTGAGCAGCGCGATTTTTATATTCTTCTCCTTTATTTTCAGAGAATGATTGAATATTTTTAACAGCAGTATTAGCAGCATCTTTAGCTCCATCCCATACAGCTTTTCCTGCATTTACCACTGGATCCATAATCTTTCTTTTTGCTCGTTCTAAAGGTGTTTCAATTTTAAAATCAACCGGAACACGACGATTGGTTGTTGAAAGTCTTACATCCTTATCAATTATGTTTTCACTATTTTCCGCAAACCTGTCTGGCTCTCTCTACAAAAGCGGTATTTGCTGCCTGTTGAGCTACGATTGCCCTACGATTTGCATCGCTAGTCATACCGGTTTCTTCCTTAATACGATTAATTATTGCAGGGGCATTGCGTCTTGTTTCATCTTTATAATTATTTAAAGCCAAACGTTGAGCAACAGCTTGCAATTTAGCTTCTTCCCTTTCTTTTACAGATAAAGACGGATCTTTAGCTAAACTTTCATAATATTTTATCTTTTCATTATAACTATTAACCGTATTATTCCACTTGTCAGCTTCAGCTTTCATAGCTGCATCATACCTTGCTTGAGTGCGATCTATTGTACGCTGACTTTGAGCATCTAAAACAGTTTTTTCAGGCAATCCTACAATTTTTGTTAAGAAATTACGTTTTTTCTCGTAGTCTTCCGGAGAGGATAACCCCGAGTTATTAGTTCTAGCAATGTTTAGTTGTTCAGGAGTAAGTTTCCTAAAATCATTTCTAACTGAATTAATTTTATCTTCAACAGCATATAAATTTCTTGCTAATGCATCATTATATGCTTGTAAACGTTGCTCTTCTAAAGTTAAAGGAACCTTGGTTGTATTATTAAACAACATATATGGAGTTCCTAAAAACCCAGGTTTTATATTGCCCCTATTATCATAAGGTAATAGATTTCGGGCAAGCATATCGCCAAAAGAATCATAACGATTTCCTAAACCAAATAGCCATGTATCATTCGGAGATACTGCTGCAGTAGGTCTTATAACATCTTCATAAGGACCGAAACGTTCCAGCATATATTCAGGAAACATTTCGTATAAGTCTTCTATGGACAAATTTCGAGTGGAATTAGGCATATATTACTTAGACTTAAAAGTATTTAATATTTCAGGATTTTGTATTCATTCCCTTTAAATTCCTTAAGTGTTACTAGTATTCTTATCTGAACTAACCAATGATTTAGCGCTATCAAAAACATCAGGATTATCACGCAAATATTTTAAACCATATCCTCCTAAAGCTCCGAGAGCCAATCCAGCTAAAGCTCCACCGCTTCCTCCAAATAAACCTCCTACTCCGCCTAATACTGCTGCAGGGGCTGCATAATACGCCCATGGATTCCCATCAGCAAATTGCATTATTTTATTAAAAGTATCTGATGAATTATTTGCATCCGATTGATTTTCCTTATTGTGTTGTTCCCATAAATGGGCTGCACCCGCAACTGGAAGGGCAGCTAATGTTCCGGCTGCTAAGTGATTGCGCCAGCCGAAATTTGGACGTTTGAAAGGAAATATCTTTGGAGTTATTTTCGTTTCAAGCACTTGTGGAAGCAACTTCATTCCTGTAGCGGAAAATTTCTGAAAGTTATTTATGTTCATAATATTTAAACTTATAATATTTAAAAACAGTTGATTATTTAATTCAATAATAAAATTCTTTATCCAAAATCACTATCTCATCCGACAATTTAATTTTGCCGGAATTTAATCCTTCCATTAATTCCTTGGCGCTATTTAAAATCCATTTATTTTCTGCAGGCGCCGTAATCTGAGAATTGGGTCCTAAAATATAATCCTGCTTTAGCTTATTTACGACCCTATAATCCCTGGGAGAAAATATTTGTTTTGATGGCAGCAACTTTTCTTTTATTTCAGCTTGAGCTTCAGGAAGCGCAGGCACATGCACATTCATCGTATTCGAAAGTACAACGCCACTATAATTAATAAAGGTTTCATACCCCGGAACTGTAAGGTCATAGCCGTCCAGATAAACTCCCGTATCTTCAATCAGATCAATAGTCGCAAACTCTAAACCTGGTTTATTAACCCAGTTAGCAAAGTCATAGTTATCGTCAGTTTCTAAAACAAATTGTTTTAATTCTTTATCATAAGAAACTAAGGTAATAATTCCTACTCGATAAAATTCCTTTTGCACATCCCTTATTTCATTAAAATCATCAAAGAATAAAGGAAATACAAATTCATCTTTGCTATATTTATGATCTGCAAGCACTGAACATACAGGGATATTAATATCCAGTTCTTTAGCTTCCTCTGGTGTATGTCTTTCATATTTTCCGGTATTTTTATTTAATCCGAATACTGCCCTTGGGTCATCGTCCGTAAAAATCTGCAAACCATTAGATAATGTAACAATAACCAGTCGTCGTTTTGGATGTATTGAAAAACAACTTACATCAGCCCAGTCCCAACATCCCTTATCTTCATTAAAAGCCAATGCTTTTAAATCCTGTGTATCATAAAAATAAATAGGACCGTTTTTACCCTCCGGATTTACATTGGTCAATTTACCATGAGGTATTTCAGACAAATCGGCCAAAAATACCGAATAACCCTCCGGAATATCTGGTAAATTTAAAAGCTCTGGATTTTTAATTGGTTGCATTATTAGGATTTAGTCAACTACTCGCCAGATAAACTGGTGAGTTTTCTGGCTTAAAATAAATAAATTTAATCCCAGCGAAATTTAGATTTCATGCCATTGTCATACATTTTATTAACAATGGATTTTACTCCGGTTCCTATAATATTATCCCCGTAAGTTTTCTCTATTTCCTTAGCTAAATGCTTTTTATCCAAATAACTTTTTAATTTACTAGCACCGTAGCCCATGGTGCCTCCAATTAAAGCATTTCGTATTGCTCTATCAACTATGTTAACCCTCGGAGTTGTGAACATAGCATCAAAAGCTGTAGCCGGTAGGGAAACTAATAATCCCAGCTTTAATCCAGGATCCATTTCGTTCCACAGTGATTTTAAATTATCAGTTATATCAGCCATAATAATAATATTCTTATTTAGATTGCTTATTCATGGTTTCCACCAAATTTGATAAATCCTCAACTTTCTGCTTTTTCGCCTCTTCTAATTTTTTCAAAAATTTCGCAAGTTCCCCAGGCTTTAATGTTCCTGTGTAAATATCAAATGAAGTTCCATCTGGTCGAATTTTGGTAGATTTTATGTAATCCATATAGTTACGAGAATCAGGATACATATCATTAACATATCTTTGAAATTTTTTATCATTTCCAAGCAATGATACTAACTTATTTATACCTGATTGCATCAGTTTTCCTAAACCGGCATATTTTACAATAGAATTATAATTAGAAGGTGTCATATACTTTTAATATTTAAAAGTATTTTATGGCAAATATTTAAAATAATGTACAGAAAAAAAAACGAAAGACCCCGAAATACTCCGAGATCTTTCGCCGACCGAGATTCCCCAGTCCATTGGCTTCATTGAAACCCGCCACATTTGGGCATTATTAAGAGGCCTGGCGGGTATGTTGAGTACAATATCGGATAAAATTTTTAATTTATCAAGCTTTTTTAACGCTTACCATACAATTTTTCTTGTTGCTCATGCAGCTTTTTCGCATAGGCTGTAGCATCTTCAGGCGAACGAAATTTACCTAAATGCTTTTTAGTCTTATAATAATAAGATTTAGCATCTTCGTCTGACATTATCTTGCCCTCATCTGATACCGTAGGCACAAGCACTTCAAGTCCGGATTCCGGTTCAAAAAAGCTCATACTTCTTACTGTAGAGATTGAACCGTCTTTATTTTTAACTATAGGACGCTTTGTTAAATCTATATTTCCTTGAACCGCTATGGATTCATTGCTTGGAGTGGCGGAATATTCGGGAAGAGATACAGCGAATTTTTTAAAATTATCGAAATTCATATAGAAAAAGCGGCCTCCTTGGGTGCGCATTATTAAGAGGCGTAGGAGGCATTCTTAAATATAATATTTCACATTTTTAGGTTAAATGCAAGTTTTAATTAAGAGTTTAAGTGTTAACCAATTTTAAAAAATCTTTTTCATCCAATACAGCAATGCCTAATTCAGCAGCTTTTTTATTTTTGCCGGATCCGGAATTTTTATCGTTCGTTACAAGATAAGTTAAACCTTTGCTAACGGATGATTTAACTTCTCCTCCCAAACTTTCCACCATAGCTATTGCTTCTTTTCTGCTAATGGACATAGCTCCTGTAAAACAAAATGATTTGCCTTTTAAAGGCAATTTAGATTCTTCACAGTCAGGTTTTAATTCTTTTTCTCTCGAACTTTCATAGACAATCCAATTATCGCAAGTAATAATGTTATGCCAAATAGACATTAAATTGTTTTCTATTATAGCTTTTCTCAGCCTTACAATAGTATCTTGGGTAGTACCGGAAGGCGTAATAAGGGAAATACTATGATCAATAAACAAAGCTCTATTCATTCTATCCACGCCGTTAGCCTTTATCAGTTTCTTAACAATCTTTTCTCCTATGCCCTTGTAGTCAAAAGAACACATTAATTTTGTGTAGGAAATAGACCAAAACTTTTCAGGCAAACTTTTATAAAAATCCATTTGTTTCTTATATTTGGTATCGGGATAAAAATTTATCACATCATTAATTGTCTTAAGATTCCATGATTTAAGCGTTTTTGCAGACACATTGGGAATATCAAGATTGTTTAAAAAGAATGCCAAAGATTTATACGCAGATTCATCGCAATCCGGATTAATGCAATATAATTTCTTGCCCTCTATTTTTAATTGGCCTCCACAATAAGGACATTTATTAGGGATATCAGCATTGTCTGAGGTTTCAATGACCTGAGAAATAACGGGAATTATCTCACCGCTTTTCATAACTACAACCTTGGCGCCAATACCTATTTTATGATTTTTAACCCATTCGTAATTAAAAGCGGAAGCTTGCATAACCTTAGATCCGTTTAACATGACAGGTTCTATCTGTGCTATAGGGCTTAAAGATCCGTCCTTGGTCATCCTCCAGTCAATGCCTGTGATTATTGATTCTGCAGCCAGTTCATTTGCTTTAAATGCTCTGGTGTTCGCGGGATAATATTCATTCTCATACTTGTAATTTTCATTTGACTGGATAACCAAACCGTCAATTTCCCAAGGAGACCTGACAAGAAATTTCTGATATATGCCCATGAGCGTTTCGCTATTTAGACCGCCTTGTTTAATTACAGTATAAAAAGGCACGCTAAATCCTTCTTGTTTTAAAATGCCTAATTCATTCTCGTAGTTTTCCGTATCATATTCTGACAATATTCTATATGCATAAAAAGAAGCGTAAGACGCAATATGACAAGTGTCATTTTTATCTCCCAAAAGTCCTACGACAGCATTTCTCGGATGCTTTTTATATTTGCCATTAGTATCGGTATTAAGTTTATCAAATGCCTGATGAGTTAAAAGTATTTCTCCTCTTATAACAACTGTACCTTTTGCAAATTTTAAAGTCTTGGGAATATTTAAATCAAACAAGCGTTTAAATTGCGATTTACCCTTATAACCATCCCCTCGCGTAGCAATATCTGCCAACTGACCGTTTATATAATACAACGTCAAAGATGCCCCATCAAGTTTGGGTGTAATTATCCAATTTTTTGTTAAGTTATTATTATCAAAAGACTTTATTGTATCATCTTCCCCATTTTTAAGCTTTTCCAATGATCCTATAACGTAGGAATGCTGAAAATCCGAGCCGTCTGCGCCTTCATTGAGGAAGTACTTTATTTCATTATACTCTTTTGTATCTTTTATTTCACTGACGATTAAGTCGTATTCTTGGTCTGTGATAATAGGATTGCCTATTCTATAGGCTGTGTTGGCTTTGATTAATAAATCCAGTTTTTCTTTTTTTGTCATGTTTTGTTTGGTTAGGGTTTCCAAAATTCAAATATCGGTTCAAAATTACTTCTTTTGCCATTATAATTAGAGAGTAAATATTTATGTACACGTTTTAAAATAAACCCTCTTTTTAAAGCATAATTTATGGTACTACTTTCTAAATCTATACAATTTTTACAATCTTTTACATTTAAAGCTAAGATTCCGGTTTTAGGACGCAAACAATAAAATGCTTTATCTATAAGAACCTTTAAAAACTTTTCTTTCCACTGTTCATAATCTGAATATCGCACCCATGATTGGGTAGTTTCGTTAGAATATTTTTCTGTGTCAAAATAAGGAGGCGAGGTAAATACCAAATCCACCCCATTACACGGAAGATTATCATAATCCTCTAAAGGATTATTTATTAGATCATAATTCATTGCGCTTCCTTGTGCTGTCTGTTGTAACTCATTTTTAATTACAGTTAACTTATTAAATGTCGTAGTATTTGGTTCTGTACCAATATACATTTTTACTTTGTCTGCCTTAACTGCGCCAAGAAGTCTTCCGCCATAACCCATACAAGGATCCCATACTATAGACTCGTCAAATGGTAGTAAAACATCATAAATAGCTGCAGCAGCAGTGGGACGAAAATTAGATATACACTGTACACTAGGATGTTTGAGTAACCAATCTCTTAAAGCAGAACCGCTTAGTTGCTCTTTATGCTCCTGTAAATGATACATTAAAACATCCATCAACACTTGGTCACTTTCAAATGCTTCCATAGGTGTTAAAAAATGTCCGCATTTTACAGTAGCACGTTCCTGACTAAAATAAGACCAAAGATATCTAATACCTGAGTGTAAAACACCAAAACCATAAGAACCATCTGGATAAGATTCTAAAAATTTATCCTCTTTCCAAAAGTCATAATTGAGAAATTTTTTTAAAGCATTTTTTCTAAACTTCTCAGAAGCCTCGTAATGAGGAAAACCTTTGGATCTGATATTTTTTATTATAATATTTAATTCTTCTGTATTCATTGGTTTATTTAATTCTAAGCCATTTAATTTTTGAGTTATTAATAAATTTAGCAATATAGTCGGACATGAACTCTGTATTATAAGATAAAGGTTTAAGTTCTCTAAAGTAATTTAACAACCTTATCCTTAGCTCATTTTTTATGCCCTCTCCTTTTCCTCTATATAATATGTGATAAAGCTTTTTAAATAATTGCGATCCTTTATCAAAAATCAATTTCCTGTCGTGTGAAATTGTTGTGGTAAAACAAGATTTAAACCCTTTTTGTAAAACATCATAATGCGCTTTTGATAAATGCTCTAACAATTCTGAAGATTCTAATAAATTTAAGGCGCATTCATATTCTTGTTTTCTTTGATTAATATTTTTCATTACAGCAGGCATTAACACCTCCACGATAAAATGCTTTGTTGCATAACCACACTTTCTGGATCTAAAAACGCTATCAGCAATATTGGCATCTTCTATTAACTTTTTCTGTTCTTCAGTCGGATTCTTACGATCAAATTTCTGAGTTTTTCTAAAAAATATAAAGGGTTCAATTTCCTTCAAAAATTCTTTTGTGCATGGAATATAATCGTATTTATATTTAGAAATATCCACAGAAGCATTCTTAAATATTTCAAATTTTGGTTTATAAGCCATACGGTCATCTAAAATCTGTAAAGTCTTTAGGCCTACTACACTAAAGGAAATAACATAAACTTTATTTCCGGAAACTGTAGGACGCTTATCAAATGTAAGTGTGGCATGCAAATTTAAGCTATGTGCCAATTCCTTAATATTAGAAGCTAATTTTTTACTGATAGTAGAATAGTTAACTAATAACCGTGGATTCTTCATAGCATGATTTATCGAGACCGAACCATCAGAAGAAATAAGCCCTGCAAGCAATCCTTTTTTAAATTCCGTATTAGTTGTTTTAAAGTCAAAATTTAAACATTTATTTCCTGCACCATTATGCGTGAGTCCTCGCTCTCCCCCTAACATTTGAGTTAAAAATTCACACATTTTATCCACTTGATCAAAGGATATGCTAAATTTACGGCTATCACCCTCACACCAAGAAGCCTCTTCTTTAGGAATAAATTTCTCCAAAACTTCGTAATTTTTTACGCATAAAATATTTTTTAAATAATTTTCCACAAACGCATAATTATATCCAAGCACATCAGCTAAATGTATTTTTCTATCAGTCCATTTACGACCCTTATATTGTGGCTTATCCCACCACCCGTCTCCCGCAAATAATCCTAAAAACTGACCTAAATTGTAATCTTCTTTAACTTCGGGCATATCTTCAGAAAATATGCGATAAGTTCTGGAGTTATCTTCTGTAATTTCAGATGTTGCAACAGGTACTAAATATTGATCTTTCTTTTGTAAATCAATCGGCTCAAACAAAGAAGTAAAGCAGTTTAAACCAATCGAAGAAGTTTTAATATACTCCCCTGTAATACAAGGAAGAACATATTCAGCATCCGGTAGAAATTTAACAGTATTAAAAGGTATTTCATTATTCATGGTTTCAAGGATGCATAGAGAAAAGTAACCGTCAAGCATAAAATCCTATACCAAAAATTATTTTTTAAACTTTCGGCATAGGATTTTAATACAAAACTAAAAATTATTAGGAGACAAAAAATAATAGCCCAAAAGTTATTTTTACAACTTTTGGGCTATTATTTTTTTCTATATTTTAACTAAATCTACGAATTTCTTACACACACAAACACGTGCCCCCATTGGCAGTCTCCGTCAAAGTCAGCCCCTAATCCAGAGCTCACCACAGGCGGAAGCAATATATTCTTGCCTTCATGAAACACAGGTTTAAAGCCAAGTACATTGAACTTATGCCACGCCGGTGCCCTACTTGCAGTAATCCATCTACCTCCATCCACCACAGTCTGCAACGCATCTTTTGCCATTTTTGTCTGGTCTTTAATATTCTGCAACGCATCTTTCGGGGAAAGGCCTCGTTTTACCAGCTCTCTCTGAATATACGGTGAGTAAATCTCAAAACCCATTTCATAAGGAATGCCAAGCTCATCCATAGAAATCTCGGGATTTGCATCAATCACGCCTCTCGCAGAAAAATCCACGGGCTTGCTTATGACATTCCTATTCCATTGCGAAAACTTAGAAGTTCCCCCGATAAGTTTTTGTAAAAATCCTGATACTCCTCTTTGCTTTAATTTGCGACTTGCAGGCTCCCCGTAACCATACAAAGCTTTTAAGGATTTATAAACATTAGGCACATTTTTATCCGCTTCATCAGGGCCTAATTCTTGTAATATCTCACCTTGGGTATGCGCCATGTTAATTACATCTTGATATAGCTCGTTTGCATCCCCAGGTAAGAAAGTATCTTTACCCATAACAGAATAAGGCCTGAATTTAGGTGGTATAACAGGCACCTTCGTAATCATAAATTCTTCAGGCTTCATACGATTATTTTTTAATCCATCTAAAGCCATTATACGATTTAGTGCCTGTTGCTTTTTAGACTTTGGTCCGTATTTAAAATCTTGTTTTGCCTGTTCTAAATCTTTGTCTATATCTATATCCGACAATGCATTATATATAGCCTTGGTTCCGGTGCCGTATTTAAGCAATGATTCTTTTCCGGCTAATATATCATTAAATGTGGACCTTTTAAGTCCCAATAAAGATATTATAGTATCTTCAAATGCAGGATTAGGATAAGGCCTATCTAATGTAATTTTACCCCATCTATTACCGACAGTTAAAGCAGGATCAAATAATCCGCCGGAAATAGGTTTCATATTTTTAAAGTCTATAATGCCGTCATTTTTTATTTCAACAGGATTAAATAATGCAAAGTCCTTATCTGTAAAAGGTGTGGCTTGAATCGAATCGCCATTATCAGCGCGTTTTGCATTTATTCCTGCGCCTTGCATTAAAGCAATATACTTATCCCAGATAAAAGGCGATTTTTTGGCTAATGATGGCGTCTGTCCCATGCGGACCTTACGCCAATAATCATCATTGCGTTGTCCCCTTAAATGTATTGCGTCTTTAATTACGTTATATGCGCCGGAAGATAAAATCGCATTACTCTCCAAGTTGCTGTGGCGCTTTGAATTACTAACAAGCACATTACCAGCAAGATATGAATGTGTATCCTGTACTGTAAAGTCATAGACATTTATTTCTTCAACATTAGGTTTATCGTGTTTATAAGGTTCAATAGACTTTATTTCTACAGGAATTAAACCTATAGGTGCATCAATATCTAAAACTGCTTTATTACGATTATTGCGTTCTATATTTGCAGCTTCCTCAGAATACTGAGTTGCAAATTTAATCATTTGTCTTTTAGACTTCGGAATATCATTTATATCACAATATTTTAAAACCAAATTTATCATTTTTAGGCAATCTTCTTTACCATATGCAACAAGTTTGCCTCCCTTATATACAGGTTTATAAGAAGAATGTTTATCTTCGGAATAACTATAATTCTTTAAATCCTTTACAGAAAACTTAATGCCAGTTAATTCTTCAATCCTATCTGCAATCATTTGATTTTCTTCACGAGAAAATGCCATAAGATATAAGGATAATGCAAACTTCATGGAACTGCAAGAAAATGCTGTAAAGCTTCCGTCATCTAAAAATAAAGCTACTACACTCAATTCTGTTAAGTTGCTTAGCCATTCCTTTGTAACCGTTTTTCTGCCATTAGAAGAGTAGCACTCTCTCCTAAATTTTTTTGCTAACCATGGATATGAAATACTTAAATTCACTTGCTGAATAGGTGCTTGACAGATACTACTTTCCGAAGGTTTCCTGTGATAATCACTCATTTTCGCATTTAAGCTACTTAGAATTTTTTGTTTCCATGCCACATAAGATCTTTGTACCGCACTATGCACAATGTCGATACTATCTTCATTTGCATGTGCATAAGCATCCCCTAAAAGAGTGCCATACAGTAATGCAAGCTGGTCTTTTGTAGGTTGAGGACCATAAGTATATAAGTTATCTCCAGGTCTTAAATCTCCTATAGGAACTTTAGAACCATCTTTCCTAAACACCAAGTGATTTTTTGTAACCCACATACCACTGGCATTAAATATTCTATAAGGAGAATCTGCTAACCTAAAAGCATTTGTAGAAAATTTTACTGTTATTAGTTCTTCTATTTTTGCCCGACGAACAAACCAATCCGTCACAGGTTTGTAAACCCATTCGCGTCTATCAAAATCAAAAGTTAATACAGGTATTCTCAGCCGTTTTTCGCAAAGTGTCGCTATAGCTATAGGACCATAAAGCGTGTGTATAACTTGTCTTCCCATAAAACATCGCATGCCTTCTTCCCCGCCCTTTACAGGCATTTCATTTTGGTCATAAATGCCCTGACCCCTTGAGGAAAGTTTGGAGTCAGACGTATGATGCAGTTTAAGGAAATAAGCATTACCTACAGCAATAGGTTGGTCTAAGTCTCTATCAATTACTGGATCATAAACGGCTTCGACATCAGACAAGTTATTTTTCTTTAATTCGTTTTCGACAAAATCATACCATTTTTCGCTATTTTTATTAAAGGTCGGCAATTTATATTTTTTACCCGTTTTCTCGGCAACCTTCCCAAGCATAGCTTCATACATCATATTGGCATTAACTCGAGATACCAAACCCAACTGATTAAATAATACATCTAATGGCTTGCCATCTTTTGTTCTCGGCATTTCATTTTGCGGTAAAATATGGGATACAGTTAACTTATTGCCGGAGCGAGTTGAATTGCCCTGCCAGCTTTGCTTCCCTTTAAACCGTGTAAGAATAATTCCCAACCCATGAACAGAAACGCAATAAACTTCCCCGTTATATTTTCTCTTTAGATGACAATTATTTTTTCTAGTGTTATCTAAAGATGCTGTATGAAATTCCAAAAATCGGATTTCATATGAAGGAAAATTAGCTTTAATTATTTTACCTTTCGCATTTAGATTTGAATAATTAAATCTTTCTCTGACATGTATGCTAGGTGAACCCCCTAATAACGTATAAATATAAGCTAAATCTTGTACCATTTTATACGAAGAAGTCCAAATAGTCTTTGCTCTTTTTTTATCTCCATCCCCGTTAAAATAGGAAGCAATAAATAACTCTAAACCTTCTTTAGGAAGTTTTTTAATCCAATCAGGGATAAATTTCTCTGAGGCTGTGCCAAACTGTTTTAAATATATGGCTAAAGATTTTTGATGTATTATAATATATTGCGACGTTAAATCATTATAATAGTAATTAAAACCTAAACGATTTAATATTTTCTCTATTACTGCACAAAGGGGTTTTTTAGTTTGGGTGATAGCAATATTAAAATTCTTCTGATGTTTATGCTGTGTGCTACCTTCGGATAAGTAAAAACCCATAAACATTACAAAATCTAACGTATTAAACTCACAAAGGTTATCTTTATCAGTTAATTTGTTTAATGTTTTTAAATCTTCATATTCATAATATGGAATTTTAATAGTTTCGGGTAGTTCTCTGTCAGATAAATCAAAATCTGCTGATACCATAAACATCTTTGACATACCATAGATAGTCTGTGCATCTTTAGCTTCCCATTTTTTATCATTTGACTTATTGCTACGAGATTTGCACCAAATTCTATGGGTAGGAGTAACACTATATGCTACTCGTGGAGCATCAACTTCATACATATATCCAGAGTAAGTATAATGCATTACATGATAAGGATGAACAAATTTAGCATATAAGTCTTGTTTGTCTTTACAAAATTTGCCGTTTTTATGCACAAATTTATCCTGATTTCTATCAAATAAAGCCGCTACTTTATCCTTAAACGTAATATCAGTTATATTCTTCCATCCGTCTTCCGTGAATACTTCAGTATCGGGGTGATAGCACATCTTATCCCCCTCTTGCATAGGCGCAAAAGTCTCAACGTTAACCTTATATCCATCATTTGTCTTTACTACATCAGTTACTACACCTGGGGTATCGTGATCCCATACTTGGGAAGAATCCAATCGCGTTGTTTTTAAATACTTGGATAACCTTCCCAAATTAACGTCATTAGAAGAAACAACCCTGGAACGTGTGGATACAATTAACGGATCACCGGGATTTACCACAGTACCTGCTTTAATAACGCCATTATCGTCTATTTTATCCATCTGTTCCTTGTTAAACTTATCCGGATAAAAAGCTTTAAAATGGTCTTTGCCGGTTTTTATATCCTTGCTGTCATTAGCTTCGCTATATTGATACATATGTTGCGAAGTCATCTTTTTAGCAAAATCTTCCGATATTACCACAGCATCGTCCATGGACCATCCCTTATACGGCACAAATCCCACTCTGGCATTTAGGCCCATATTTAAAGTGCCATTATTATCAGTGAAATTTGTCTTAGCCAAAATAGGCGGATTTTTGGATTTATCCCTGCTTATTTTATCTCCCGCTTTTACCAAAGGATAATTGGTAAGCATGGTTTTACAATTAAAGGCAAAATTGTTATATAAATTCTTAGTCTTGGTCTCGCCTTTATCGTTTTTATATTTAATATAATCCGGCGTCACTTCCAAAATATCAGCAGAATTATCGTCGTCATCCAACGAAATAACACCGGTTTTTTTGCCTAAATAATCCTCATATGACTCGTTATTATCCGCATTTTTTAACGACTGTACATTAGGGGATTCACCGTCTTTAATAGGCAAGGCTTGAGTAATAAACTTATGCTCATAAAACGCCCTTGCAGCAGTAACGGAATTTTGCATTGGTAATAAATTTAATGTATTGCCAAAGAATTGATTTGGAGACACGAACTCATATCTAACCTTTTCAATATCATCCGGTTCTTCTGTTATTACTCCGCGTTTTAATACCGGAATAAGCTTATTTTTTTTAGCCATAAGTTCTTTAGGATTATTTGATGCGCTTAAGTCGTTTATATTCGAAGATGACATGTACTGTATATTCGCTTATTTAAGAGTTTAATTCAAGGATTTATTTTTTAGGTGAGCAAGGTGTTATAGCTAAAAAATAAATAAACGCCCAAAAAGGCATAAACCTAAATGGGCGTTTATTATATAGATATAAAAATATAGTTTTACTTAATAACCTTTAGCAGGACACGTATTTAATGTAGCATCAGGAATCGCATAAGGAAACTTTGATTCGTTATCATATGCACTTACAGGTTTATTTATTACTACACTATCACTATTATTTTCTACGGGAGGAGATGATTCTTCCTCTTCAGCATCAGGTTGTTCCTTTAACTCTTCTTTATCTTCATCAATAAGTTCTTCAAATACTTCTTGATCTTCCTTAATAGCTTCTTTTAACTCATCATTAATTTCTTTTATTTCACTATCACTTACTTCAACGTTAGAATCATCTTTTACGACTTCAACTTCGGAAAATTCTTGAGAAAAATCCGTAACTTCATTTATATCAGAATCTTGTATATTTGATGTTTCTTTTGGCATATATAAAATCTGTTTTTCTTAAATGCTTAATTTACTTATATGTAATATTTTAAGTGAAAATATTTTATAAATATACGGTCATAAATAAATTATACTAAAACATTAAAATTTTATTAACCTATAAATCTCGTATAAAAATAAAATATTTTTCACTTTTTAAACTACACTAAGAAAAATAAATCATCAAGGATTATTTGATCTTTAATCAACTAATACCCAATCTTCGGCGAATATATCCGATTGGCTGGCCAGCCATCCGGTCAAAACCGCCTTGCGTCCGGTCGAATCATGCGTGTACATGCAGATTGTCGGTAGCCCGAGAAGCCTTCCGCCATTGTCAATAACAGCCTGTTTAAGCTTCGGGTCGGAGCATATTTCGGGGGTGATTTCAAAAGCCGGCTTTTTCCAGAGATACATTCCCTTTCCGTTCCATCCCTTGCGAGACACCTTTTCTCCCCTGTTGAGAGCTTCAATCGCTTGGCCAAAGTTCATGAGATTATTTGATTTTGTATTTTCAGTGGTATTTTCCATAATTTTCCTTTCTGGTTTAAAATAAAATTTTCGATGGGTTAAAATGAATATGATGGTTGGCATGCACATAACCAACAGGATTTTTTACAATCCTGGTAATAGCATTGCCACGTTTATTCTTTACAGTGAAATCATAAAGTTCTTTATACTCAGGCTCATAATGACTATGACCGTGAATCCAAAATTGCGGCGCTATTTGTTTGCCATCAATGGTTTTGTTAAAAAATCCATAACGATCTAAGGCGCTAGCATAACAAGACTTTAAAACATTTTTATTACTTTTATTAAATTTAACGCATTTTAAAAGCGGCGCATGATGCGTTACAACAATGTTAATGCAGTCGGGATTTACATCCCAAGAGGATTCCTGGATTAGTTTATGACATATAAATGACTGACTAACCCAAAATATAGGCTTTATCACTTTCGGCGTTAATTTTAGATTCTCATCATATCTGCACTCCCAATCATTCATATAATATTTCGACGCTTCAATAGTCGGAATATCAATGTCTGACCATAGGGTTGAGCAAATGATATTTACCTTATTAAAAGAAGAATTTTTATTAAAAAATTCGCAAGATTTTTTCGTATATTCTGCGACGGTATTATTAAGAAACCTAATGTTATAAATGCCATTTGCAGCAAATATGCTTTCAGTAACAGACAAGGAATTTGCCCATCCCAATGTATCCGCAACCATGGAAAATCGTAATCTTGGATAACTTGACTTGGCTTTCTGATGAAGCAGATTCATTGTAAGCTCTTCGTCATCCTCATCACTTAAATAATACTCATGATTTCCGGGAACTATAATGACTTCTTTAAATTGCTTGGAAAGGGCTTTAAACCAATCCAGCATAAACTCACTTGTATAATTGGACAGATAATTTACGTCACCCGCCAATATTAAAATATCAGCTGAGGGTATTAAGGGATTTTGTTTTAAATAATCTTTGTTATCATCAAATTCTAAATGTAGATCTGATGCATATTGGATAGAAAACGGGTAAATTATTTTCATAATTTTTTAATTTGTTATTTAACAACAATTTGTCCGCTATCTTTATATCTTACTTTTTCTACTGTGCTAATAGCCAGAGATTGGAAATATTTGGGTATACATATTTCAAATATAGGATAGCTAAACGGTAAATTTATTGCAATTTCCAAAAGATCAACAGGGTTGTTTCTAATCTGAGTCATCCATAACGGCGAAAACCGCTTAGTTTGTCTTGCAGATGCTTTAGATCCAAACGAAGGAAATCGTTTTAACAATTTCTTACCCTCTTCATTATAGGCGCATTTAACAAATATTTTATTATTTACGGCAAATATGTCAGTAACATAACCAACTAATTCCTTCTGCAATTCTTTATGCTTACTTTCAGGATATATATGTGATTCATTAAACTTTAAATCCGGATGTCCGTCTTTCCATATGGGAGGAAAATAATTTCTTAAACCAAACCAAGGACGCAAACTTTTTCTTAAATACTCCAAAGATTTTGGAGTAACAATTTGTATTTGATTCGGGTAATCAGTGGTATAAACTGCATTTAATTCCCATAAATACTGTATAGTTTGATACTTAAATGTATTTTTAAAATCAGGTTGAGTGTCTAAGTGCATCAGTAATTGCCTATAGTAAATGTTATAAACTCTGCAAATTTTTGATTATTAAATGTTAAAGCCATATCATCTGAAACTATCGATGCATTATAAAATGACTGTAATTTGCCGGAATTGACATTTTTCTCTTCGTGAGCTCTATCACTAGAAAAACCTTTATGACAATGCCCAAAAACAAAAATCGGTGTTTCGTTAAATTCAAAATCTATTGCATACCTTAGCGCCTTTGAACCAATATCAGTACTGAAATCACCCAATGGTGTATAAACTTTAGAAGAAATGATATTATATGGCGGCATATGTGTTAAAACAATATCCGGCATTATACCTTTATTTTTACGGCAAGTTTTTTGCAAAGCCTTTAAAAAGTTATCATCCGTTGTCATGCGATTTTTAACTTTTTCATTTTTCTGCACATTTAAAAAGGTTTTATCGGTGCTGACAATTTCACTATAAAAGATGGCAAGAGGGTCACCTTGATTTAACTTTGTCATAGGTAAAGTTATCAAACCCGTACCTTCCAACAACTTCACCTTATCTGCGGTTTTAGCATAATTTTTACTCTGAGCCTTAACATCTTTCCAAGAATAACGGTCATGATTGCCTCGTATCGCGCATACAAACTGGGCATTTGGGAACATTTTAAATGCCTGTTCATAAAGAAAGTTAGCTACATGATTCGCGGAACGCTTTAAGCAATATTTGTCAAATTTATCTTTCAGTTGATCAATTTTTATCATGCATTCATCTGCAGATAACGAACTGTCAAGATATACTTGATTCATACACATTTTCGTATCTATAAGAATTTTATCATTGCTGGGGACATAGCTGTCGGCTATGTCCCCAGCAATAAGCACAAGATCTATATGAGGGTCTACATAAGAAGAAAATTTACCACAAAATAGATCTAAAAAATGTATGTCTGATATCGCACAAACATTATATTTTGCTCTGTTATTCATAATAAGGTTCCCTATCACCACCAAAAATGTGGCCAAAATTCGCCAAATAATTTTTTAGCTTTATTCAAACGTTTTTCATATTTCTTCCATTCCTCCCATTCAGACAAAGAACTTGGGCGCTCTGCAAGCGGAAGTTTATTGTACTGATAAAACAGATCGCTTTCTTCTTTTTCAGTCACTTCTTCTTCTAACATCCAAAGAATTTCGTCTATAATTTTATTCCATTTCTCATATCCGTCTTCGTACTTAGCAAATATGCCAGGGTATCCCACATTTAACTTCTTAAACCTTTTTAGCCTTGGGATTAGCCATCTTGCCATAGCTGCGCCCAAATCCCAAGTTTCGGAATCGTCAAACCCTCGTTTTAATAATTGTTTTGCATATCTATTAAATCTTTTATCCTTAGGTGTAACCCCTTCTTCTTTACTGAAACTTAAACTTCCTTGATATACTTTTGATTCAACAATGCACTTAACTTTATTTAATTGGGCCTCAGTTAGCTTATTTGTCATCACTTAAAGGAATGATGTTTTCAATAACAAAATCACTGGCTACAACTTCTGGATCATCGATTATGTCATCAAATTCGCAGTCATAATCTTTCTCATAAGCAATACGTTCAGCTTCTTCTTTAGACTTAGCACGTATAACAACCTGTCCTGTACAAATAACTTCCTGAGAATAGTGAAATTCAACCAAATAATCCTTTTCCATTTTTTATTTTTCCTTTCTTATGTTTTAAAATTTGAGCATTAATCTGTTGTTTTGGGGTGTAGGCCAAATATCAATGGTCACTTTTTTTGTATACTTAAATTAATATTTACTTACACCTCCATAATGTTTTATACCCTTTGTTTGGGTTTTATTAAACTACTGATTATCTTCCTCTGGTTTCACTTCGTCAATGTAATCAACATTAAAAGTATCTTCACAGGTTTCTCCATAGCAATCATACACACATTGGACATCCTCGGAATCACTACATCCTGCAAATAATGCTTCTTCTAGCTTTCCTTTAGCTTCTTCCAAGCTATTAGCCTTGACTGTGGCATCTCCGGAATATAATTCCGTAGCTGTACAACTGAAACGTAATTGATATGTATTCATATTTCTTTTCCTTAATTAAAATTTAAACTTCACGCCGCATTCCAAAAGCTCTTTTTTGTTTCGCTTTAAAAAGCTCATTAAATCGTCCCATATCGTCTTTAAAACTTCAATATCGTCGTAAATGTAAGAGTCATCATTCGGGTCTAAAATGCTCATATAATCAAAGAGCACTTCTTCATCTCCGCTAAAATTAGCCATATCATCTTGAAATTGTGATATGGCTAAAATGTAGTCTTGTTTTTTCATCTCTATCTTTTCCTTATTTATTAAGTTATTATTAAATAACTATATAAAAGGATTCTGTCTCAGAATCATAGATAAAGCCTAATTCCTCAAGCCTTTCTTTTTCCCCATCAGGTATCGTTTCGGGATCGACTCCCACATGAAACTCTTCGATATTACACCAACAAGGATAAGGAGTCTTTGTGTACATTCTAAAAATCTTTAAAGCCTCAATAAATTTATCTAAAAAGTTATCCATTGTTATTTACCTCCTTTTTATTACGGTATTTGTCTCATTTTTATTACGGTATTTGTCTCATTTTTATTACGTTATTTGGCTAAGTCAAAGCTGATGTCAGAATCTATTTCGTCTCCCCAACTATCCCAACCATCAGCTTTATTTCTAGCAAATAATTCTACTCTAGGTAAATCACCTACTAATTCTATAATTTTATCTCTTACACAATCAGGCTTTTGCGAATGATTGCGTAATGGACTAAACACAAGCTGTGATACATTTGGGCTGATTCTTTTAGGCTTTCCTTTAGTCGCTAATAAACAAGGTTCACTGTTGCCTCTAGTCCACCTTCCTAATCCAAAGAATAATCCGTCTCCAGATTTATTCTGTTTTATCCACTGAAAAGCTATGGTCTTATATTTAAATCCCCAAGCGTCAATAACATCTAAGGCTTCTTTTAGTTTGGGATACGTAGCCCACATAAACAATATACAGTCATCCGCAGCTATATCTTTAATTGGGAGTGACTGTAATTCAGAATCCGTTATTGTTTTATAATGACGAGCACAAGCACCTTGACAGTTCTTATCTTGATATGTCCAGGGAGGATCAGCGTAAATAATGTTATACTTTTTCATAAATTTTCCGCAAGGATACCGGATAGTTTATCTATCCGGAGGAATTGCGGAGCTTCCTTGTTAATTGTTTTTCTTGACAAATTTTTCTTGCATTATTTGAATCTATTTAATTAAATAAGTTCAATTAAAAATGATAAAGACTATAAAGCATAGATTTTATCCTACGAAAGACCAGGAGATTCTTCTACGTAGAACCTTGGGATGCGTTAGGTTTATCTATAATAAAAGTCTTGATCTTAAGTCTTCGACATTTACGCAAACAGGCAAATCATTAAGCTCTTTTGATTTAATGAAAGAGCTGACAAACTGGAAACGTCAGCCTGAATACTCATGGTTAAATGAAGTATCTAATGTTTGTTTGCAACAAGCTATAAAAAATTTAGGTGCAGCGTTTGATAACTTTTTTGCCAAACGTGCCAAATACCCTAAGTTTAAAAAGAAATCTTCAGGAAGTTCAGCAAGATTTACTACTTCAGGATTTAGAATCAAAAATAACCAAGTTTATATTGCTAAATCCAAGCAACCTTTAAAATTATCTAAGGATAATTGGAGGATTAAGTCTACAGATAGATTAATATCCTTAACGATTAGATTAACCCCTTCTCAAGAATGGTATTTTTCAATTACTGTAGATAGTAATGAAGATTGCAAACTTCCCGTTTCAAATAAATCCGTAGGTCTGGATTTGGGGCTGCACAATTTAATAACAACTTCAAATGCGGAAGTATTCAAAAATTCGGATACTAAAGAAGATTTTAATAAATTAAGAAGATTGCAACGTAAGGCTTCTTGCAAAAAGTTAGGTTCTAAGAATAGGACCAAAGCAAACGTCAAGGTAGCCAAATGCTATCAAACAATTTCAAATAAGCGTATAGATAATTTACATAAGATTACGACTAAACTAATTCGTGAAAACCAAACGATAGTTATGGAAGATCTTGCAGTAAAAAATATGCTTAAAAATCATAAGTTAGCACACGCTATCTCCAATTCTTCTTGGAGTATGCTGCGCAATATGTTGGAATACAAATGTAAGTGGTATGGAAGAGAGCTAAAAATCATTGATCGATTTTTTCCTTCCTCTAAAACTTGCAATCACTGCGGTTATATCAAACAAAACTTAAAGCTTTCCGAAAGGTCTTGGACATGTCCGGTCTGCGGAAGTGTATTAGATAGAGATATAAACGCAGCTAAAAATATTTTAGCGGCTGGGCAAGTCGTGTTTGTCTGCGGAGGCGGTGTAAGACTAAAAGATGCAAAAGCATCCAATGCAGTCGCCGATGAAACAGAAAACCTAAACCGTGAGGTTAGGATAACCCAACTACTTTAGTGGTTGGAGAATGTCAGTTCATATTATATGAAAACTCAGCACGTTTTATATCTTCAATCCAATTACAAACGCACTTTATATCCTTATCAATATCTGGATTGTTTAATTCATACAATACCGAAGATTCATCCCTGGATTGTAACAAATCGTTTGCCTTTTCTATTTGTTCCCAGGTAATCCATTGAGGTTTTACAAAGGTTAGTCCCTTCTTAGAATCCCCGTAATTGCAGTACCTAGTACTTTCCACAGACAGACTTTGGATTCTATGTCTTGCATATTCCTGCAATACGTCTCTTGAGGTTATTATTCTAAATGTAAACGAAACATGCTCAAGAGTTGAAGTGTGTCCATTATCTAATACAAGCTTTATTATAGACTTCCATGAGTCATCAGTAATCTTGTCTTCGGATTTATAACAGTTTCGTATACATAACTCTAGCAACTTCATTGGAGACTCCTCGCTCAAGTCACCCAACGCATAGGTTTGTCCTAATAAGCTTACGCTTGGATCTATTATTTGCATATTATCAATATATTATTTTAAGTTAAATATCTTTTTATCCACAAAGAAAAATACACAACCTCCAATTAAATTGCCAATAATTGCTGACCACACAGGATCAGCAATAGCAGCAATAACTGGTATAAGAATGAGAGATGACATTTGCCATCTCATCAAATAAAATATGAATTTCTTCATGCTTCACCATGGATTATCCGACCTTGTCTTCCGTCGTAAACCGAAAATAGTTAGGGTCGTACGAAGGATAAGGAGTGGTTGGCGTATAATATGGCAAAAGAGGATTACTAGGAGTTGTTGGTTGTGTAATAGTATCTTTTTGTTTATCTGAAATCCTATCTAAACCATTCATTAATATGGTAGCTCTCAGCTGTTGTACCTCTGATGTCAAAAGCCCAATTGCTTCTTTTAAAGCACTAATACTATCCAGAAGGTCCTTTTTAAAAGGATCTTCTCGTTCTCTAATAATCAATTCAGGTTTATTGTTTCGCTTATTCATCTCTGATGTCACCTCCAAATAACGGATCTTCTTGGATTGCGGTTATAATTTCTTCAGGAATATCTTCATCTAACAACTCTTGCTTAGTTTTATAAGTGGAAATTTCATCATTCACATCTTCCCCTTGAACCCTTAAAACAGATTGTTCATTCAAGGGTTCATAGTAGATATCAAACTTGTCACTCTTTATATAATAACGAAAATCGTCATCATCGAATAACAAATCAAACAGTATTTTTTTATTATATGGCAATAAAATACACTGACTATAATTTGCACGCACATCTCCATGCAAATGCATAAAAAATGCAGTATAAGGCCATTTATCTTCTTCTTTATCAGAATAACAAAGCTGCAAATAATTTGCTGATTCTAAATTAGCAGGCTTGACTACCCACGTAAGTAAAAGGTTGTTGTTATAAGAATTAAAACACCCATCTTCATCAATAATTATGTCCTGGTTACCCTCGGTATCCCCTATATTCCAAAGCTGCATATTATCATCTTGGAATGAGGGTAAAACAATTTCACCATACTTTCTTAAGGCATTTAAAAACTGCAACTTATATTTGTTATAAGCTTCATTTGGAAATGCCTTATTTGAGGCTTTTATTTCTTGAATAACTTTTTCGAATTGTGTTTCCATTTTTTATTGTTTTTTTTAAACCATTATTTCCTTAAAGATTTGTCTTAATAATCACTCAAAACGATTGCACAAGGCATCTCCCCACTAGCATACGTATTGATTGCTTCTTCTGCATCATCAACATCAAACAGTAAGGCCGTCGGCACTTCGCCTCGCACATACCTAAGTAATTCCTTTGCGAGCAAGCCAACAACCTCAGCATCTGACACTAATTTTTTATCATCCTCATAATCAAAAACTGCAACAGTAGAATTATTCCGTCTTAGTGAAACTTTAAGAGTGCGCATTTTATTCCTTTTTAATTTTGTGTTTGAAAATTATGCAAATTAGTCCCAATAATCAAAATCTACATCATCACTTAGTTGATGATTAACACTTCGATAATGACCTTCTCCGATTTCTTGATAGTTGTCTCTTTCTATGTTCGTATCATCATAATAAATATCATTATGATTTGCAGGAACATAGTTACTGGCTCTATCCTTAAAACGACGCCTATAAACACCGTCTTCCTCTAAAACAAAATCGTTAACTTTTTTATGTGATATTTTTAACTTATAATCGTCTAAATCATAATCATCAGTATATTCTTCGTCGGAAACCTTTTCTTGATCATCTGACTCTTCTAATTCATGAGACTCTGCAAGCAATGTCGAAACAGTATGTGGCACCGCTGTTGATTCAACATTTGCAGGAACCATGTCATCTATTTCCAAACTTACTAAAGTTTTCGAGTGTGCCTTTGAACCAAGTTCAACTACCAATCCATCAAAAAACACTTCAAACTGATCATTATTAAATGAAGGAGTTGAAGCGTAAAAACCCACAGGCGTAAACCTTAGATCCGAAATCAAAGCTTTAGATTCAGAAGATAAAGTTTTTAAATGTTTTGAGGGAAATATCCCCCAAATTCCTGATAGGGATGTGGCTTTTGAATTAGCTATCTGATTCTGTACAATACCGCCAATTTTAATATTATAAGAACCGTCTTGATGACAAACTACGGGACATAAAATAAAGAAAGGCACGCCCCCTTTTAATACTAAAGTAAACAACCTTTTAGCTGAAGATCCATTTGCGGAAGAAGTAATGCTTACATTATTTCGCTTAAAATACCCTTCAATTTCTAACCAATCATAAAAATTGGAATACTCTTCTTCAGTTAAACTATTATAAGGATCATCTAAATAAAATTCTATAGGAGTTTCAGAATTATATTTCTGAGCAAATAGCTTAAATACGGAATCATTATGAATAAAACCTTCGTCAGATATTCCTTTATCTTTTAAACTTATATCTACAACGATATTTACAAACGAAAACACATTTGAAGAATGATCTTTTGAAGATTTTAAAGCTGCAGCTGTGGGTGATACAGTTGAATCTGCTTCTATTAATAAGTCTGCATCCGAATTTTTCAGTTTAGACTTTTTACCACGTTTATTAACAGACACATTCGTTTTTGTATGCATTATTTCAGGTGCTTGCTTTACCCAAGTACCATCAGGCATTTTTCTATAACCTGCGGGGCGACCTCGTTTTTTAGGTGTAGACGCATGTTCCGGCTGCACGGGCTTTGGTTTAGATGATTGTGATTGTTTGGGTTCGGGCGTTATAACCCTAACCCAAGTACCGTCTGCTTGCTTTCTATAGCCAGCGGGACGCCCTCTCTTTTTGATTGTTTGCTGTTCCATTAAATTTATAAGTTTATAAGTTTAAGCCAGAAAACTCACCAGTTTATCTGGTGAGTAGTTGATAAAGTTCTTAAGCAAAGTTTTGTCCTATCAAAAGGACTTGGCAGGGATTAATAGTAGCATAAAAATATCTCTTATTATCAGGACCTAAAGCTTCATATCTGTCCACAGGCATGAAACTTAACAAGACATGATCTCCAACTTTTAAAATATTTTTACGTTTTTTATTATTACAATTTATATCTTTAAATTCACCATTATCCATATCTCCTATGGAAATCACTAAAGCCTCTTTATTATAAAAAGTTTTACCTGCTGGGACAATAATCCCTTCACGTTCCATCTCCGCAGCTTGCAGCTGCCTAACAATAATTTTTCCTTTCGGAGCTTTTAGTTCAGTTTCTTTAACCATAGTCTTAAAAAAGTTAAGCGCAGATTCTAAAAAATCTGCGCTTACGTCAAGAGAATTTTTTACGTTTAAAAGAAATAAGATCCAAAATCCGGATAACTTAAACTATATGTGTGAAATATGGGTTGCCTGCTTTTGCCATGCGATTACGCGCATATTCATATAACCTACCCACAGCAATAGGATCCGAATACATAGAACTTGCGGTTAAAGAAGGAGCAGCACGGGAACGTCCATTTTGATCAATAAAGCTTACATCTTGTCTAATTTGTGCAGAAGGTGTAATTAATCCAAAGTACTCCAAAGCAAACGGACCATATTTATTTAATTTGTTAGCCACAAATCCTCCCCATGTTTTATTGGAAGGATGCTTCTCAATAACTTGCCCTATAGTCTCTGCCTTTGCTTCTGGAACTCTAATGTCTTTAGCTAAATCATTAACATTATTTACCAATTGTCTTGTATCTTTAGTAAGATTTGCTGCTCGCTTTATATTTAAAACCGAAGCAATCTTTTCCACAGCTTCATTATATTCCGGTAATGTATAATCCTCTATATCATTTTGTTTGATATACTTCCTCTTTATAATTCTACCGTTCTCATCACGATCCTTAAATAAAATTTCTCTACCCAGTCTACTATAAAACTGAGGCGATAATTTTTCTTCAGGAATTTGAAACGCTACATTTCCATTGCCCTTATTTTTCTTAAAAGAATTATATGCATATAAAGCTGTAATTAAAGCTGCTAAACCTCCAACGTACGGCAAACCTTTATTTGCTAAATCCAACCATTTTTTTGATGTTTCATTGGATATTGACGCAATTTCTTTATTTTGCAGTGCAGCCTCTAATTGATTTTTTGTAATTTCAACATTTTTATCCGCCAATTCATTCTGAATATCCGTGTAGTCCTCTACCGCATTAATACCTTGGGTAAATTTATCAATTCCGTATAAGCCAAGCTGTTTAGGACCCATTAAACTTCCCAAAAGCTTTAAACCAGTAGCGCGATGGGCGGGGCTAAACAATGCAGCCGTACCTAACGCGCCAACTCCTGTACCGGTTAAATCAGCCAAGGACTTAGTGGTATCATTAGAGTATAAATGCGCATTTTCCCATTGAGCCATATTATGGCCCGCGTAACCACCTAAACCTAACCCTAACAAAGACGGTACCTTACGAAAAATCTTTGATAATACTGCGACACTCATATTTTAATTAACTTTCCACTTAAAGGTTACATTTTGACTAGCAACTTTCATATTTGGCGACGTTTTAGGCGGCAACTGTGTACTCGGAGGTGTAGGTAAACCTGCATCTTGAGGGGAATTAGCCGGAGCTGGATTCGTATTAGTGCCTATGTTTTGCGGCGTATTGGCAAAATTTGATACGTTTTGTTTCCATTGATCTACAGGCGTTTGAGGAGCTTGATCTTGTGGGGGTGGAGCACTATTTTCCATTTTAGCTTTTTGCTCCTCAAGTGCAGCCTGCTCTGCTTTAGCTGCTTCATCCGCCCGTTTCTGTTTCCACTCTGCCAACATGGAATTAAAACGATCAATTCTTAACCCTTGAGATTTAATTGAAGGACTTTTTGAGTCTGCATACTTTTTATAACCGCACTTTAACAATGCGGAATACAGAAGATCTTTTGCTGTATCTTTAACAAAATTTTGGGACATAATTTTACTTGTCTAAAAATATAACATTAAATCTTCTGTATCCGCAAGTTTTAAATTTTAAGCTGATTTTTTAGCTAAAAACTTAACAAATTCTTTTATTTGCACAATCGGATAACTATGCAAAGGAGTATCAGGGATTCTATCTCCGTCTTTTTTCAACACGGAAATAAACACCTTTCCCAAATCGCTATCCCTATCTTTTAAAAACAATCTTGGGAAATATAAAGCTCCGATATTTTCCGCCGTAATTGCAGGGGAATAATCATAATACGCCAATCCTTTAACGGTTTGCCAATAACCGTTTAAAATTGACAACATTACATTCTTATAATAATTTTTCTGTTCTTCCTTTGCTGATACTTTTGTCATATGTGGTTTAGTCTTCAAATTGATCTCTATGTTTCTTTTGATTAAATCCGTAGTAATCATCATCAGATCCTACATCCATCTTCTTCATATTTACAAAATCCAACTCTAAATCAATAGGAATCTTTGCTAAGATATCCTCTTCTAACACCAAAAACAACTCCTGTTCTTGGTCAGAAATATAAATAACTTTATTATGAACAGATAAAATTCTGTCTCCTACTTCAATGCCTAAACTTTGTTTATTTACATTATCTGGGATATAAACTACAACACCTGTTACAGGAGTATCGTTTTTAATTGAAAGATTGCCGAAAGAGTTAAATAAATCTGTTATTATATCTCCACTTTCAGTAACTTTATCTTTTAAAACCATTACCCTACCATTGGATTTAAAAGTAGGTTTAAAATCTTTTAAAATCTGTTTTTTAACAACAATTTTTTCTGACATTATGCGGTAAAAGTTTCAACAGTAGGCAAAAATCCTATGTTGGTTTGTGTTTGGTTATTTTCAAAAATTGTTTCTAAAGACCTTAAATTTAAATATTTAGGTCTTAAAGTTTTTACTTTTCTTCTTTTTATCCAACGTAATTCTTCAGGAATAAACCCTATAGACTGAAAAAACTCGTCAGGTACAATCTTATTTACATGTTTATGATACTTCCAAAAAACTAACTTTTGATGAATTGGAAAAATTCTATCTCCTCCGTGACGATTATAATCACCTTTTACATCGACATAAAATTCATCATCTATCAATCGTATTTTTGAACTATTAAGAATTACTGAATTATAAAACTTTTCAGGGTTTACTTTAACCCAAAAATCTGCAGTATAGCTATGCTCTCGATAAACAACTTTTGTTTTAACTTTTTGCTTACCTGACTTTAAATTAACTATTATATCCTCTGTAGCTTTAGGAACTAACAAGAAAGACTCGGGTTGATATTGAAAATCTACAATTAACCCAAGTCTTTTTGCATCACGTAGAAAAATATAAAACTGAATTTCTTCTTCAGAATCAAATGTGATCCCTTCAAAAATTAGTTTGTCCTTTTTTCTCATCACCCTGCAGATTATTTATCCAAAAATCTGCAGATTTGAGTAAAGGTTGTCAAGCCGTTATCAAAAGGATAATCAAAAATTTTATCAAGTTTGTCTTCCTGCTTTAACTTTTCAGCTGCTTCTTTGCGGAATGGTGCAAAAGCGTGCGCCCTGCTTAACAAATTATTAACAGCACAAATAACAGACATATCAGATCTTGCAAAATCATTATCCACTTCCTCAGATATTAAAGAAGCTAATTTATTTTGCATCGGATACGCATGTAACACCTGTATACCTGCTGCAGGGATAACTGTTTCTTTCAGCATTGGATCTTTAGCGATTGCTGTAAAAGCCAACTGAATTTTCAGAGGTTCTGCAGAAGCAAACTTGGTCAAAGCACATTTGTCTGCAATCTCAAAAAGTTCTTCGATAGTATTAGCTTGTTTTAGTAAATTTCTATGTCCGTTAGCTACACTATGTACAATATTTTGTATGCCAAGGTTATCTGCACATTCATTTTCTGAGTAGTAAGCTAATTTTAGAATATTCTCATTTACTTCATCAGCTAGTAAATCTTTAACAGTAGAAGCTAACTTTAAAGAAGCTTCCTCATTGTCTTCCGAAGTTTCTTCAACCAAATTTCGTAAAAGTTCTTTCTTATCAAGTTTATTCTGTTCCCTTAACTTACGATCATCTGCAAATTCTAATGCAGGCTGTGGGACAATTTTTAAAGCCTCATCGTATGCGTTAGAAGTATTTAATAATGGATATTTATCCTTTAAAATTTGGCGCGTCATAATTGCCGAAGCCAACCCCCCTAAGAGTAAAATACCACCTAAACCCCCTAAAGCGCCTGCAAAAGAGCCGTATTTTCTCGTACGTCCAGTTACAATATTTTGATCTTGTAACTTCTTCAAAAGAAATAACTGGTCATAATAATCTTTTGTAATATCAGCCCCTTCATCCTGTAATAGTCTCTTTTTTACGGAATTATATAGCTTATTTGCACCATAATAAGAAGCTCCTAATGCAAGAATACTTCCCAACACATTTGCCATTACAGTATAGGCATCTCCATGGCGATCTTCTTCCGCAGCGTGTTTGACATTATCTTCCTCTAAAGCATCTTTGACTAAAAGATTTTTTAAATCTTCTCCTGTAGTATCTGCTGTTGTTCCTGTAACTCGCTTTGTTATACGTTTTTCTAAATCCCGTTTTCGTTGCAGATCACGTAATTCCGATATTGTATTAAGTAAAAGACTAGCTCCTCCGCCTGCAGCTGCAGCCGTAAGGATTGTGGACAAAATGTTATAATCTGAGATATTCATGTTTATAAAGGCCTTTTAAATTTAAATGTGTCAAAGATTACTAAAGCAATAAAATTACCAGTTTGTTCAGAAAATTTTATGATACTATTGCGTAGCTTTATGCAAGCAGATTCTCCTTGCGCTTGGTTTAAAAGTGATTGATATTGTTCTACATCTTCCGAATTTTTAAAGTCTAAAACTGATACACAAGTTTTAACTCTCTCACATAAATTTGGATACTGTTCCAATTGGTTTTTAATTACCGGCATTTTATTCCATTCAGGATAAACTGGTACAGTGTCTGAAGTAGCTTTTGCAGAGATATTGTTCTCATCATTATTAATTAAATCTTTTGTATAATCAATTAATTCTACAGATTTTGCCTGACTGGATAAACCCTCATCAGATACAGTCTGTGAAGCATCTAGTATCACATCTGAAGCAGCTAAAGCATTAGATACTTGGGCAAGTTCTCCTATCCCTTCACCTGGAGACTCTAAATCTTCAAGTTTGGATAGATCTTCTTTAGATATACCATTAAGACTCATATTCATCTTCAGGACCTATGGACAATCCTTCATCCCGTAATCTACGAACAACGTCTGCAGCTAAAGTCCTATAGGCTATATTCTTGGCTTTTTGTTTTTCTACATCTGCAGAGTCTTCATTGACACTTTTTTCTGCAAAGTACGCGGATCCGGATAATAATGCTCCGATAATTGGAATTGCTGCTAATGCCAGACCTGGTAAGCCTCCTACAACGCCAGGCAATGCTTTTGCTGCAGCTCCAAGAGCAGGATTGCTTGCATGTTTATGCATACCACTAACGGAATCAATAGAAGCATTAATGCAAGTTTTTACTACATTATGATAATAACTATTCCATTGGTCACTATTTGCAGATGCAACCTTAGTAAGCACCAAAATTTCCGGAGCATACTTATAATTATCTGTAACCCTAAGTAGATCAGCAAACGAAGCAGCGAGTTTGGTATATACATGATCTACCAAATCAGGCTCAGCAGCTTTATCTGCATTATTATATTGTTCAATTACTTCAGAAGAAATATTTTTCGGAGTTACTCCGTAAGAAAATAATTCCAAAGTAGTACCAAATTTTTTAAAAGTATTATCAGACATTTCTATAAATATTTTAAAGCAGCCTTCCAAAAGTATCTCTAAATCCAGAATTTTGTAAAGGATTAAATGCCGGGGGTGTCAAAGAATTATTTATACCTATTGTTCTTCCCATTAAACCTCCTAAAATCGACATTAAAATTGATCCCTTTAATCCCATATTAAATAACAGCTTAGCGACAACAGCACCAATACCAGCTCCCATTATTGTAGATGTGGCTGCATTTAATTGAGATTGAATGCTGTAAGGCAATGTTTGCACATAACCAATTAACGCCATACGTTGATTATAAGGCAACGTATAATCCTGTAGTAACCTTTGTTCTAAGCCTCCCATGTAGATTTCTCCCTTTTTTGTTCAGAACCTAATAACGCACCTAACAAGGCGCCAGCACCGCCTGCTACTAAAGCCCCTTTGAGCAAAGACCGTGATAGTGTATCCTCAGGATCTCGATATTCAGGAGGTAATCCTCTATTTCTCCACCAACGATATCCAGCATTTGCTAATGCTCCTAATGCCCCAAAACTTAAAGCACCTCCCAATGCACCTCCCAATGCACCTCCCTTTGCAGATTGTCCTGTAATATATAAAGGATTAATGGGTTTCGTAATATCAAGTGCGGCATCTCTATAATCTTCAAATTTCGATGGATTATACACAAATTGTGTACCAGGCTTAACCTCGGGAATATTTTTCCAATCAACAGCAGAAGATTTGACCATAGAACGTGGAAATATTTCTTGCCCTGCACCTGTGCCAGTGCTGACATTAGAGTATTCGTATGTGTAAAAATTCGGCGGAAATTGAATACTTGAGCCTGAGTTAATGGTATTTTGTGGAAAGCGATTACCTAAATCGAATTTTAACTTAAAATCACTAACTTTTGGCAGACTATTAATTTGGCGAGAATTATCATTCACCCCAAATTCTACATCTGTATCTCCATCTTTTACTTTAACATTATCTGCCGTATCAGTCCTTAGCTTTGTAGTTTTACCTAAGCTAAGATCTTTGAATAAAGAAGAAAAAATATCAAATGCTGATTGTGTACTTGAATTAGCCATTTACGTTATATCCATTCTGTTCTTTCATTGCGGCATAGCCCTGATTCCTCATTTGATCCCGTTCTTTATTCATATAAGACCTCACCAATGAATACAAGGTAAAGTCAGATTGTTCAAGCTGTTGTAGTTGCTGTCTCGATTGGCCTACTGGCATCGCTAACAGCTGTTGTGCTATGCCCATAGCCCTTTGTTCCATTGTCAGCACGGAAGTGCTTGGAGCAGCACCACCTGCAGCCATAGAGTTATCTTGAAGTTCAGCTTCAAGATTCTGACGTGCTTCTTGCTCCTTTTGAATTTCTTCTTGAACTTTCTGTTGCTCAACTTGTATCTGGGCGTCTTCACGTTGTCTTTGAGTGATAGAACTGATTGGATCGGTAATGCCCAACGATTCCATAAAGGTTTTATACGGAAGCAACCCTTGCATACCGAGATTCATCTTGGCAGCTTGTGTTTCAACGTCGTCAATAATCCTCGGTTGTGGCAACTCAACTTCGACAGGCTTTTCATTAAATATCTTTTGCGTCTTTTTTAAGACCCATTTGCCCAATTTATTAAATTGATTATAAATATACCAAAAATTATTTTGTAAAACCTTTAAAGATGTAGGTAAAACCTGCAAGTCTAAAGACAAATCATACAAACGCGACGGAAAGCCTGCACCATTAAGCAATTCTTCTTTTTCCGCATTTATTATGTCTTTACTAATATACTGTTTGCCCGTGCCTCCCAGCTCTTGATAGCTCAATGCAAAAGGCGCTACTTGCCAAGTTGTTGGATCAGCCCTATAATTGGCAACCATACGAGTCATTTGATCCCTGAACATTACTGCGTCAAAAGATTGAGCAATACTGTCATTACCTCCTTGTAATGCATGTGGATCCAAAGATATAACTCGAAGCGGTGTTACGTAATCCAAAGCCAACATTTCGTCAGCCTTTGAATAAAGTAGCAATTTATAGATTACACGAAAGTTTAACAAGAACTCTGAAATACCCCAGCCGTCACGTGACAACCCAGAAATTACAGGACCTCTAAAATGAAATAATTCACCTTTATTAAATTTAAAATCCTGATTTTTATTCAAAGCTTCCAACATAGAACGCGGAATCGTATTAATTACGTCAAGTACTCCTCGTTCCACTTGCTCTCTTATGTCTTGATCAAACTTCCAAATATAGGTATTTTCCCCGTTAATTCTACTATGAATGATCCTAATATAACGAGGGTCAATAAGCATTAAGCGAAAGTTTTCTTTACGCTTATCGATCTTATCTATAAACTGGCAAGTAATTGTGCCTTGAAAATTATTTTGAGGATCGGGAACTGTAAAAGTTAAATCTTTTGAATTATATTTAACTAAACTAATATTATCACGAAAATCTGTAAAAGTATAAAATTTGCCGCTAAATTGCGGACGGGGATCAATTAAAATTCGACGAAATGGTACGTATAACCTTATAAAGGCATTCCCATAACACCCCCATTCATCCCCAATATTCTGCATAACCTGCTTTATATCGAGAATATCGTTAAAAAATGCTCTTAAAGATTTTTGCGTAGCTTCATCGCAATTCTTAAATTCAAAATCCGATATAAAAAACGATGTAAGTCTACGAACTACTTGACGAAAAATCGGAACATTGGCATACAGCCACTGACATAGTTCAAACCCTTCGCTTAGAGTTCTCGGAAACCATGCCGATGAAGGCATGAAAACAGGATCCCTAAACTTTGAAGCATAGGGAGAGAAAAAATCGGATATAATGGGCCTATCGGACATCTTGATTTTCAGGCTTGGAAAGAGGCAACTCAGCTATAATACTCGCAAAATCTGGACAATTATCAGAAATATTCTCTTTCTTGTCTTTTAAAAGTTCTTCTTCTGATACCTCTTGCTGAGAAGATTCGTCTTTAACTACTACGCCTTTTTTTATCATATTAAGTACAATTTTGCTCAAAAGTATAACTGCGTCAAGCTTTTGTTGTATGCTGTGGAATATAGAAAAGAAATATATTATATTCTACATTACCTAAATCGACTAAAATTTTTGAAGACAAAACCCGTAAATTAAATTCCATATAAATATCGGGTTCACCCTTCTGAGGTAGTTTAATTACTGCCTCTGTTCCAGGATTTACCTCTAAAGTAAAATCTTTTGGATCAACAATTAAACTGCATAGATTGCCATCCTGTTGAAACTTAATAAACTTAAAATTATAATTTATAACATTCGGAATAACAAAAATGCCCTCTGATTTATCTAAAGGTTCTGTGGAAGTTATAGCTGGATAATTATTAACTTCAGGAGTTAAAGAGACTTTTGTTAATAAATTTTTTACTTCAAAAATATCCCTATGAATGGCATTTAACCTTTCTACAATTGTTGCATCCTCTGCAGGCAATTCCTTTTTAAATGCTTCAGACTTTTTTATTTCTTCAATTGCTGTATCAACAGGGACTGGATTAACATTGACTTTATCTTCCAATGAAGTGTTTGACACAACAGGAAAGTTTTTAATAGTTACTCTGCTTTTTACATCTACAGGTTGAATGCTTTTAGAAATATTAGCAAACATATCTACTGAAGATTTTGGCTCCTTTATACTGCTCATGGTTTTTAGGTTGTTTTAATCAAAGTTGTATTTAAGTCTACTATTCTTAAATATTTTAAAATAATTGTAGCTGTCAAGGAATCATACGCAACCTTGTTTAAGTTCTCTGCAGGAATTGTTCTATCTGCCAAACAGCTATAAATTTTATTATGCCATAATCTAAAATAAATGTATAAAATTTTGTCGTCAGATAAATTTATAGTTAAACACGCATGTTTTTTATCCCCATAAATAAGCAAATCCATACGAATATCCGGAAATTCATTAGATAAAAATTTATGGATGAAACTTAAACTCATTAGATAATCACCATAATTGTAAATCAATGATTTAAAAAATAACTTTAAATTATCTCGGGTGACTATTTTTTCCGGACATAACAGATCAGACACAGGGTTAAACGGCACGGTTTTGGAAGAAGGTGTAAATATAAAACTTGTAGGATTTAATCCTGCAGCATTAAAAACTTTCTCTAAGGTATACAAAGATGGAGTATCACATACCTTTTTGAGATAATAAATAATACCACGCTGAAGACCTTTTCCTGTTAGAAACCCTTTTAAGGTTAAATTATTAGCACGTGCAACAAATTTTAAAGCTTCATCTAACTTCTTTAAATCTACCAACATGTCCAAGATAGGAACACAAAAATGCACACACTGCAAGACATTTCAAGCAGTGTGTGCTTAAAAAGGAACTATGCAACAAACGCAAAAACTACTTTAAAGAAGCTAAAGCTTCTCTAATAGCATCCTTGCAGCTAGCAACCTTTTGAGTATAACGATTGCCAACATCGTCAAAATGTGCCGATGCAATTTTTGTTAACTCAGGCACTTGTTCTTTTGAAGCGCCGAGAATCTTGCACTGATTTTTAAATCCAAGCACATAAGCTTGCTTTATTTGTTGCTGCATCTTTTGAAATTTCTTATCCATAGAATTATTATAGAATAATTAAGCAAAATTATTTCTTAAACGTCAATAAAAAAGTTTATTGTTTTAATAATACCTTTTTGCGCATCCATTACAAAACAAATCTGACGAGCACGGCTACTTAAGTTTAAGTTATCCGCATAATCATCCGATGGCACTAAAGTAGGCAATTGAATAAATTCAAAAGACGACATCTCTTTTTGATTATAATGGTGCCTGTCTCCCATAAAGAAATAGCGATTTAAAACTGGAGATTTAAATTGCGCTACCTTTTCTAAGAGTAATTTTTGTACATAATTTTCTTTGGATTTATCATCACCTGGCACCTTACTATGATATTTCGCAGATGCACCATGTTCCAATACACAAGCATTCGCTCCATATTGGAAAATCAACCAGCGAGATGAGCCGATTTCAAAATCCATAACATCCTTAAACATTTGTTCGAGACAAGTAAATAATACCCAATCTCCAAATGAATCATGATTCCCACTCACAGCTTTAACTTTTATCTGTGAAATACCCTTCCAAATTGCCGCAAGTTGCTGTAGGAAATAAGAAATTGATTCCAAGGCATATTTAAATTGAGTCACACCTCTAGGATTTACAATTAATTGAGTGCCTTTGTCTGTAAATCCTGTAATTGAATGTAAAATATCCCCAAGGGAAATAATAATACATTCCTTCGGTATAACGCGCATATTTGAAAGTTCATCGACAATTTGTTTAACATAATTATCGACGGCACGTTTCGTGCTTTCTATAGTCCAATCCTTATCAGAATAAAATACATTATTCTTATCCGTAAATACTCCGAAATGAAGATCAGATAAAGTAACAACAAACGCTTTATCCTTTGCAAATTTACAAGAATTTTTCCCTATATTTATTGATTTAGGCAAACAATCCTGAGTAACTCTGGGAAGTTTGAACGTTGAAAGCACATCCTTTATAGGATTATAGATACATTGTTCAAACTGAATCCACTTATTCGCGTTTAACTGTATTTCTTTCCACTGCAGGTGATTGTATTTTTCAGCTACACGAAATTTACGAATTGCTGCCAAATCTTCAACAACCTTTTCATCATCATTTACTTCAGTCAGATAAGACGATGTAACAGGCAAGGAATTATGCCTAAATCTGAGCTTGTGTAAAATCTTCTCTAATATGAATGTAGGAATCTTATGTTTTAAAGCAATTGCCGAAACCGTTTGAGGATCATTATCAAAATTCGAATAATCCTGCAAAATCGCTAAAAGTTGAGTTTTCTTAATAGTTATAACATTAGCTATATTTGCAACATTGGTGAAATCAAATACATAATCTTCAGTATTTGGATTATATAAAACCCCGTCAGCTTCTACTATATATTCCGAATTATCTGTACTATGTTTGGTATCAGAATCGGAAGTATCCGATGTACGTCTCCCTTGCAGGGTAGCTAAAAGTTGGAATTTAAATTCTTTAAAGCTGCCAAAGACTTTTGCTATGATTTTATCAGAAGGAAATGACGAAGGATCAACCTTTCTGGCTTCCCTATAGGCATCCCTTGTGAAAACTTTTGCAACCTCAATAACCTCTTCCGAATTTAAAACATTTCTTAAAGAGTCTATAACCTTTTCTATTATTTCTTTTTGGTTCATATTTTAATGTTAGTATTCTTAAATTAAACCGGAAAACTTACAATGTTGTCCTCTATTTCATCAGGTGTCATCCAAACCTTTTTACCGGTTTTTCGATCCCTTAATAAAGTATATAGTTTTCCGTTTTTACCAATTCTTGTCATAGAAGCTAGCCTAACGTCAACTCCTATTTTCTCTGAGTTACCAGTCCAATAAGGTATTCCCTCTGAACCATAACGTATAACAAACATACCACCGGAAATTTTCAAGCACCAAATTTGACCATGAAAATGTTTTACATAACAATTGTCAGGCACAATTTTTAAAGATTGCTTACATAAATCCTGCTGTACAGAAAATAAATAAATATCTTTTAAAGGATTTTCTATGAGATCTTTTGCTTCAACAATCTCATATTGCAAATCCTTTGCCAAATCCGGATTCGTTATTAAAACACGGTGATCAGGTGTTGTTTCCTGAAAAATTACTCCATTGTCAATGCCAACAATATTCCCTTCGTATTCTTGCAATATGATCTTATCCGGTTCTGTAAAACCTATGATTCGATCGTCATGCTTCCAATAACCAATTTTATCTTTTAAAGTTATATCCTTTATAGATTTAAATCCAGTCTCAGTTAAAATCTCATATCTCGGATTAAACACCAAACATTCAGGGCCCACCACGGCATCAATCACTCCAAACTGACTTGGGTGCACATTTTGCGCCTCTTCAGATACTAAATCAGCTGATGAAACTCCGCCGGGACCAAAAACCGTCACTCGTGATTGTTGATCAAGATTATAAACCGGATTAATTTCTTCTGATGGCAAAGACAAAGGATTACCTATAATATGCCCAGTGGCATAAGAATCAAAAGCTCCGGACGGGAAGAATTTTAAACTGCGATTCTTGCTTAGCTTAAACATTAAAGCATTGCGCAATTTTCCAGCATCCAACCTGACACGTTCAGCAATTAAATCATCAGGCCCTAAAATCTTTTTAAATCTTAAAGAATCTCTTTCGTCAGAATCCGTATCTCCGCGATTTATTGCTAAAAGTTTTTTTGTAGCTTTGATAACCGAATCCAATCCTACTGAAGCTCTTGGAGTATTCTTGTCCATTTCCGCCACTTGAATTTTCGGAAATGGTGAAGTAGATGCTTTTTTATGGGTGCTAAACTTAAACATAATATTAACCAATCTGCTTACTACCTATTGGCATTTAAAAGAGCATTACGCCACTCATTATATTCTGCAGCATGCTCCTTTATATTTGGAATCCCTCCTTTATAATTTGCACGTAACTTGTTAAGTAGCTTCGCTCGATCCTGTTCAGGAGTATTTTCAATACGTTTTAACAATTCTGGATTATTGCGTATATAGTTTTCAAATCCAAAGTCTTGCAAATATTGATATAATCGCCCCTGATCATCATCAGATAAATTCGCAAATTCAGGATTATTTTTTAAGAAAGTTTTAAAATTAAAATCCGTCTTATACGCATTATCTACAGAATTATTTCCCCATGGCAATATGGAAGCCCCTAAAGCACCCTCTACTGCTCGACTTGATAAAGAACGTGCGCCTCCTGGGACTAATGATTTAGCCACACCTCCCACAGCCGCCATAGGGTTAACTGAATATTGAATACCAGGTTCTAAAAGATTTCTAGAAACCCAATCTACAGTTTTCCCTAAGCCCTTACTTCCTGTTCGAGCGGCAATTCTGGAAGCGGCTAAACTACCACCTCGTGCAACTAAACCGCCCGCGCCACCTACAGGTAAGGTAGCTGCAGTTGCTGCAGCAGTAAGGCCTGCACTAAGAGCGTTGTTATCAATTTCATTTTTAAGGTTACTTGCATCTTGCGCTGCATTGCGAGCCATAGTATTGGGATCGTAATAACCTTTATATGCATTAAGGCCTGATGAAAAATAACGCAACTCCGGATGTTCCTTCATCATTTGCTGCACTTTTGCATGCGGATCAGGTTTAATCCCTTGCATAACTTTAGAGGCAATAGTGCCAAATGGAGACACATATTTCAAAGCTTTAGGAGCATTATAAAACAAGTCTGTAGCAAAATTTGCGGAGGAATTAATAACATTTTTCCCCATTTGCACCAGGCCATTATCCTTTTTATTAACTTTAAAGAGCTCATTATCTTTGACAGCATTTGAAACATAATTTTCTTTTGCCAAATTATCTACGTTTTGCTTAAATTCTCGTACAATGTTAGCATTATTTGAATCTTGAGCCCAAACATTTGCTTCATCTTTGGTGACGGTGTTCTTTGGAATGTAGATTGGAGCGTAATCCGCAAATTTTTTAAAATTACTAATATTTAAAGACATATAAACTAACCTAAATTTCTTAATTTAATTTCTTCATCAATTTGCTGATTATCAAATGCCTCTTTTAATTCAGCAATCATTTCATCCCTGTTTGTCGCTTTTGAAATGCGTTTCGGTACCAATTTACTGTGAACTTTGGATAAAGCTCTTGGGTCATATCTACGTTTATTACGTGCTAAAATATCCGGCCCCCAGGCTGATTCTAGTTCTTCATCAGGTATACCAAGATCATGTAGTATTGAGTAAAGATTTGAGCTAGATTGTCCTACATTTAATTTATAAATACCAGATGACGGGTCTAAAGATACCCTGAATCCGTTGCCTGTACCTCTCTCCATATTAAACTGTGATTCTAATTCGCCATTTGATTTTCTCCGAGAATAAACTCCAGGACGCAGCCTCATTTGTCTTAAAGTGTTGTACTCGTTACCATTATGAATAAATGTGCCACGTTCAGTATAATACGGAACTCTCATTAAAGTTCTTTCTGGAGCTACATCTAAGAGTTCGCCAGTTTTTGCATCATAAAGATACAAATCTCCTCTAACACTATTTGCTAAATATTTATTTTGCAGTAAAGCCTTTTTCTGTTCGCCTAAGGTGTATCTCTTAAGCTTTGGAATATTTATATTCTTTACTTCTAAACGCACACCACCGTATTCCAAGGGAAAGCTTTCCTTTAATGCAGCCTGAACCTTATTTTCCAAAGACGATCTTACATAATCACTATCATCAACAGTGTATGTCTCTTTATTTAACGTAGCTTTGTCCTCATCAGGAATCATAATAATTATTGAACTGCAAAAAAATTAAGGCAAATTTTCTATTGAAATGCAAACATAATTTAAGGGCGTCTTAATTGGCGCCCTTAAATTATTAACTAAAGCATTTTAAAGCTTTTTCACATAATACATTCCCTTACGGATATCGGACACAATAGCTTTAGGATCTTTTATATAATCCATCGTTTTGATTGGTGTCTTTTTAGAGAGTGACGACAATTTAGCCCTAATAGCTTCAGCATCGTAAACACTTACCGAAGAATCACGGAACTCAATCGAAAAATCTTTTTTGTCACCATCAAAGGAAAGAATCACGAGATCTCTTGTTGCTGAATCCTTCACGTTTCCAATATCTGCAGTAAGTGAAGAATCTTTGTGCACATATTCCATCAGTGTCTTATAAGATCCAAAATCTTTTGACAAAACACGTTGAGTACGTAGAATATCTGGATCTTCTTGATCTTCTGGCCATTTAATATTGGCATAACCACGATATTCAGGACTATCCATATTGTGCACAATTTTATCTACAACAATATCATAAGCAATGCCGTTAACATCAAACTTAACCCTCATAGGATTAGTAGCCATAAATAACTGAGTTTCTACAATTGCATCCCAAAGTTCATCTGTAGCAGGCACTGTGACTTCTAGAGTACTATTGTCATTTGTTCTAACAACAATGGGAATACCAATTCGACGAAGTACCTTTGGAATATAAACAGCTCCTCCAAACACAGAACCATTCTTATTCTCCAACATCTCTGTTATCCCTATGGGATGTCCTAAGCGAACAATTGTTACCTCCTTGCTTTTAAAATTCGTATAACAAGGCATTGTATCTATACCACATAAACGCTTATCTATTTGACTATTATATTCTTGATTTATTTCGTTCATATAGACTCCCTTTAGTTTTTTATTCTACTTCTATCGTATTAAAGTTAAATTGGCGAAAAGGATTAAGTGTCAATTCACAAACATTCGCATATAATATCTGACGTTCCCTAACGTCCTCAATTAGTTCAGTTAACAACTCTTTCCAATGTTTAGGATCCAAAACAATTTCAATTAAATTTTCAGAATTAACAGATACACTAAAATCCGATACAGAAAATAACATATCACTGATAAACTCGTTAAAAATTTTCAGATCTACAATATCTTCCTCTAGTACTTCTGGCGTAACTGTGAAGAAGTAAAACTTTTCGTCTGGAGATTCCTCTTCTGTGTACTCTTCCATGTAAACTGGAACAGTCAAACTTCCTGCACGAAGAATGCATTGTTCTCCACTATTTATAATTGTATCTATGAACTTTCTCTTATCGCTGTTGTACATTTTATATATGTCGCGAAGTGTTGTGTCTTTTTTAGATTCTTTAGTTTCTTTTTTCATTGTTTTTCGGGATTAAAGGGTTTAGCAAATCTTTCTTTTAGCTTTTGATCGTATAATATCTCTTCAATTAAAGGCAGTGCAATTACCTCACCTTGCTTTTTATTGGTCAAGTCAAAATGTTCAGGGTGACAAGATGGACATTGCAACAAATGATAACATTTTCCAGGTTTAAATTCAAAACCGTTCTTAGGGTTAATTCCAGGCTCCATGGCCTGTTTAAATTCTTTACACCCTACACAAACTAACTTCCATAATTTATTTTCATTTACAAGTTTCCAACAATCAGGACAAATATAAGCTGTAACTCCTTTGACTACTGGAGTATCAAAAATAATTAATTTTGAATAACTTACCAATTTTCCACAAACTTTGCACTGATATGAGCCTTCTTGAACGTTCTCAGCGCCAAATAACTTGACCGCTTCGTCTTGCGTCTTAACACTTGAAATTAGATTTTGTAAACCTTCAGAAGCCTTATTTAAGGCTCCCAAAAGTTTATCTTGTTCGATATTTTCCATTTTTAGCTATGCGTTTCAAAGTATTTATCTAGATACTCTGCCTTATATGGATCAGGAATATCAACAAAATTTTTTACCTCTTCAAGCTTTAATTTCTTTTTTTCACGCTCTTGCTTAATTTTTTCTTCACTAAATAATGACATATCTCCAATAATCTTAATTGGTTGACTACGAGAAGGCATTTTTACATCTATCCAGCCTAAATTTTGAAATTTAGTTAAATTAGTTTTAATCGTATTTACATTAGATGCACCAACTTCTTCTGCAAGATATTCTAAATCAACTTCAAAGCAAGAAAGATCAGTATTATCAATACCTATTAAATCAATTTTCTCTTTATACAATGCAAATTTTTTACCTATACCCGAAGACGTATCATCAGGACAGCCAAGAAATCTAATTCGAGTCTCTGTAGTAGGTTCAGCGCGATCAATTATCTTAAACCCTTTCAACGCCTCACTAATGCCCCCAATACACATAGGATGAATACCAATCTTGTCTGCCAACTCTTTTAATGTAGCAGTAACCATATGCGTACTAGGATTCTGAAATTGTTTTAAAGCGTCAAAAAATTTATAGTAATAACGAATATCAGGAAATGCTGTATCGATAAAAAAGTTTTGTGTATTTAATGTACGATAATCCGCCAACAGGACACAATCACAGTCACAACCGTTGCGACCTCCTCTGCCGAACTCCTGAATTAATTCCTCCAAGCTTCCTGGAAACGAGCGTAAAATAATTCTGCCAATATCAGGTTTGTTAATGCCCATTCCAAAAGCATTGGTAGCAAAAGCCACACGAATATTACCGTTAAGAAAATTCGTTTGATTGGCTTTACGTTGGGATGGAGACATTTGTCCTGTGTACATCATGGAACCCCCAACAATTGCAGGACCATAAATCCTGTAAAGATCGGATACCATATTAACTGTAGAACAATAAACGATACTGGGAACCAAAGGAGCTTTATTAAGTTCCCGAAATACCCAATCATCAGCCTTGTCCGATTCAATTTTTATTGAACGAAAATGCAAATTCGGTCTTGGATAAGACTTAACTAACTTAGGCGTGTCCTTTAGATTATAAATTTCTCTAACGGCCTTTTCCACATCATCCGACATCGTAGCTGTTTGGCCAAGAAAAAGTTTTGGACAAACCCGCTCCACAAATGGCGCTATCTTTTTATACGAAGATCGAAACGAAGTAGCCTGCTCATAAGCGCAATGAATTTCATCCACCACAACAAAATCAGGGGGAACTCTATCCATGAGCTCTAAAAATTTTTTATTTTGCAATCTTTCCGGAGCCACAAACAAAAAGTCCAAAGCACCCTGCTCCCATTCGGCCATGGCTTTATTCGCTTCTGTTAATGATACTCCCGAAGATACTACGCCTACACGCACTCCTCTCTGCATCAACTCTTTCCATTGATCTTGAATTAACGCTACCAAAGGAAAAAACACTATGGTTTTATACCCCATCGCTAAGGATGGGGCAATATAGCAAAAAGATTTGCCAGAAGATGTACTAGAAACAAGCAGCAAATCTTGACCTTTTAACAAATGGATTACAGGTTCAACTTGATTAGGCCTTAACGAAGGATACTCAAACACCTCCAATACCTTCTGCAGATTACGCATATAGGTATTAAAATCGCGATGCGTTTTATCTAGAGATGCCAAGATTCGTCTCTTCTCAAAAATCGAAGTTTTACCATTTGTCGAAGGTGGCGGATTCGATAAGGTTTTATGTGTTTCAGTTATAGTTTCATTCATGTATTTTTGCTGTATATAAACCTTTCGTTATTAGTGGCGTGGCCTCCCGATGTCCAAGAATGTCAAGTTCTGGTTTTTTAGTGAGGGCACCTACCTGAAGAGATAGGTGGTATTTGTCTTGTGCCGATTATGATGTACGCTTTGAAGATTTATTTTGATCATAAGGTTTGCGCGTTCGTCGTCGAAATTCTATAGTTTGATATAACCGTGACAGCTTTCGTCGAGCAAATTTTGATTTTAAACTGTCAAATCTCGATTCTCGAGTAAAGTCTGATTGGCTATTTTCGTCTGTTGATAAAGGATATGCCTCATACCAATAGACATATTTCCTATATTTTTCGTTCGTCAGCGCCTTATGATATGTAATCTTTTTTTGTTTCACTAACTCTAATAAAACCTTATCCATTATGATTGTGCCATCACATGGACAAAGGTCGTAGTACATTTTATTTAGTTTCCACCAGAAAACTTACCAGCTTGTATGGTAAGATAAATGGAAGATACTTTATTTAAGTTATTATATATTCTTATTTCTTTAACTGTTGCTCAATATATTTTTTAATATTTTCTTCCGAAGTGCTTCCGACCGTCCCATAAAAAGTACCCTTACTCCACAATCCTGTACCCCAAAACTTTTTCTGTTTTAGGGAGGGGAAGGCAAAAAATAACCTCACGGCACTAATTGATTTTAAGGTTTGTGCTATGGTTACGGGAGCTACTGTATAAGGTGCTTCTATTAAAATATGCACATGATCGGGCATAATTTTTAAAGACCCTACTTTCCAATCATAGGCTATCGCTGTTTCGTTTAAAATTAATTTTAAAACTACAGACTCCTTCTCTTGTAAAACGGGATGTCTAAATTTTGTACACCATACAATATGGTATGCTAGTTGACAAATAGAATTATTTTGTTGACTTTTTTCCATAATTAATAATCATATAAAATAATGATTAAAACAATGTCAATTAAAACACCCTTAAACCCTGAAGACTATTTTTCATGGTTTAGTCAGTGTGCAGACATGTTTAATCAGTATGTGGAGTGGGCATTTAAAAATAAAACTTATAATAAAAACAAAGCCCATAAGGAACTCTACCTAAACTTTCGAGAAAAGTTTCCCACTATTCCCAGCGCACTTGTCCAATGTGTTAGAGACATGGCTCTAGAGGCTGTAAAAAGGGATAAATTTAAATCAAAACCCAAGAAAAAGAATAATTCCAGCTTAAGGCTAAATAAGTGTCTAATAAACTTAAAAGGAAATTCTATTTCTGTAATTCACCCTAACAAAAGAATTAAGTTTGATTTTGAGTATGCAGATTATTTTTCTAACTATAAAAATGCCAAATTTCGTAGCGCAACTTTACAGTATAAAAAGATAAGCCATACAGTCGTTTTAAACTTACAATTCGAGTTTCCGGACACTCCCTTGAAAGCAGAAGGGGAAATAATAGGTATAGATAGAGGTATTTACAACCTTGTGTCTTGTTCTAATGGACTGCAAATTAAAAGTAGTCAGATAAGAGCAAGACAACGAAAAGATTTGTTTAATAAAAGAAATATTCAATCAAAAGGAACAAAATCTTCTAAACGTAAGCTTAAAAAGCTAAGCGGAAGATATGCTCGGTTCAGTGCGAATATAAATCATATTATCAGTAAACAAATTGTTAATATTCCTAATCTTAAAACTATTGTGTTTGAGGATTTAAAGGGAATTGGTAAAAAACGAAAAGGAAAGAAACTGAATAAATGGCTTCATTCCTGGTATTTTTACCAACTTCAAATATTCACAGAATATAAAGCTAGAGAAAAAGGAATTTTAGTAAAATATGTTGACCCAAGATACACATCTCAAAAATGCAGTAGATGTGGGTTTACGGATAAGGAAAATAGAAATAGACATCAATTTAAGTGTAAGCATTGTGGATTTAAATATGATGCTGATTTAAATGCTGCTATTAATATTAAACAAAACTATATTCTCTCTTTAACTAATAAAGAGCAGGCTGTTGTCAACCAGCCAAATGTAGCAAACAGTAATGTTTAGTTACAAGCTCACCAGTTTATCTGGTGAGTAGTTGACTAAAAGTTAGTGATCATAAACTAAACTTGTAAGTTTTAGTAAGTTAAGCAACATTCTTTAAAGTTGTATTAAAAATGATTTCAAAGAAATCAGCTGTCTGCATTCAGGAATAAATTCCAGATCTTCTTTGGAATTATATTTTTCCAAAGTATAATCTGCAGAAGTCATTGTGAATACAGCAGCGTCCGTATTAGACGTAACATGTTTCCTGAGTTTGGTGCTAGGAGAATACGCAAAAAGATTATTTGGTGGCATAAAGCTTGTATCCACCAAAACCATAATCATGTTTGGATCTGTTGAAATAGAGTCCAACAAATTAAACATTTTAGTATTTAACTTGCCCGTAACTGCAGAATTAACAAATGCCAAAACAGGATTAATACTCTCATAAACAACAATTAAATTATCTTCATCTAAAGGCAAATTTAGGTCACCTACCTGACTTACGTGATAAAATAAAGCTTCCTCCATTGTTTGAATCTCAGGAGGAAGCCTAACGCCAGTTAATTTTTTTAACGATTGAAGATAATTATGATCGGAATACAATAAAAAGTTAGAGATCCCTTTCGTCATCCTTATCTTTTTTTACTTTAGGTTTTCGGCCTCGTTTTTTCGGAGTAACTTCCGCATTTAATGTAATCTCTTCCGCAGGTTCTTCATTAAAAGAAGGTCCTATTGCATCTGAAATATCATCAAATGTTTCTTCAGTTTCTTGAGAACCCTCAGGAGTATTTACTTCAGATTCATCGCCCTCCAACACCTGATCTTCCTCGATATCCACATCTCGTATGTCTTGTATACGATCATGCCCGCGTATATTTAACTCATCTAAAACATCAGATATTAAAGGTTTAAGTACTGATATTACATCCTGACGAGGTGCACTATCTATATTCAAAGCTTTAGACGTAAATGTATCTTTTTGAACTGAAGCTACTTTTAGTCCATACAAGCGTTCTTTAATAAACATTTCCGGCAATCCGTAATCAAACTTTAACGGCTGATCCCATTCTTCCTCCGTATCAAAACTATGATCTATATTTAATACATACAGACAATCGCGATGCGGAATCGAGAGAGAATTTTTTACCACCTTTAACTTCACAATTTGACCTATGGGAGTTTTACTTGTCGAAGTTTCCCTCGTTAAAATTTTTCCCTTAGTTAAGGTAAACTGCAAAGTTACACTTTGATTTAAAGCATTTCCTCCGATTTTTGTTCGATTATCTTCTTTCAAGGCAGCCTGAGATAAAAATCTTGCAGCAAAAGTATTCATCTCAATTTTAGTATTTTGATGGGACACCAAAATTAAACAAATACCGTACTCCTCAAGGCTATAAGCCATAGCCCTTGACCAACGCTGCAATGTTCTGGCAAATTCCAGATTTGAGGTATCTTCCAAAGAATTAATTGCAGGATTACTGGATTTGTCCCCTAAACCAAGCAACGCCGCTTCATTTTTCGGCATCAATTTAGACAAGGTATCCAAAACCACAAAAATTGGAGAATCGTTTCTGCTAATTCCTCGTTTATCTAGATTTTCTCGTACTACACGCCCAAAATTCAGAATGGATTCCAATGCATGATTTAACGTCGCAACTTCACTCCAGCGCACGCGATTAGCAATCATATCTTTTGCTTCCTGCTTATTAAGACTTAAACAAGAAGCAATACGATCTTCACTAAATAATTTATTTTTACCCTCTGAATTTAAATATAAAGCAACTGCATACGGATGATTTCTCAATCCCATACCAACTAAAGACAAAGCCATAGTGGTTTTACCAATACCGTCTTCTCCAATAATTTCCAATGCAGTACCCGTATTGATACCTGTACTTGCAAATGTATATTGTAACAAAGGCGATTCAAACGGCAAAGCAGGCACAGCTTCTTCTTCTAAAAACTGGCTCAAACTTAAACCGGCTAAACTGGCTTTCTTAGTTGTGCCCATGGCCCTTAAAGAAATACCAGAGTCGTCTAAAACATCTCTTACAACAGCGGAGGGTTTAACCTCCGCTGTTGATTGATCCTTTTTAATTCTAGGCATTTAAAATTAATGTATTTTAGCGTTAAGTTGAAAATACTCCATCATTGTTTGAGGAGTCATTTTTTGGGGATTCGTTATCATTGCCATATGCAATGTACGAAACTTTTCATAATCTTCTGCAGATAGTGAAGCTTTAGCGCGACTTAATGTCGCATTATCCTCCGGAATATCTGTATTTGATGTTGGAGTATAGGGCTCCCCCTGAACTGAGCGTTTGACAGTTTCCGCAGGTTTAACCTCTTCAACAACCGGCGCACTATTTTGTGCATCCTCATGATAATCTTCTACAATTAAATCTGGTTCCGTTACGGGTTTGGCAGATATAGAAGCTGTATGCAAAGCTTCAACATTCACTGGAGGAAGATTTGCTGTAGCTTTATCCGTTGCTGGCATCGGAATCACAGGTTTTTGTATTGTTGGAATTGGGCGATTTCCTATAGCAGCTTTGGCAACGCCAGGTTGCGGCGTATAAATGCCTTCAGCAGCATTTCGCTTAAACGATTCACGCCTTGCCAGCATTTCCAAACCTTCTTCGCGCAATTCCAAATGCAATTCTGCGTCTTTAAAGACTCCATTATCCTTAGCCTTTTTCAACAAGTCTATCGGGAACATCGGATCCTTGCACAGCAAATCTAACTGCTGTTGATAGGTCCAGATCTCTAAAACATTTTCAGGATCACACAATATATACCTTTTCTTCAAAATATCATCCGAAACGGGATATTGTGAATAGCCCAAACGTGTTTCATTATTTGGGTCTTTCGACGGTGTAAGAGTGAGTATTCTATTGTTTGTTAAAGTATTATGACAATACCTCACTTCAAGCAAACATCCTGTTTCCTGATCAGTTACGTCTCCGAACAGTAATTCAGGATAATTTGCCGACACTGAAGACAAACCGGAATTGGCAGCAATTTGCTGTTTTACAATTTGCACAAGCGTCTGGAACATTTGCTCACTATATACGCCTATCTTCTGCTCCATTTGTTCAGTTTGAGGATTGCGATGCAAAACATTCGACAAAACAAATGTACGAGGTTTGCTCGGTAGCTTAACCGATTCAAAATTTGCAGCAGTATTATTAGGCGAATATGGTCTATACTTAATCAGTTCTTCCTCTTCAGGTGTAATTGTGGGCTGTCCTGTAAGAGGATTTGTTGTCGCATATTTTCCTGTGTTAAAGAAGATAAAACTCCTTAAATCGCAAAATGCGTCTGCGCCTCTTCTTGGATACGTATGTGAAGTCATATCCAAAGTATCAGGCGATAACAAATGCATCTTAAAACTGCCAAAAAACATATAACCTTTTACAAACTGCGCCCAAGATGTATATTGTCCGGATGCTGTTTTAAAAGGTTCTGTAGAACTTAGTAGAGCTTCTGTGTTATTCTGAAATGAAAAATCCATGCCCGGAAGTATTCGGACAACCATATTCGGCTCGTTTTCACGAGGAGGAGCTAGCCTAACCCACGGAATATTATTCCGAAAAAACGAAGATAAAACTGAATTTTGTTTTGTATTATTCATAGATGATTGTGATAGATTCAAATAAGCCATATTTTATGTGTATATTCTTGTGTTTTTGTACCTGCCAACGCTACGTAAGCTTGAACGTCTGGCAAGCGTTTTTTAATCCTTCAGTTAGTTCTTTGTGTTCTTCTTCAGAAGGTTCTGTACCCCACCGTTTTGTAACTTCGACATCAATGCTGTAACGCAAGCGTCCGCCTTTTAGATCCCAATAATTATTCTCAGACATAAAAAACTTCAACATACTTACAGCCAAATCAACTTCGTTGTAAGGAGATAAAATATAAATAGCGTCATATAAAGGAATTACTACTCTGCTCTTCATATTCATCTTTCTAAAACTGGAATTTAGTGGAGGTATGGCCCTTGCTAAAGAGTCAGCAACCAAAGATTGCAATCCGATATTGCAAGCTTCTCGACGAAGTTTACTTATGATACTTTCTCTAAGCTCATCCGACATTTGAGCATCCAAAGGTGGTATTTTAAAATGTCTTTTAAATCCCGAAGGCGATTGGTAATACCCTTGTCCGTCAGGCAGAGACTTACACCATTCCAAAAATTCTGCAACTTGCGGTTTGGTGTTCATATAGGCATCAATAAGTTTTTGTCCCGTACCAGGTTCAGGTTTTTCACCTGAAGCTATTTCAATGTTGCGTTCCAGCAAAGAAGGACTTGCGCCATAAGGAATCGAATTATGGCTATTCATTGAAGTGTCTATATATTCATGGGATTCGCATTCAATTGCCACAATATCTTCTTTCACATGTTCCAAAGAAACAACTTCACTAAAATAAATATTTTGTAAAGACCCATTAGGTTCAATAGCAGCCGAAGCCACTAAAACATCCTCGCCTTGTTCCAACGAAAGCTTGGTTTGAAAACCTATAAAATTCAACAATAAAGCAATATCGGAAATAAATTCTAAATTATTTTTCCAAAATTTTAACGGAAAATGATAACACACCGCATCGGTGACTCGGGGATTTAACTCTAAAAAGCTTTGCAATACACTCCAAATCTCAGCACGACTTAAAGAGAATATCCACTCAGGCAACCGATAGGTATTATCCCCTTCACGAAGTTTCAATTCTGTATAAAAATCCGTATAAGAATCTTTTGGAACATTAAAAATGCCTATAAATTCGGTAAAACTCGGATTTAAGGTAACTACTTTATGCCTTTTTGGATTGATATCTTTAACTCTTACCCAGACCATTTCCGTACCATTAAAGCATCTAAGCTTATGATACTTATGATAAGTAGCCACTAAGCCGGAACTTAATCTGATCTTAATGCAGTCTCGTTCACTCAAAGCAGTTACCGATAAAGTTTTTGTAAAACCGGATATTGATTTTAAAATATCTCCTTGTTTTATTAACTTTGCTTTTTTATAACCCTCTAAAGTATAAACGTAATTTTCTTTGCCAGAACAAAAATTAGCTACCTTTCCCGCAGCATCTCTCGTCTTCTTCTTGTTTAACTTTTCTCGGGGTGTGTTAAGCATAAATTTATTTTCCACTGCAACCCAGTGAACATCTTGTTTCGGATGCTTTAGAGACCCGTCATTATTTCTCACCAAATCCGGATCATTAGGATCTACAAGCAGTGCAGGATCTTTTGCATCTTCAGTAAATTCAACAATGTCATCACAATATGCTATACGCACTTGTTTTTCCGAACCATCAGGCATCTTTTTAAATGCAAATTGCGGATCCGGATCATTCAAAGTGGAAATTAACTTTTTATCATTTGCCAAATATGCAATCGACCATACTTCAGCTGTGGCATAGTCTGCATCGACAAAACAATACCCTTCAGGTGCTTTAAAGCACCAGCGCAACGGCGCAGGCACCATGTCTTTTATCGTTATATTTTCGGAAATGCCATAAGTTTCACGTAAAGAATTTACAATTTCATTAAAATTATCTTCATTAAATTCCGACAAATCAGATTTATCTGTAATATTAAAATACTTTAATACTTTCGTGAAACCCTTGTCTATGTAATCTGTAACATATCTTGGTATATTTAAAATATTGGGTTTAAACGACCGGGGTCTACTCGATTCGGTCATAACGAAGTTGGAATGTAGCCTTCCATCAGAAGTTAAAAACTTTTGCAACCCGCCTTCTTCACCCTTTAAGAAATTCTTAGTTATCTGAGTAATTGCATTCATTTGCAATAAATGCAGACATAAATCATCTCCTTTATCCGCAAATATTTTAAGAGTATCTTTATCCACAGCAGGCTTATAATTTTTCTGCTTAGCGGGGGACATTTTTAATACTCTTTCCCAGGGTATTGCATTACCCTCTTCCGGCTTAGTTGTTTTAATAGGCGTGTATTTCTTTACGTCAAACAACCATTTCTTTTTATGCTCTGCAGAATTAGGATTAAAGGCATCCACATAGTAATAATGTTCAGCAAATGGCAATAAAGGCAATGCTTTGCGCCCATAAAGTTTTTTTAACAGATTAAAAATATCTTCAAAAGATCTTTCATCATCAAAAAACTTTTGAATTTCTGCAATATTCGCTACAGGCGTTTCCTGCGGAATTTTTGACACTTCCGTATAAAACAAATCATATGCCTCTTTTTTAAGCATTTGCATAAACAACTTTTGCATGACTACGCCTGCGGCCAGATAAGCGATTCGCGCTTTATTGGCATCCTCAGTGCAAAAAGGCACACCCGCAATAGACATGGAGGTAAATCCATCAATAACAAACGGCAACTTAATATTCATAAAATAATCATAAGTGCCGTCTTTAATTAACATGTCTTTAATAATCGGATACAATCTTAAAGTTACATCGGCATCCGAACAACCATATGGGTAAAGAATTTCCAAAGGAACTTGTCCATATCCCTCATCTTCATCAAAGGATACGCCCTTATTATTTTTCTTCCATAAAATCAGATCAATATCATATCTGCCTTTATCTGTGTATTTGGCAGCTAATTTTTCCAACTTTTGATCAGCATATTCATCAGCTGTCTGAATACCAAACATGGTGTCAAAAATAAACTTGCCGTCATACACATTTAGTCCCAAATGCGTTGACATCCATTGAGCATCAGCCGCTCCATTATGCCCTACAAAATGCACTTCGGGGTCATTAAAAAAATCTTGCAATAATTTACATACAGCTTCTTTTGGAGCATCAAAAACCCACTCAGCTTTTTCATTATTAAAGTTTATATAAGCTGCCTGACCTGGGGCCCAAGCAAATTGTATTGATCTAAGATATCCGTCTACAAAACATTGTTTACCCCACTCGCAGTCAACTCCAAATAATTTATAACCTTCAGACTTAAGAGTAGCTAACAAATTGGATAGCTGTGAATAAGTTGAAATACAGTGATAGTCACACTTTGTCTGTTCGATTGGCTTGCCTTGTAGAAAATGATCATAAAAGTCAGCCAACATGCCTATCTCTTTATCTAATTTATCGTACAATTCAGGCTTATAATAGGCATTATAAATACTGCTAATTACAAAAACATGAGCGTTGTGTTCTTGACTAAAAAACCACGCTTCTTCCAATTTTGATACGCTTATTTTATAATTTAAAATAAAGTCACACGCTTCCGTACCGACGCAAACTATAATTTTTGGATGACAATACTGAAATTCTTCAAGAAGTAAAGGCAAACAATAATCTATATCCTTTTTACAACCTTTTAAATTCTTTTGTTTTATTCCGTACTTTATTAATGACGTAAAATAACAGTCATCAATATCAATTCCATTTTGCAAACATATTGCGCGAAACATTTCACCGGCACCCGATTTTAAATGCATGGGCGTAGAATATCTCGCATCAACATCCTCTTTTAATGGCGCTGCAGTTAAAAACATTATATCTGCATTTAATCTGCCTACACCATTTAAAAATACTACGTTATCGTTTTCAGGCGTTAAGTCATCCTTGCAACGTTTATACGACAAATCTCCGCAAAAATCTGCCAACTTAGGGCATGGCAAATCCATATTTACAGTATAGTGTGTAAGAAAGCCAAGGTCTTTAGACCTTGGATGAATTGCACATAAATTTTGAAGTTCTTTTTTGTTGTTCGACATATTTTTTAATTGTTTCCTCCCTCAGACATCCAACAGTATCTACATAATAAGATCTGGTCCAAAGTGTGGGAAGTTTTTGTTTTAATATGGGATAAGTCTCACGCATAATTCGTGACGTATACCCTTTAATTTGTCCTATAATGAATTGAGGAGCACAATTAGGCCCTGCAGAAATAAATAAATGTATATGTTCTTCGCAAACCTCCAATGCTTTTATTTCCCAACCCATAGCGTTACATTTTTCGGTTATAAGGTTTTTTAAGGTTTCCTGCATTTCAACGTTCAGGATTTTGCGTCGAAATTTAGTTGTCCAAATAAAATGGTAAATGCAATTATAAACGCATGTATCAGATGTTTTCCATCTAGGTTTAGATTTTTTATTGACTCTCATATAATTTTAATTTTATATAAAATTATATAAATGATTAAAACTTTTAAAGTCAAACACAATACGGATTTTTCTAAAGAAATAGAAAAAGCAAAAGCTATTGCTGAGTTTGCTTTAAAAAATCATTGTACAAGTTCTGCACAAGTTAAACAATTTGGTTTAAAATCTATCATTGCAAACCAGATTATTAGAAAAATAACGCAAAATAAAAAGATTAAAAGAATCCGTAGGGTAAACCTTATTATCCCAAATCAAGGATTATCCTATCAAAAAGATTTCATTTGGATACCTTCTTTAAAATTAAAGTTACCTTTTCAGATTAAAGGATTCACTAAAATAAATCAAATTGAAATAAATTCAGAATATTGTTTTGTATCCTGTAGTTTTAGTGAAGCATCGATACTGAAGCCTAATGGATACTTAGGTGTAGATTTAAATACTACAGGACACATGGCTGTTTTAGCGGATCCTCAAACAGGGAAGGTCTGGAAGTTAAATAAAAAATCTAATCATATTCGTAATAAATATCGAGCTATACGGAGACAATTTCAAAAGAAAAAACTTTTTAAGCAAGTTAAAAAACTTAAAGATAGAGAACATCGAATTTGTAAAGATTTAGACCACAAAGTAACAACATTTATTGTACGTAAAGCAAAAGAATTAAACAAAGGCATACGACTTGAAAACTTAAAAAATATAAGAAATACTGCAAAAACGAATCATACCTTTAAACCTTCACTGCACAGTTGGTCTTTTTACCAATTTAGACAAATGATTGATTATAAAGCCAAGCTGCTTGGGGTTAAAGTTGAATATATTGATCCCAGATACACTTCACAAGCCGACAGTAAAACGGGACTTTTAGGTCAACGTAAAGGTAAGATTTTTAAGACTGCAAATAATGCAGTTGAACATGCTGATGTTAACGCTGCCTTTAATATAGCGTTAAATCACTTAAACATAGTTCAATTGCGCACAGAAAGAGATGTGCGCAAGAGGTGTGGGAGATCTACCAAAACTGACTCACCTCAAAAAGCAATTTCTATTAAAGGCTAGAAAACTTTAGAACCCAACTGCTTCAGCGGTTGGAGTATGTCAGGGGTGGTAAATTAATTTCGCTTTCTTTCATGGTTTTTAAAAACGACGGACAAGAATCACCTGTCCGTCGTTTGTTAGGTTTAAATTAGCCGCATGCAGACCATCCACATGCATAGCATTTTTTACATCCCTCTTCACGTAACACTTTACCTCCGCAAACAGGGCATGTTTCTCCAAGATCAACTTTACCAGCACACTGAGACAATACCTTATTAATCGCTTTTACAATCGAAGTAAAATCCCCTTCTGTTTTAGATAGCTGATGTATTATCTCTTTCACTGATACACCGGACTGCAAATTCAAAGCCACCAAGCGAGCAAGGGCTGTTAATGTGGCTTTATCTGAAGACTCATTGGCTTTTACAATTTTAAATATAAATTTCTCGTCTTTAGATACAAACTCGAACGTAGCCTTACCCAATTTCTTTAAGGTTCCTTCCTTTACAGTCTTGGGTATAATGCGACGGCGCTCAACCCATTCTCCATCCTCGTCAAAAATGTTATCTTCATTTATGTCAATAAACATCTCAAACGGACTATTTTCCAAGAAACTTACAATAAAGTAATAAGATATTCCTTTTACCGTTCTAAAAAATACTCTACACGGCAATATATCAGGGCGTTTCTCAGCAGTAATAGTAGGATGAATAATCGATGTAGATGTGGGATTTACGTCATCTTTCGAATCCGCAGCTTGCAGTACTGCACTCATCGAACCCTCACGATAAGTCGTAACTCCTTTAATTACTCCGCTATTATATGCATCTAAATAAACATTCTTAAACTGTTCATAAGGGTAATCCTTACCAACATTTATCGTTTTGCTTACAGCGGAATCCAAATGCGCAGATACTAATTTCAGAATTTCCAAATGAGATTCAACAGGTAGTTGCATAGCTGTTGTAAAAACTTCCTGTGGATATTCTAAATTATGATCCAAGATCCATTGGTAAGCATAATCTCGAATTTTTACTTTTTCACACAAACCTCGATCTTTATGTATCTGATATTCTTGTCCAGTTTCAGTTACATAAGACAAGTAAGTAAAATCTGCGTATTTAACTTCTTTAAAATAATTGTTCGGAGTAAAATCCCCCTCCCAGAACCTAGGACATTTATCTTTTATGCTTTCAGGAACAATCGGCACTCCAACAATTCTGTAGTATTCTAACTGAAACACAGGTTCCACACCGCCTGAAATATTATTGGCTAGACATCCTGTATTGCCTGTAGGTTGGACTGAGAACAAGGCTGAATTGCGGATGCCGTTAGTTTCTAACAATTCTTTTTGCAAAGCATCCAATATATACTTCGGTAAATGTCTAAACGTATATTTTATGTTATCAGCATGTTTTGCAGGATTGCATCCTTTAAACGCACCTTTACATTTAGCTAAAGCGATACTTGCCCTTATCCCTAAGAAATTATAAACATCAAAAACTTTAGTTAAAAAGTCTTTAGCTTCCTTAGAATCGTATTTTAGACCCAACATCATTAAAGAAGAGCCTATGCCTGTAATACCAAGCCCGATTCTTCGATAACTTTCAGCCATATATTTATATTCTTCCAAAGGCAGATTGGCAATGTCTATGACATTATCCAAGAATCTTACGCAATAAGGAATAATATCAGAGAACTTCTGAAAATTAAAAACAGCAGCGTGTTTGGTTTCATCATATTCTATAAATGCTGTAAGATTAATGGAACCTAAATTGCAGCATCCTCCACTGTATAAAACCTGCTCTCCGCACTGCTGATTATTAAGCATATAAAATTTTGGATGTCCATGCTCATTCACAGTTTCAAACATCCCAACGCAATAATTATGCACGTCATCAACTGTACCGGTATAGACATCTTGTTTACCTATATATTCAATAGACGAAACAAACCTTACAGGCCAATCCTCAGCAGATATTATATCTGAATCAATATTAGTGGTTTTGGCAGCGCTTTTTTCTTTATTCAAATGGGTATTTAAGCAATCCAGAGAACAAAACGCAATTTCGCGATGAGTAAATGGAACAAAATGTTCTTTTCCACATTCCTCACAAACCCTCTTAACCAAAACTATATCATTATCTATTTTTACCTCATAACCCTGAGACTTTGCTTCTTCACACAGTTGTTGCGCGGAATCAAGCTGAAGATTAGGGGTAATTTCCGTATTTAAAACTTCCTGCACTAAATAACGTTTATACTCTTCTACACTTAACGTATTTGTGTGCAAAGCTACACCTATTGATAAATCTTTTACTTCTTTATATGTACCATCAGACAATCTAAACTTATGATTAGACGTGCAGTCAATATGATTACCATCATCTAAAGTCACTCGATAAATATCTTTATTATAGCCTGTAATACGAGGATTACGCATTAACTTTGTAACAATATTGCCAGCATTATCACAAGCTAACACCGGAACATCTCTTCCAGCTTCGGCCAGCTCTTTGATAGTAACATTTGTACGCCCGTCAGCAACAGCAACTTTGGTATCTCCTGTAAGACAGGGATTTGTCCCAACTAATTGCAACTCAGGGATATAATTTGCACAATGGGTCTCATTTGCCCTATCTAGGAATAAAACTCCAGGTTCCGAACGATTGCTGGTAGACTGCATTAAAGCTTCCCATAAATCCGTAGCCCTAACTGTGCGATAAACTTTAACGGGGTAGCCTTTTTTCTCCCATTTATCCAAGTCTCCATCCCATTCGGATTTATATTTTTCAAAAGCCGTATCGGGGAATCTCAACTGCCAGAAATCAACAGCATCAATTTCTTCCTGCGAAGCATTGTTTTTAATAAGCTCATTCACTCTATTTAAAATATCCATAAAAGCATTGGTAACATTTACGGACATATTCATTTTAGTTAGATGAAACGGCTTTTGCTTTGCAGTAATAAATTCGTATATATCAGGATGCCAGCAGCTTAAACAGAGCATCATTGCGCCCTTACGAATTTTCTTCTTTTCGTTCTTGGGCGTTTTTTCTTTACTCTCTATATAATAATCTCCCGGACCTTCCGTAATAATCTCGGAACTTTTATCAAACAGCTCCAAATACTTTACAGCGCCGGGAGTTCTGGCGCCTATGCCTTCTATATAAGAACCCCTAGGACGAATAAAACTACAATTTAAACCCCAACCTCCTTCAGATTTTAAAGTCAAAACCTGATTCTTTAGGATCTCCATGATTCCTTCAACGGAATCCATGTCGTATTTGGGAGCAGGTGAGAGATAACAGTTAACGAGAGAGACATTCTTACAACCGCCCCCTGCATTGGCCAATATACGACCTCCGGGTATAAACTTAAAATCTTTTAAAATCTCATAAAAAGCCTCCTCATAAAATCTTTTGGATTCATCATCCTTTTCTACATTGGCTATAGCATTTGCCACACGCTTCCACGTATCTGTAATACTATTTTCATTTTGCGTTTTATAGGTTACTTCCCAAATCTGACGGGAAAACTCATTCGTAAACGGATCCGGATTATCCGTAGTTTTTGCTTTTACTTGTTCGTCCATAGTGTTGGTTTAGATTCTCTATATTTAATCAATTTTCAAGCCAAATCGTATTGTTTTTTTAATTCTAAAATCAGGTTATTGTCGGTTATTTCTCCTAAATCTTTAAACTTCAAAGGATAGTCTAATTCATCTATATCAATTCCTCCCAGCATAGAAATGCTACGCCTCAACTTAGCTGCCGTACTGCTTCCGACTTTATCATGGTCTACGGCAAGAATTATTTTATCAAACATGCCATTGCTAATTAATTTTAGCTGTCCTACGGACAAAGCGCCTCCCAAATAAGCGCAAAACGGCGGCCCCATTCTGGCAGCATCTAAAACGCCTTCACAAAGCCCTATAACTTTCTTTCCCGACGGACGGGATAAATTAAACTCTCTTGCGGCATCATAACCCATTAAAACATTCCCGGCCTTGGAACCTGGAGATAAATAATATTTTCTTTTTACAATGGAATCAGACACGCCCTGCATAGGTATATATTTGCCTGTGGAGTCTTTTTCGGCTACTTTATAATACCCGCTTACTCTTTTAAAAGGGTCATTGACAAAATGCATATAATGCAATTTATCATTGCCTAATTTTTTATCTAAAATTCTTGCTTGCCATAATTTAGGCTGACCTAATTGAAAAGCGGTAAAAATAATACACCCTTGAGGGGTAAAGAATTTAAAAGGGTCAATTATATAGCCTTCAGTATCCTTACCGAATTTCAGATGTTTAAGTTGAGGATTTTCCTCAGTGCAAAACGAAGCGTTAAACTGGTGGACAAGAGCATCCATATCTGTATAGCCCCTATCATTTAAATAGGAGACTGCAGGATGGGATGCGGGTAATTTATTTAATGGAATGCATGTGCCGGGAGAAATCCATTTATTCTCTAAAGCATCTTCGGAATTAAATACTAAAGAAGAGGTCAATAAATCTTTATTTTTATAGTTCTTTAAAAATTTATCCGGATCCCAAGTTATATACCATTTATAAGACTTATCTTTATGTCTTAATCCTATGGGACGCATTTCCAACAAATCCTTTATATTATAAAACCGATTGGTTTTAACGCAGCGTGCAGCGCAATTATGACCCTCTGCTGCAAATTTTGATAAATTTACATAAAGATGTTTAGACATTAACTCTTTAGGACCATCCTCCTGCAATAATTCTGGATCAGGCAATGATAGTTCCAAATGGTTATGGTCTATAACATGCAACTTGCCTGTAAAATGTACTGTAAGCAATCGTGTAACTAATCTTTGTATTTGTTGACTTAACTTAAAATTTAATGCTGTGCATGTTTTTTCCAAAGCGGACAGATCTATTTTTAATAATCTGTCATCAAGTATGTAGGTTTTAGCTGTGCTCATTGTGGGATATAGATTGAAGCATGGGATTGATTTACTAATCAAGAAATTTCTATTGACACTGCTGTATGCTTTATTTTTAATTTTAAAAAATTTCAATTAATAAATATGCAATAATCGCTTTTTAACTTTAGGATTATTGTATGGTGTTTTATTGTCATTTTAAATTTCGATAATTTTTGGCTCTTATTTTGCTCTTAATATTCTTTTTAAAATCTTAATGCCTTAAAAAAATTAAATAGTATTACCGCAGGAACGCAGTTCCGAAGGTAATACTATTTTGCTATTCAGAAATAGTAATAGGTAGAAAAAATTATGTTAATAATTTTTCTTTTTATATGCTAGATGCATTTATGCAGATAGAATATAAAAAGCTTTTTATCGAGAATGTTAATTCGAAGATAAAAATATATTCATTTAAGGGTAGGGGTGCAGGGGGAGGGAAACTAGGGCTTATTTTAACAGTATAATATACTTAGCGTTTTTATAATAGCTATCATGGCGACTTTTGATATAACGCAATCTCCCTTAATACAGCTTTTAAGGATTTAGTTCTGACCCAGCGATAAAATTACAAAACGCGAATAACCGCCCTTAAAAATGATTTTTAGCTTTTAGGCTATATATTTATATACCTTTAAATTTAAAAAAGATTCTAAGCCCATTTTTTCCTGCATATCCCCATTGTTCCAGATTTCCGTTTTGATCAATTGGCTATTTTTAGCTTCTGAATAATAGGTAAATTCATTGTAATTTTTTAACAATGACCCAGTTTTTCGTATGGAATTTTGGAGAATTTAAACAGTTTTTCGCGCCAATTTTCGTAAAAATTGCGGAATTACAGGGGGTTCCGCCAGCGCCCCGTAGGGGCGCAAGATCTTAGTAACGGAAAAAGTGACATCGGGCGTTGCCCGATGTCATGAACATGAGAGGTTCGTAAAGGCCAACTTTTTTATCTTTAATGTTTGACTTTTAATTTGTAACATTAAACTATCTTTAACATTTAACATACAGAGTGTAGGCGAGGGCTACGCTCTCGCCATGTTAACCAAAAAGTTGGCCGATTAGCTATTCAGAAATAGTAATAGGTTCTTCCAATAAGGCACACTAATCCTAAAATTCAACATAAACAACCATGAATCAGAAAAATTTTAACTTTAACTCATTAATTTTTATATACTTATTAAAAATTTTACAGGTTTTAAGAAAATTTTTCTTGATTGGATAATAAAAATTTGAAAAGATAACGAAAAATTTAAAACAACGATTATGGCAACGATTATGGCAACAACTATTGGTAATACAGAAGAATATTGCGATATGTCTCAGAGCATCTTGAACGAGAAGGTGCACAGAGCTCGCGGGGGTGGAACTGGGCGTTTGGATCAAGATAAGCTTAAAGCAAATCAAAAAACTTTAGTACAATGTTGCATGAATTTAGTGGCTGCAGATAAAGCCACGAAAACCGGCAAGAGAAAATATACAGTCTCAGAAAAAGTTTTAGAATTGGCTAAAGCCAAGTTGGACAAATATCGTTTTCGACGCCCCAAAGGTTACAAAGTCACTAAGCCTTTAAATATCTCCGAAGAAGATAGAGAACGTAGAAGACAAGCTATTGCAAAAGGCAGAGCAGTTTATCAACAGATGCTTGCAGAGAGAAGAAAGGCCAAGGAAGAGGCTTTAAAAAAGGAAAAGCTGGAAAAAGAAGCAGCCTTAAAAAAGGAACAACAGGCAAAGGAACGTGCTCAGAAAAGAGCACAGCTTGAGAAGGAATGGGCTGAAAAAAACCCTAAAGCCACCAACGGTTACGGCTGGACTTTATCTGATCGCCGTTGCAATGTTCCAGAAAGGGGGCTTAAGTCTGTTAAGTTTTTTGCAGGTTATAATCCTCAATTAAAGCGCATACAATATGCCAATTACAATCATTGCTCCTTGGCAGATACACATGCGCTTCATCTCTTAGATATGTCTTTGGAATATTGCCCGTCAAATCCGAATATGGCGGTAATGCTGAATTTCAAGTTCATATCCAATAAGCTTCATGGAACCAAGTTTTATCATTCGCTTTATCTTGATTTAGAACGTAAGCGAGAAGGCGATATACAGCATCATCTTTCCAATATTCTTTATCTTAAGAGTCTTATCAATTCTATGGGTGGCAGATTCTGCAAAAAAAGCTATTGGAAGATGTTGAATGAACTTAGAGTTGCTTGTAACGCCCATGAAGGAAATGATTCCAATAAAACCATAATAGACTATATGGAGGTGGACAGAAAAGCCCTCAGATGGTCCCCTCCAGCCAAGCCCCAGGGCACAGAATCTTTAGAGGATACAATTCAAGCGGATAAATGCCGTAAATGGGAAAGATTTCAAAAGGATCTTAAGTCCATAAGCAAGCGTTATCTTGGAAAATATATTCGTCCTGAAAAACAATTTTCTTCAGTGATGAGTTATAGATTTTTAAGCGAATCTTTGCATGCGGTTTATTTGGCTCCGTTTAGGTTTTTTAAATCTCTGGAACGTCGCAGCAATCATATTAAAGACATTCAGGAAGCGATTGATTATAGTATAACCATTTTCGAACAAAGGCAGAAGGCAATTGCAGAAAAGGCCGCAAGGTTAAATCAAGAACCTGAAAAGGTATTTCCTATTCAGCCAGGAAATGCTTGGACTGGAATAAATAAAAGCGAATATGAAATAGATTTAAATGATGCCATTGAAGAACTTAAAGAACTTCGGAAAAATGTTCGCAGCATAGGTAAAGTACAGCGTTTCCGTCCTACGCTTGAAGTTATTATGGCAGAGGACGCTTTGTTCCCTGGATCTATTCCTGAACCTAAGTCTTTGTTGGATGAATTTATAAATGATTATCAAAAGATTTTACACGCGGATCAGTTAAACAAAAATCCGAATGTAAAGGTGGATGTTATGCCTAACTGGTGGCATAGGAGTATGTGCTCTTATCTTTGCAGACATGAAAAATATAACAGCATTCCTATGGAAGAGAAACTTAGGATTTGCGACTTGTTTGGTCATGAAAGCAGGGCGTTGTTCCCCAAGCGCTTAATTCACAGCATGCAGTCACTGCGTCTTCTGCGAAATTTAGATCAGCTGCCTTCAAAGGTTGTGGAGTATATTAACAATATGCCTGTAGAGAATGATCTGCCGGATTATCAAGGTCATCCGCTTTATCAAGGACCTATAAATACTCGTTTCTTAGGTTTCCGTTGCAAAGATAAGGCTGCGATTTATGACCATTTGTCAAATATTCTGCAAATATTGTTTACTGAAATGGCTGAAGGTCATTGTGACAAAACGCCCTATATTCAACAAATCTTTGAAGCTGTAGCTTTGGCGGTGCATAAAACCTTCGGCACTGGAAAAGGCAGCTTATATGCCGATTGCTTTAAGGATTTCAAGAATGCAATTGACCACGTATCTTTTATAGGATACTTTACTTCTTGGATGAAAAATGTTGTATCAAAGGGCACATCCAACATTAAGTGGTATCCCGCTTATCTTCAGGTATGCGCAAATACCATTAGGGAAAACCATAATAACTTGATGGATGAAATAAGGAAAGCCTTTGTATTCTGAGATTTTTAAAATGAAAACCGCTCACCAGTTTGCATGGTGAGCGGTTAATAATCCTTAAAATATTGTATACTTAAATTGGCTTAATATTTAATGTGTCCATACTGCCAAGTTCAACCTTGGTCGCCACATTTGTCATAGGACTTGCTTGTTCTTTTTCCGCAAATCTTTGATAAGCAAAATCACGAAGCACGGGATAATGATACGGTGGCGACAATCGGTTTTTCCAAAAGTTAAACGTTTGTTGCGTTTTATACGAAGCTTGGATTTGATTTGACACACGAGTTTTAGGATTCTCTAAACGCGATATACCCAACGCCCAAGAAGCATCTTGGTCTAGTGTTTTACAATCTGCCAGTTCGTTAATGGTAATCATTGCGACATTTTCCGCTTGTTTAGGATTAACCTGTGCCATAACCACTCCTGCAAGATGTTTTTGTTTCATAACCTTGCAAATGTACTTCATGGTATAGTCATAATACTCGTGCTTTTTGGCGCGATCTTCCGGAGGTTTTTCAATCCCACCGCCTATCCAGTCAATAATAACAACATCCAAACTGCCATTAACTTCTATAAATTTTTCAATGGCATGTTCTAAACTGCTTGTTATCTTATTACCCTTTAATCCCCAATTTTCAAAATAAAGATAAGGTTGCACTAACTGTGTAAACTCCTTTATTTCGGTTATTTGTTGGTCATTTAATTTGCTATTTTTAACAGCATGTTTAATGCCGTCATTTATTAAACTAAAAGGTATATTTGTGCTAAGACTAACACATCTCGGCACGAGATTAACAGCATGTTGCTCCGTTGAAATAAATAATACCTTAAAAGCATTTAAGGCCAACCCAACGGCAAGCTGACATGCAAAAACTGTTTTTCCTCCTGAAGGCAGTGACGCAACAATGCCGGTTTCGCCTTTCTTTAATCCTCCGGCTAATACCCTTGTAAAAATAGGCAATGTAGCCACGGGCATACGATAACCGCCATTATCTACGTCTTCAAAGTCTACGGCGTCATTAAATGACATAAACGTAGAATCATCTACATCTAATCCATCTGTAGCTGATTTAAGTTTATTAATTAATTCATCAGCCGTTATTTTTGTATTAAACGACTTTTCAGTTATCTGGGATACTCGTCTTAATTCCAGCCAAAATGCAAAACCGGATTTGGCAAAATTAAAAATAACATCATTGTTTCCGGCAGAATTGTTAATTAACTGGACAATTTCATTTAAACTTTCTTCGGCAAATTTCGTGTCTTCAATACTTATTTGTCCCAGATACATCTGGTCTTTTAAAAGACTATTAACAAAACTTACATCGACTTGGGTAATTGAAGAACTATTTGGGTCGTTTTTGTCGGATAAAGTGTTATAAAACGTACAAATTCCATCATAAATATTGTTATATACACTTTTACTAAAATCTTCGTATGATCTGTGGGAGCTTATTCTAGCGTTAATTCTGTCCTTACAATAAACTCTCCAAAAATCATAACTTAAAATCATTGCAGCCATTAAATACTGCTCAAACATTCTGGTATTGCTACGCACCAAACTTTTAATTGCCGGATTTTCTGTCACGGCAATTGGAACATTTGTTTCAGTTGGCTGTGGTTTTGGGGAGTTTAAATCCATGAGGTGTTTAATAATCCTTTTGTAGCTTCGATAGCTTCTTTTAGACCTTTAATATTTGCAAGCTCTTTTCTCGCTTCCGCTATATAATGCGTGTATACTTTAGGGTCTGTAGGAGCCAAGGATAGTCTTAGCCATGCAGGAATTTGAAATCCTGCCATGCGTAAGACCGTTAAATGTGATGATCCTGGATGCGTTTGGAGAAAATTTTTAATAGCTGAAAAAGCTTTTTGAAATTCTTGATCAACATATTCTTTTGCGGTTAGTTGTATTTGTTTTCCGATGGTTTCTTGATAAATTTTAATTTTTCCAATGATTTTTGAATTTAAAAGTGTTTTTGGAAAAATCGTTTGTCTTGCATTAGCAAGTTCATCAAAAACAAAATCTATATAAAACTTTTCCGTTACATCCAGTTTTTTGCAATTATTGGCAAGTTTTTGCCAAACTTCTATTTGATCAAACTTAGGCAATAATTTGTAAAATTTATTGCGCTCACGTTGACGTTTAATAAAATATTGTCTGATATCTTCTAAACTTGCCGACATTGTGGTAGATTATTTTTTAGATTTCAAATATATCTCCAAGCATGATACTTGCGTTAGGATTATCTTGTTTGAATGCTTTAGCATAATCTTGTAAAAATTTCCAAGCTTCAGCAATTTCTTCATTTTCTTGACATTTATTAATAATCATTCGTATGCATTCTCCTATATTTGCTTCTTTGGAAAATGACGGATCAATTAGTGTGGCTTGAGAAGGTTCAAGATAAATGGTGAGCTTTTATACATAATTTCTAAGGGTTTAAATGTTATATCTAAAAAAAATAAGAATAAATATTAAAGTAAAAACAAGGCGATTCAAGGAGTCCTTAATGAAAAGGACTTTTAAACCTTGAATCTTAACTTGTTTTTGGACAATAAAATAGCGCATAAAGTGTCTATGCGCTATGGGAATCAGAACTCTCAACTTTTGGAAACAATTATGTCGATCTAAAAAAGGGTTCGGACGCCTATTATCAACCGCAAAACGAAGTCAAGACACTATCGATAAGTCATGACTCGCCGGTATCGGGCATCAGTTTCATATTTCAAGGGAACATTCATACGTCCCTCCTACGATAGCTACTCGCGTTTTCACTGATAGTTATTATCATTCCCCCTATAGGCAGGGGTAGGGTCGCTATCCCTAAAACGCCCATTGTCCAGAAATTGCAAAAGAACAAAAATCTACTCCCAGAGATGGGATTGAACCATCGACCAAACTATTAACAGTCGTCCGCTCTACCGCTGAGCTACCTGGGATTATTAAGTGTCGATCAATACAGCATCCCCGATTGGGGTTGTCAACACATTAATACCTTTTTTGTCCAAAAATTCGGAATTGATTCCGAAGTAAATGGCTGTTTTACCATTTTTGACTTTAAAGATATCAATGTCTATGATTTGGTCATCTGTATCAAGTCCAAGTGTATCTTGATAATACGCCTTTAGCAAAGGGGTATTTTTAATTTCTTCTACAGTTACGGTCTTGGATTTAATTTGAGATGGATTAAATCGGATTTGCGTATGTAAATTATCGACTACACCTTGCTTTTGTATATTAGCATTAGATGTTTGTTGTTTAATTTTTTTTAAAATATCAATCTTTTTCACTTTAAAGTTATTTCTAAAATTTAAATATTTATTTAGAAATAGCTTAGACTTGTCAATTTTTAAAGTCAACTACTCACCAGACGAGCTCGTGAGCTTGTAACTAAGCATTACTGCTTGCTACAATAGGCTTGTTGACAGAAGCCCTAAAGTTATTTGCTATATTTAACGCAGCATTTAAATCTGCATTGCATTCAAATCCACATTTCTGACACTTGAAATGGGATTGTGTAGTTCGATTGCCTTTAATAGTATGCCCACATCTACTGCATTTTTGTGATGTATAACGAGCATCAACGTGTTGAACACTGCAGCCCTTAGCTAATGCTTTGTATGTTAGGAATTGTTCCAACTGGTAAAAGCTCCACGAATTTACTTTAGCCCTTTCGGACTTTCGCAGTTTGCTACTACGATCTCTAATACCCTCTAGTTTTTCAAGAACTATAGTAGTACCGGGAACGCACATAGAAACAATATCCTTACTAATACAATGGTTCGCATCCGTAACGAAACGGTTCTCCTTCATACTTAATGTACGGAGGTGTCTTTTAGCGGATTTAGAACCCTTGGATTGTAGTTTGGATCTTAAAATAGCATAGCGTTTCTTTACTTGTAGAACATGTTCTCCAGAGAAGATAGTACCATCAGATAGTGTGGCTATATTGACTATGCCTCGATCTATACCAAGTACATTATCATTGGAAAATTGTACATCCTCAACCTCCTTCTCAAATATGATGTGTAGGAATGCTTTGCCTTTCTTTAATGAGAGTGTAGCACCTTTCCTACGCCACGAGAAGTATTGTTTAAAGTAGTCTGGTAGATTTACTTTAAAGCGTAATCTACCATTCAATGTTAGGATAGAAACCTCGAAACGATCGAACCATATATTAAAGGAGTTCTTTGTTAATCTCAAAGACATTTGTTTGGATTTAGGACATTTGAACTTCTTATGTTTCTTTCGTTCTAGTTTCGTAGTGGACTTGATGGCTTCCGCTGCCTGATCCCGAACTTGTGTAGTGAGATCAGCGGGTAATGCGAATTGTGTTCTACAATAAGCATAGGTTTGATCGTGAAGCTTTCGTTTATCAAAATTACGATCCTTGAAACCTATTTCACAAATATAGTTATACGCCTCAGTATAGGCTCGAAATGTAGGAAGTAAATCGGTAGGATTTACGTTCTCTAGCTTAAGCTTTACTGTGCGGAGTAATTTCATTTAACAGTTAATATATTCATATATTAATATATTAATATAATAATGTCAACAACAAACTTAAACAAAACATTAAACAATAGAAAGGAGACTCCCGAAATTCCTCGCAATAGACAAGCTATTGCGTATCCTTTCGGGATTTAAAATTAAGATTTTTTAAATAACTTTAAAACTTCTACAGTAATACTTTTATATGAATAGTTATTACAAATTCTTAGCAAGAAATTATAATGTTTATCGTTTGTTTCAATTAAGTAAAAATCTTTGCCAAAAATTAGATCTTCAAATTCTAAAATCTGTCTTGGCATAAATCTTTTTACTTCATAATCACCTTTATAGAATAAACAATTTCTTACAACATATTCAATACTTTCTGCAAATACTTGCTCCATTTTCTCAGGATCAAGATCTACATAATCTTTCAAACTATTTAAATATTCATAGCTACTATAGTTAAATGTATACCTATGAAAATATTCTTCTAAAGAATAATCTGTTGTAAATAGTTTACACTTATCTACGTCAATATCTGTATTTTCACGTGTTATATATCTCCATATAGAGGAGTCTTGAAATTTAAATTTAGTTTTTGCATTTAAATCTTCAAGCTCTTGATCTGTAAATGGTTTATATATACGCGCACAAATTTCCTTAAACAACTTTCTTACAAGCTCGCGTGCATTAGCCCTGAAAGGTTCTATCCTTTTATATAGGTTGCCTAAAAATTGTATTATCATGTAAGCATTATTGTTAATTTCCCAAAGGGTATAGAATTTAGGCCATGCATTATTGGTGCTTGCTATTAACATAGATTGTATGGTACCAAGCTGATCATAGACATGAGGAGTACCTAATTCCGGAATAATGTATTTTTTGTTACGTAATAATTTCCTTTCAAATGTTTTTTGTGCAAGATCTAAGGTTGAATATTTTCCCGCAGCGATTTGAAACATGGGCAAGCTTTTACCCCAAGTGTCTTTTAAATTTGCAGATTCAGCATTTAACATTGTCAATCCTGCCAAATTCATGAGATTGACTTCTTCTGCAGCTTTATTGATTGCTGAGGAATAGTTTCCAAAACATACGCTTCCTGACCCTTCCGGAGAACTATGAGGTACAGCTTTTTCTCCGTAAATTGTTAAATTCGTTGTTGGTGTATTCCTTGACAACACATTCTTTGCTTCTTTAATGTGCACAGGTTCAAATAACTGATCCACTAAGTTAACAATTTCCGTATTATCTAAAGAAGTAATTTGACTACAAAGACTTCCAAATTCCTCCAGATTAATATTTTTAGAGTAAACTTTAAGTTGATTGTGTACATTCGATATAGGACGAATACAACCATTAAAATTTATATCTAAAGGCCAAGATACAGCAATTGTACCTATATCATATTCAATGTCCGAACGTGGATCTACAATGTTTTTCGGTTTAAAAACCACTTCCAAACGCTTATTAACCAGATCAAAATTAATGCTTATAATACGTTTGTTTTGCTGCAACAAATTGATTTGTTTCATCCAAGAAGCTTTCAGCGTTTCATCGCAGGATTTAAACAAATCAATTCCATTATTTTGATTAATTTTATCAAGAATATCTGTTTGATATTTAGCTACTTTAAGCAATAAGTTATTTTTTTTCTCAATTAAATCATCTAAATCTTGGCAATTTTTTTGAATATTTTTGCGATATAATTCAAAATATTGTTCTAAATTTTTAGATTCGATAAAATCCAAGATCTCATCATTTGATGTTACAGAGTTTCCATTAATGCTGACAATTGTATTAATTTTTACAATATTTGGAGGACTGGGTTTTTTATTGCGGAGTTTTTTTGCAAAAAACTCATTCCATGGTCTTTGAACCAATGGATGGGTCAACGCTTGTTCGATTACGCAATCTTCAAAAGAGGATGTAATCACACTCTCCTCTCGATTCACAGCCAAATAGAATAATTGATCTATGATATTTAATCCATCACACAAATATTTAATAACCAGATTTCTAACATTTGTAAAAAATGTTGATCCAATACCATCGTAGCAATAACGAGTAAGCTTATGAATGACTTTTCCTGGTATATACCATACCGGAATGTCGATTTGATTTATAATAGGATAAAATTTTCCATAACATTCAGTAAGTGTATCATTGTATAATGGCAATTCACAATTAATACGATCTTTAGCTGGATCAGCATCAGCATTTATACAGTAAAAATTTGGTGAAGTAGAAACTTGATATTTAGTTTGTGAATATATTATTTTATCCCAATTAAATATCGGAGACACTAAATATTGCTCTACATCGTGTGGTTTAATATAAGTTGCAAGACTTCTATGTTCTTTTGTAGTAAGCGGCAAGAAACTAGCATTCGTTGCCTCTGAAAATAACAAGTTTCTTGCATACCCTGAATAAACACGGTCATCAGGATTAGACGAAGTGTTGGATAGCAGATCTGAAATACTGTATGAGCGTTTTAAGCCCAGAGATACAGTTGACTGAAGTGCAGGTGAGAGAAATATATTTTCAGATATGGTTCCCCATGTAAAAGAATTGCCTTCAGTATAGGTATTTAGCGTGTTGCGAGTTACAGTATTGATGCTTAATACTTCCGCAAGATTTTTTATATTAAATTCTTGTAAACTCGAATCAATATATTTTGGTACAAAAGCTGTGACATCAAATAAATTGGAGAAAATGTTAAAATTATACTTTTTTGTATAAGTTTCTTTGTTTTGATCAATGCCTTGTAACCATTCTGCATAGAATATATCTGAATTACGGTCAGGGACAGCGTAAAAAATTTTGCAATTTAAACTTATGCATTTAAAACGGTTTAACTTGTTATTATAGCTGTTTAGTACATGGTCAATGAAATCAAGATAACTTTTTACACAATCAAAACACTGCAGAGCCTTTGTGATACTTCTAACACTACTGTACGTGTCGGAAAGTAACGGTATAAACTCGCAAATAACTTTTATTAAATTGCGAACATAGTCTTCTTTAAATCTTATAGGTTCTGCAAGACTTTGATAATTACTTAAAATTGCACTGGGTACACCATAAGAATTTAGTTCATTCCAACTGTGTGCAAGCCCGAATAAGATAAAATTTAAAATTTCTTTTTTAGTGTGTCCTGTATTATTTAATAAGTGTTTAGAAGTAAAATTAGGAACAAAAATGAGATGTTTTTCTGCTTTTTTAAAGAGTTTAATATATTTTTTGTTCTCAAATAGTTTTTTTGAAAACTTATCGGATATTTCTTGAAGTAAATTACTTATCTTAGTTTCTTCAGACTCACGAAATGTTTCCACATTGTTGGTCGAAGGGTCTTCATTTACAATAAAAGAAGCTATTTTATCGACTTCAGTTTCAAGATCAAAGTGTTCACTGTAAATTTTAGTTATAATATAAGGAGAAAAATTTTTAGCTTTATGATAATTAAATTTATAATAATACTTATCAAGTTTAGGCCAAATTTTTAATCCTTGAAAGGGAGTTAATGCATTCCTCTCTTGCAAACGTTTGCTTCCAAACCAATCTTGGCAAAACAAAGCATCCTGGCGTTCTAAAGTATTTGATCTACATACGCTATGCAGTTTTATATAACAATGATTTAATAGATAATTTATAATGTCACGTTTTATTTGTATGGTTTGCGTAAAACATGCATTTATTAAACGCCCAAATTCAGGAAACAAACAATAAGGCTTATTATAATTGAAACACAAATCTACCTCAAATTCATTTAAATAAGTCTTTCCGTGTGTTAAACTGCGAAGATTTATTTCAAGTAAATTGGCATTTGTTATTATGTCGTACTTTTTAAAGAAAAGCCCGATAGATTCATGTGATACGTCTGATTTTATTTCTTCATAAGTAGAAAAAATTCCCGTAATCCATTTGCAGGGCAGTGCCGACTTACTAAAGTTAACCAAATAATCTACAGTAGCTTTTGATGCTTCAAGTAACACAGTTTGTTTCCCAGGAGAATAAAACTGTACTTGTAAATCGTCGAAATTTTGTTTTGCGAGAATTGTTTCTAAAGATTTCATTTGTTTTTTTTAGTGTGTGAAAGTTTGAAAAAAGAAATGGCTCCCGACAATTTGCGTATCGGGAGCCATGATATACAGCGAATTAAAAAAGGTTAGTTGCCTTTAGAATGGGTGGCAATCTGAATAAAGTCTCCGTCCTTGGGCACGCATAATTCTGCATCAGGTGCAACATCATCTCCACCGCCATTTATGCGAATATCCCACATGCCGGTTTCTACGTCAATTTTCAGATCTGGATACGCATCCAAAATCTGTTTCAACGTCCAGGATGCCGGAATACGCACTTCACGGCACATAGCCTGAAACGGCACAATGGTTACAGATTTGGTAGCGTTTGGATCCTCGGATTCCTGAGGCACGTGGTCACAAGGAGCCTCTTGTTCATCTTCTTCGATTTCACGGGTCTCCTCAGCTTCATGTTCTTCAATATAATCGACAACATCGCGTTTTAGTTCACCAAAGTTGTTCCAATATTCAAACATGGTCGCTTCCGAGATAATTTTATCTGCGCCACGAATTACAGTGTCCCTCAGAACACGTGTAGCGTTAAAGTCAACAGCTTCAGCAATTTTTTCGATAATTTCTTGTTTTGTCATATGATTTGAATTTTTTGTTTTTGAGTTATGTAGGTTGGGTTAAAGATTAAAAAGAAAGTTATAATTCGGATAAACGGAAAATAGCACTTCAAATTCAGGATTTGCAAGTCGATATTTTTCATCAATGGTATCGTCACGTTTTGTGACCCACTTTATAAATTGCCATACGGCCATTGACGCAATCATTGAAGAAGAGGCGCCCATCATAACGGATGTGCCACACTCGCTTTTTTCAGCGACTTCATCGGAATATAAAGTTTTTTCCCACCGCATCTGATCAGTTATATCAGTAGGGTTAAAAGCATAAACTCTTCCTTGGGTTGCTGAGAGTCTGGTCTCAATACACAATTGCGTTGCGTAATACTTTAAACACGATTCGTAAATCTCTTTGCGAGAAGACATTGTGTCTGTAAGTAAAAACACAATATCCCCTAACATCCCAGTTTCCGAATTTACAAATTCATTATGTGTTGTAACTTCAATACCTGCAATTTCTTTTAGATACTCTGATAAGGCTTCTACTTTAGGTTTGCCCACATCTGCAAGCCCATAAAGTTGATTGGGAAGGTTATGGCTTTCTACGACATCAGCATCCCAAATATGCATACCTTGGATGCCCATTTTAGCCAACTGAAATGCAACATAAGATCCTGTTGCTCCAGCTCCTATAATATCTATGCGATAATTTTTTTGGTTAAAATTTGCCGGATCCAAGAAGGAGTGTTGCCGTTCAAAATCAATTAATGCTGCATCCATGATTTTTGAGAGATTTGAGTTTTAGAAAAGAAATCGTTATTATCTACTTTTTCTACGAGCTTATTGCTACTTGCATTGCTACTACGTATAGCGCCGTCAAGGTCAATCCCTTCGTTACTTACAGATGGTTTTTCGCTGTTCCAAACAGATGCTGGGCTTCCAAATAAAGCCCTGCCGGAACGTAAATGTTGCGGTGAACCATAACTATAAGACGGCTCATATGTAATTTCTTTAACTTTGGTATTTATATCGGATATTATCTTTGTAACCGTTTCATCAGACAGATTCCAACGTTTTCTTATAGGAAGTTCCGCATAGTGTAGATTATTTTTAAAATCCCAAAAATCTAAGCGAACATCTCCTTTTTTATTAAATATCCCGGTAATCAAAAAGTCCTTACCGGCAAATCTTTTTGCGTTGGCAATATCTTCACTACTAGGACTTACTCCCATATTAACATGAGAATGTCCCCAAAAATTGAATTTATTTAAACGATCCCGCTTTTCTTCGGAGCTTAATGATCGATCACGAATAATTTCGGAAGTCAGTGCGTTTATTCCTTTTGCGGATTGTTCACATGTAGCACCATGACGTTTTTGTTCGGTAATAAATATGTCTGTTACGACATATGTGTTACTTTTAGGATCATGATCAACTGTTCCGAACCAACCGATTTCCATTGATTCATGGTCTACAATAAATTGAATTTTTTCCCAAGCAGTTATGTCAAAGCGCACATTCGGCACATTTGCTTTAGAAATATCTATAATTTCGATTTCCATTGTTATTACTTTCCAGAGCTGCCAAAGCCGCCCATATTGCGTTCAGTTTTGCTAAGATTATCAGAAGCTTGAAATTTAGCCGTGACCGTCGGCTCAAATTTAACTTGGGCTATACGATCACCTTCCAGATATATAGTAGGCCTATTGCTGGAAATATAATCTTCCACCGTATCGCTTAGTACCCCTGCCCAATTTTTCAGTTTGGAGAGAAGTCCTTTATTGTTAACTTCTTCATTTTCTACGTCTTCATTATATTTTTTTATATTGATACGCAGGGCATTCCGCAACGTTAGTCCTGGCATTTTATACAATACCACTCCCCATTCGTTGCGATAATCGCTGTCAATGGTTCCAGCTTTTACGGTTACCCTATGTTTTACAGGCATAGAGCTACGTTCTAATATACGCGCTCCATATCCTTGAGGAATTTCTGTAAATAGCTTTGTCTTAGCAATAACTATTTCTCCAGGATAAATCTTTACCATTTGTTTGGCATAAATATCTGCACAATGCGCTCCTTCTGATTTGATTTCAGGAGCTTTAACTCCGGGAAGTGCTTGGTATTTAACGGTGATATTGTGGTTGTTGTCCATTTTTTAAAGTTGGAAATATTTCGATATGTTAAAGATTTCTTTGGTTATTTCTTTTATGTTAACAAATTTAAAAACAAAGGGAGATCCATCCACTTGATACATTTTTTTGCCGTCTACGGTTATTGGCTTCATGGAAAGATAATCCCATCCGTCAGCACAGTTCTCTAGCCAATTTATGAACATTTCTTCAGCTTCTTCACTCGTCAAATCACCCTCTTCCAGCTCATCAGTTTCCAGAAACAAGAGTTGTTTACCTACTGAAAAAAGTTCCACTGCATTCAGTTCTTGCAATGCAGCCAAATTACTTACTTGCGTATCAGAATCTACGTCATCCGTTTCTTCCTCATCTTCCGCATACTCGTCGTAAGTGCTATTGATAAATTGTTTTATAACTGCGACAAAATATCTTGTATGTTTTTTAGAAGTATTTGATGTTGCCATAATTAAATTTTTAGTTGTTCAATGTTTTCCAAAATATCAACTGTATATCCTAGTTCCCTGTAGGCATTGAGGCGCAGATAGGAATCTCGCATAATCATTGCATCTCCGCTTGCCGGATTGCAGTGAGCAGAAGGCATAAATAGAAAATCTATCATTATACCCTCAGGTTTGTTGGGTTTTACTTCCGCGAGCCTTCCTGGTTTTTGAGTGGCCATAATACCGGCGCCTCCCCCACAACAATTAATTTCACATCGCAATTCGTCAATGGTAACACCAGTGGAATAAATATTAGAACAAATACAGCGTTTTATTTCATTTGCTTTCATCTTAGCAAATAACTCTTGCCGCTCTTTTTTGTTTTTCATTAATTTATCCATGGCAATGATGCTATCATTTACTTGTTGCGACAACACCTCGGCTTGACTGGA